GTTATTTAAAAGACATAAGTATAGTAACAACAGATTGGAGTATAGTAAACGGTGACTTTAATAATAAAAATGGAAATGTATACCTACACCTATCAAATACACTACAACATAAAGAATTTAAATTTAATATGTATGAAGATGATTTTAATAAGGATAAACTAAAAAATAACATTACTTTACCTGTCCTTTTAAATATTATTTTAAGTAAATATGGAAAGGAAAATTTAGCTTTTAACATAATAATCCAAACACTAAAGAATAATGATTATTACTTAAATCTAAGTAGACTTAATGTAAAAAACTTTGATGTATACTCTATGATAGATAGACCTGATGGTTATCGCACAGTTAGTAAAGGTGAAAATGCTACTGATAATTTAAACAATCTGTTAAAATTAGTTGTGTCTAATATTGATAAAGTTTATAACAACGAAGATTGTGATATATTTAAAGAACACAAAGAGTTTCTAGTAATACCAAACAAAAATAAATGGAAATTACATGAAGCTTTAAATTTAAGTAAACAAACATATAATAAGTTTATTACTCTTAGTAAAGAAGAGCAAGAAAATTACCTTAATATACTTCGAGTTATCATAAATAAATTTCCTAGTTTATATAATGAGTCTAACTTACACAAACTATTCGATGACGACTTTATAATGGTGACTAATTCATATTCAATAGGAAATGCTTTATCTTTTAAAGGTACTACGAAAGAAGTTCTTAACTTTTCATTTTCTGACTTTAGAAAAATGGTGAATTATATAAACTATGATGTCAGAAACAGACAACGTATACATTCATACGCTGTTAATAATTTATATAGAGATTATATAGACTTTGCTTCAGACCTAGTACTTCTTGGATATAGAACTAAAGAAAGTATTAACTTAACACCATATTCTTTAAAACTAGAGCATGATATTGTTACTGATGAGTATTTAACAGTTAAAGATGAAGTCGATGACTTAAAGTTACAACAAAAATATGATAATAAATTAAATAATATCACAAATAAAGAATATAAGTTAAATGATGGCTCTAAAGTTAAATTTTTACCTGCGGATACTACTGAAAAATTAAAAAGAGAAGGTGAACAGCTATCTCATTGTGTCGGCAGTTATGCTTCGAATATTATAAATGACAGATGTTTAATATTACTAGCTAGAAAAGTTGACGATTTAGAAAAATCATGGTATACTGTAGAAGTAAGGATAACAAAATATGGATATACGTTAGGTCAACAACAATCTTTAAAAAGTCATGAGTTACCTAAAGAATTAAAAGACGAATTAATAAAAGATATTAAAAATATAAATAAACAATTTAGTGAGGATGTTGCGTAATGGTAAAACCAGTTATAACTTTAGAACCTAAAGAAGTTAAGACATTAATAGAGTATTTAAGTCATTTTGAAGAAGATGTACGAAAATATAAAGATATGGAGAAATTATATGAAGAATTACACAAAAAGTATCAGCTTGCTAAAGGAAACTACGTTGAGTAATGGAAAGGTATAGTAAAGAATATGTAGATATAGACATTACAGTTAGAGCATTAGTACAAACACCTTATAGAGACTCATATGATGTTACAAATAATAGAAACGAATTAGTAGAAGATAATATCGTCGTTAATAGTTTATCAGATTATGTTAAAGTACAAGAAGTTAAAATAAATGATATAGATTAAAAGGCAAAGGAACTGTTATATTATATGTGTACTTTATAGTACACTTCCATAATATCTTTCCTTTTCCCTATCTATATTCTAGATAGGGTTTTTATTTTAGATACGAAAGGACACCAATATGGATACTAGAGAATTTATTGATTCACAAATTGGAAGTAACAAAGAGGCAACAGAATTAAAAGAATTAAAGATAAACATTGTTGAAGCATCTTTAGATGTGACACATTCTTTAGATGACACATTATATTATGCTAAAAAGCTTATGAAAAATGTAGAACAACTGGAGTTATACTATAATGTCAACTCTACCACTAATACACCGAACCATTATAAAGGTAAAAAAGATGTTATATCATTTTTAGAAGAATATTTCTACATTATTGGCTTTATAGACTGCATGCTATTTAATATTGTTAAATATACAACAAGATTAGGAAGAAAAGACGATGAAAGAAAAGAAGTAGAGAAAATTAAAACCTATACCGAAAGGTTGTTAAACTTCATAGAATATGGTAATAGTAATGGAAGAGGATAAAAAAAAGATACATAAATACTTTTGTTACCTATACTTTTCAGATTACTTACCATCAAAAGGTATAGTTGTTTTAAATCATAATGTTACCTCTCATGCTACGGAGAACGGAGTTAAAAATTATTACATAGGTAATATTCTAATAGATAACGCAGAAATAACAGTTGTTATAGACTTAACGGATTTACAAAAAGCAAGTAGTATGCAAAATATGTTAGAAATATTGAATAAAAATACAGAATCTTGTATCTTTAAAAGCAAAGAATTAACTACTGAGACGGTAAATACCTTCTTTAAAGGAGAAATTTTATGAAAAAATTAAATATATGTTTAACTATTATATCATTCTTTATCACATATAAAGTGTTAACAAAAAAGAAAAAGCATACACATGTCATTGTAGACTATTCAGTACAAGACCATATTCATCTAAATGATATCTGTAACTAAAGGGCAATTTGCCCTTTTTTGTGTTTTATGATATATTAACATTGACTAATAGTAAAGGAGATTTTCAATGCCTCATTTAAAAGCATATGATAAATACGGTAATATATTGGCAATAGGTTACAATGTAGAGTTACATGAAGAAGTAGGGTCTGTAATCATACCTAACTTAGCTCCTCATACCCATTACCCTCAAGGTGAGTTCTATGTATCATGGGAAGCTGAAAAATATGAAACCGATAAAGTAGTAGTTCCTGGTTTTACAACCCTAGAATCATCATTCAAAGAAATAACATTATATTTTAAAGACCATATACTTGTAAATGCTAAATCTGCTTATGATGTAGCAGTAGATAATGGTTTTGTCGGTTCTGAAGAAGAATGGGTTAAGTCTATTAAAGGAGAAAAAGGGGAGGAAGGGGAACAAGGTAAGCAAGGTTTAAGTGCTTATGAAGTAGCTGTAAATAACGGTTTTACAGGTTCAGCTACAGATTGGCTTAAAACAGGTAAAAGTCCTTATGTATACTCTAACGAGTATATAAAGCAAAAAGATGATACTTCGGATGTTCAAAGGTTAAGACGTGCTATTAAAGATACAAGTGAAGGTAATACCCTACACATTCCTTCTAGTGAATCACCTATTAAAATAGATGATACTTTGATAATAGATAAGAATATTAATATTGTATCTGATGCTAAGATTGTTTATAATGGTAGTAAGGATAAACCAGCTATTAAACTAGATAGTTTATCATATTCTAATGTTACAATTAAAGGTATTTATGATGATAGTTCTTATCCAACTTATGGTGGAGGCTATCATGGTTTTAAGAGTCAAAACTATATAGGACTAGAATTAGTTAACTGTAGAAATGTTAATACTAATATTAATGAAATTATTGGTTTTACAGTCGGTAATAAACATAAAGCTACTGGTGGTAAAGGTCATTGGTTTAATAATACTATTATTAATTTCTTTATTAATAATGAAACACATATAGAATTAAATACAGATGGTATAGGTTCTAATGGTGAGCAATCTTGGATGAATAGTAATTACTTCTATAAATCAGCTTTTTCATATAGTGGCACTGAGTTTAATAAACACCCTAACACATACTATAACATCAAACAAACTCTAACAAATGCTAATACCTATGGAGGAAATAGCAATGTATTCGATTCACTTAAATTTGAAACTGCTTCCCCAACATCTGAAAATTATGTTATGGTGTATCTTAAAAAAGCAGTAGGATTTATATTTAAGAATTACAGATTTGAATTTAATAACAAAGCTACCTTTGCTATTATAGATTTAGAAACACAAGACATGACAAAATCTTATGTAACACATAGTAAAGATATTAAGTTTATTCCTGAATTTGTTTTAGGTAATGGACATAAACTAACGTTTACAAATATTAATACTGCTAAAATACCTAGAAGTAGTATTGCTAAAATAGTAGACGAATACAAAACAACATTATTGTATAAAAATAATGATTTTAGCAAAGACTATAGAAGATTAGGGGGTAACTATCACACAGTCAAAAATGTATTTAGAAAACCATTACAGTCAACTTCTCTGACAGATAAAGTATCTTATGACTATAGTACTACACCTAGTTTAGTAGATGATAAAGGACTACTTACCTTTACAGGCTCGTACCCTATGGCTTTATATGTTAATAATGTTAGTGTTGGTGACGAGCTAATTATTAACAAGTTATCATTTATAGGTAATTCTAGTGGTATATTTATTAAATGTTTTGATAAAGACGGTAATATATTAGACAAAGTATCTAATAATTATGATACAATATTACTAGATGGTTATTATAATGATAAATATAAAGCGTTCACTTTCAATAACGCCCAAAAAGATACTTTTACTGTTAATAGTGAAGATGTTAAGTCTATCGTTATTTTAATATCTGGAACTATGCAAGGTTTACTTGTAGGTTCAACTAATCCATCCAATATTATTAAGTCTTCAAACGATAGTAGCAAGAATAAAACTGATGTTTTTTATTCTCATGTTAAACCTTCTAGTGTTGAAGATTTTAAATATGATGAAAAAGTATACAACAATGGTACAACACAAGTATATGGTTGGGTACTAAAAGGTAATGATTGGAAAGAACTAGGTAAAGACACTAATTCTAAGAGTAAAGTAATAGTTAATATAGAAGATTACCCAAGAATTAATGATGAAGATAATGACTATCCTAGATTCCAAAGAGCTTTAGATTATTTAACAAGTACTAAAGGTGGTACTCTTATAGTACCTAAAGGAGCAGAGGACTATTTATTCAAAACTAAGACACCTACTGTACAAAACCCATCACGTGTAAAAGTAACAGGAAGTAATATACACATTAAAGGTGAAGGTAATCCTACATTTATTATGTCAGGAATCACTAAAAACTATTTAGACTCTATAGATGATATTTCTTCTAGTGGTAGAGATATGTTTACAGGATTCTCATTTATCAACTGTGATAACATTCTTGTAGAAGGATTAACATTTAAAGGGGAATGGGATAGTAAAGGTGAATTTAGATATGCGTCACCTCGTTCTATTGGAGTAGCGTTTAAAGGAAGTAGAAACTGTAAAGCATATAATGTACATGGCTATAATATCATGGGTAATGTTGTAAATGCAGTAAACACTATGCAAGCAGTAGATGGTGTTTATGGTTACTCAGACAACATTACTATAGATAGTTGCTCAGCTACACAATGTTTAGAGAATGGTTTTAACTTTATGGGTGGTACTAAAAATGGATATTATGTTAATAATATATCTACAGGAAATGGTTCAAGTGGATTTGAATCAGGAACAGAAAATGTTATTATAAGTAATAATATACACACAAATAATAAGTACTCAGGTTTAAGTATATCTGGCACTAATTACACAATTACTAATAACGTAATTTATGGTAATAGTAATAAAGGAGAGTTAAGTAATAAACCATCTAATGGTATTGCTATTACAGGAGGTAGTAAAGGAATTATTAGTAACAATAATGTATCAGGTAATGAGGGTTACGAGTTGTACCTTTATCCAGGAGTTAATAACATAGATATACAAAATAATGTATTAAAACAAGATACAACAAGTTTAAAAACAAGTATTATTTATGCCTCAGGAACAACTAGTAAACCTGTGTCAGAAATTAACTTTAAAAATAATACATTAAGAAGTACAAATACTGCTTTGGATAAAGCTATGTTCTTAAATTTTGTTATGGATAGTACAATTACTAATAATGATATAAAAACAGATAAAGGTAATGATTCATTAAGTGTTCAAGGTTCTTGTAGTAATCTATTCGTATTAAATAACAATATGAATAAAAACTTAAGTATTTCTAGTAATGCATTTAATGTTATAAGTAAGGATAACATAGCTTATAATTTACCTAAAGTACTGAACGGTACTGCAATACCAACTACAGGGAGTTGGAGATTGGGAGATATTGTTGTTAATACTAGTAGAACCCTAACATCAGGTAGTCCTGAGAAATGGAGATGTACTAGCGATGGAGTTGCTACTAATATGAAGTGGACATCTAATACGGATTATACACAAGGTCAAATTGTTTATAATGGGAATTATGTATATAAAGCAGTAGCTTCAGGTACAAGTGGTGGAACACAACCTACTCATAATAACGGTGTTATATCAGATGGCTCTATACTGTGGGAATTTATATCCACAAAAGCTAATTTTGAAGTCATAAGCCAAATAGGTGTAACTGAAAGCATTAGTAATATACCTTTATACAAAGGTCAAATTGCTATAATAGGTTCATCTGTATATGTAGCTAAAGGTACATCAAGCAATACTGATTGGATAATTTTAAATTAGTAAAAAGGGGATTTAATGATGACAGAAGACAATTTATATTTATTTAAAGCACACGTGGACAAAGTAGTGGATGGGGATACTATACATGTAACTATTGACCACGGAATGAGAACATACTCTGAGCAAAGAATAAGATTACTAGGTGTCGACACACCAGAAAAGAAACAAAATAATTACCAAGAAGCTAAGGAATTTACAACAACTATGTTAGAAGGAAAAGATGTTTTAATTCAAACATACAAAGATGATTCTTTTGGTAGATATTTAGCTAAAGTGTTCTACAAAGAAAATAAAGAGTATAAAAATATTAGTGAAGAATTAATTAAAAAAGGATTACTAAAAGAAAAAAGTAAATGGAATAAAGAACTTGACAAACAATAAAATATATGCTATATTATTATAGTAGTAGTTAACTAACGCCTCTTAACAATGCGAAACACAGTTAGCATTTTTTAACTTTATAATGAGAGTAACAGCCTAACTATATGGGTACTGTAAAATCATTATATTCTACCTATCTACCAAGCGTAGAAAAGGTCTACGGTAACGTTATGACTCTATTTAGCGTTACTAGCAATCCTGAGTAATGGTATTGGCTAGTTGTAGCTACCTAGTCAAGGGGTTCGAGTCCCCTCTCAGGATTTTTTCCACAAGATACCTACTAAAATATCTTACACCTACTTATTTTTAAAGTAGGTGTTTTTTTATTGACTTCTATTTACTTATGTGTTATATTTACTATATACTAAAAAAAAGGAATGATTATTAATGACTAAAAAAATTAAAAATATTGAAATTGTTTTTGAAAACTTAGATAGTGCGGTATTAGAACCAGAAAATGTAGAGTTGATACTAGAAGGTATTAGTGAAGAAAAAACTATGATATATGGAAATAGTGAAGTAGATACAAGTAAATCAGCAAAAAAAGTTTCTATTGAGGTAAGTGGTATGAAGGATGAATACTTTGAAGAGTTTCATGGTTTCTTAGATGAGCCCTACAACATGACATTATATGATAGATTAAGTGGCAAAGATATTGTTTGTGTTTGTTTGAATTATGAGGATGGTACAGACGATACTGTATATGTACCTTATCCTGAGTATGGGCAGTATAATTATATGCAGAGAAATAAGTACGAAAAAGAAATAGACACTTTATTTATTACAATAGAGGATAGAGAACAAGAAGAACATGTACCAAATGATGAAAAACCTAACTTTAATGAAGGTGAAACAGAAGACCGCACGCTAGATGGTTTAGTTAGTCAAGTAGAGGAATGGAGTAAAGATAAAGGATTGGACAATAACAATCCTGATAGACAAGCCCTTAAATTCTACGAAGAAGCAGGTGAAGTAGCATCGGCATTATCACGTGGTAACCTAGAAGCTCTTAAAGATGGTATTGGGGACACTGTAGTTACTTTAATTATTTTAGCTCAGCAACACGACATGTCATTACAAGAGTGTTTAGAGTTTGCTTACGATGAAATTAAAGGTCGTAAAGGAAAAACAGTTAATGGTACCTTTATTAAAGAGGAAGATTTAAATGAGTGATAACTTTAGTCAATTTATAAGTAAAAAAAGCAATGAATTAAACAAAGCTACAGAAAAACAAAAAGATTTTATCTATAATCATATAGATTGTTTATATGATGAGTCAACTTTTGATATAGAGTCATTAAGTAAAGATGAAGCTACTGAACTTATAAATGATATAACTATAGAGTTAAGCTGTTCAGATGATTTTCTTGATTGGTATGATTATCAGTAAAGAATAAGCAGGTAAAGGCTTTCAAAACCTTTACCTGTTTTTTATATGCTATATTATTAATGTATCATACAACAGAAAGGGATAACATTATGTCTAAAAAATTAAAGGTCTACAACAAAGATGAACAGCTAATTTTAACTTCTGATGAAGTTACAGGTAGTTCTGTAAAAGTAACATTAACAGATTTAAAACCTAATACTACTTATAATAAAGGTGATTTTAAAGTATCTTGGTTAGTAGATGGACAAGAATCTAATAAAACAGACGTGCCTAGTTTCAAAACATTAGAGAGTGAAAAAGAAGCTGTAGCTCAGCCTGTCATTGTAAACACACTAGATATGGGTACTGATGGATACACAATAAGTAATGAACCGCCTAAAAATACTAATAAGATATGGCTTAAATCAGAATAAGAAAGGATAACTCAGAATGGCAAACTTATTACCACATTTTTACAACACAGAAACAAATAAATGGGAAGAACTATATACAAAACCTATTGCTAGAGAAGTATTTAATATCATGAAAGAAGATTATTTAGCTCACAAAGGTGAAATAGGCTATTACATTGCTAAGTACAAAGATGGAGACACAAGTATTGAGCAACCTAATGTTGTTGTTTTTTATGATGTTAACGATTATGAAACAATGACTTTAAATAAAGAGGAAATGACAAGACTATTAAATGATTATATAGATAATAATTTACAAGGAAAGTTTAAACCCTTTTCTCTTACTAAATTCTTACAAAATTTAGAAGACCTTAATTACGCTTTACCAAAACAAGAAAAATTTCATGTAGATACAATCCAGTCGGATAAAAGAAAATTTTCATTTCCTGATACAAATGCAATTAACACAAACCCTGATATCTTAGATGCCCTTACGGCTACAGATAATCATGTATATATGGAAGTAAAATATTTATATAATGGTCATCCTATTGATGATAAAAAATTAATAAAAGGAAACCAAGATTTAAAAAATTAATAACCCAGTAAAGAACCTGTAAAAAGGTTCTTTTTTTTTGCTTACTGAAAAAAGTGTATAGTATTAGTTGACACTATATTGATTATATGTTATAGTTAACTTAACTTAAAGAAAGGTTTGATAGATATGAATAAGATATATGTTATATATGCAGAAGAAGATTCCTATTATGTTGAAGAACCTACCTTAGAAGTAATAGGGTACACTACTAATATAGAAGAAGCTAAGTATATTAAAAATAATTACGATGCATGGTGTCGTATTATAAGAGTATGGGAAGTTGAAAGACTTACAAAAGAAATACTTGATAAAGAACAGAAACTATATAAACTAATGTCAACGGCAGTGATACAAAGAGAGCAACATTATTTTAAACCCATACAAGAGTTCAATACAATTGTAGATGAGGTGTTTAGTTTAAGTAAACCAGATATTGACTTTAATGAGAAATGTGAAATTAGCGTTTATTCATTAAATAAAAATCAAATTCAGGTAGATATAGGTTTACTTTTCCCTACTGAACCAACAGAAAAAGAAGTAAATAGTATTGTTAATGATGCTAAAAACAAAATTAACTTTATATTAAAGAACTGTGAAAAAGCCGACATTAGAGGGACAGAAAAGATTGTAAAAATGATAAGAAAATTAAATAACAAGGAGACATAAAAATGAAAATTAAAGTAAAAAAAGAAATGACGTTAGCCGAACTTATGGAATGGGCTTGGGAATATCCTGATTTAACAAAAGGAAAGAGATTTTACACAGAAAATCAAGATAATGAGAACTTTGTTTATTTTTCTTCGGAAGACGGAAGAAAATGTCTTGTTAGTGAATTTATATCAGCTGACGACACTTTTGAAGTCAAAGTTGAAGAGGAAATCACAGAAGATACTAAGTTTGATAGGTTGTTTAAAGTATATGAGTTTCGAGAAAGAGCCTATATGTCAGCGATGCACACAAATACCAGTATCAAAGAACGTTTAGAGAACGCGTCTTTCCCTACCAAAGCATTCTATATCTTAAACGATGACATGACGATGACATTGATTTGGAAAGATGGGGAGTTGGTAGAATGATGCAAACCTATAAAGTAAGTCTTTGTATCAAGTTCTTAGCATCTAAATGTGATTACAAAATAAAAAAGCATTATTTTGTGCAAAGTATAAATGAGGAAGAAGCTAAGAATATGGCATTAAAACTGACTCGTAAAAAGCTCTCATTCAAAACTGCAAGTATAAGGGTCGAAAAAGTGGAGGCAGTAGAATAATGTCTAAATTTAAAGCATGGAAAAAAGATGAGGAAATAATGTTATGAGATGGTAATTTTATTTTTTCTAAGGATATAAAGTTACTACAATACACAGGACTTAAAGACAAAAACGGTACTAAAATATATGAGGGTGATATTATTGAGTTCGAAGATGAAGTGTTAGCAATACCAGGTGATTTTGAATCTGCAGTAGAAACAATTAACAGAGCAGTGATATCTATTGATGTTGTAAGTGGCATTCACTTAAAAGACTTTATGTTTGAGAGCGCAATCTCTGAAAATGATTACTTTGAGTATACAGACAAAAAATCTTTCCTTATGTACGACTGTGAGGTTAAAGGCAACGTATTTGAATCATCTCATTTATTGGAGGTAATAGAATGATACCGAAATTTAGAGCATGGGATAAAGAATCACAAAGAATGTTTAATATTGCTAGATTTGACTTTGCAGACCATACAGTATATTCACACCTATTTGCTTGTGATGGTTACTTAGGAGAAAACCTTGTAATTATGCAATCTACAGGACTTGAAGATAAGAATGGTACTGAAATATTTGAAGGTGATATACTTAGATATTGGGGGGATTGTAGACCTGTAATATTTAAAGAAGCTTCTTTTGGATGGGTTGAAGGGGGAGATTACATACCATTCTCTATGATGTGCATTTCAGAGATTGGTAATACTGAAGTTGTAGGAAATATCTATGAAAAAAGGAGTAAAAAAGAATGAAATATTACCAAGTAGAGCATGATAATTGTGAGCTATACGAAGACAGCTACTCTTATAGAGAAGATAAAATATATACTAGTAAAGAACAGCTTGTTAAAGACATTAAATCTGAAGGATACAAAGAATTACAAGGCATGTCTAGAAATCATGATGGTATTGCTTACCTTAAACATATAGATGATTTTAGAGATGACATGATTACAATACATGAAATAGAAATCGTGGACAATAAATAAGGAGGTATTAAAAAATGTATACAAATGAATTTATTAAGAAGGTAAATAATTTAGGATATGAAACCAGCCTCGCAAATAAAAATACTACCAAGAGAAAAGAAAAAATACTTATTAAAAAAGAAAACCAACAACCTATTGCTTGGGTATTTCTAAATGAACCATATTCTTTTCGAAGCTTAGGCACAGATAGTGAGTTATTTGATTTAATGGTAGAATATGCAAAAACACCTGTAAAAGAACGTAGTATAAGCAATATAGCAAAAGTAAAACCTTTAGACTTAGATACCCTTACAGATGACTATGCTAAAGTAAGAGAGTTTATGCTAAAAGTCTTAATAGACATGGAAGACGTAGTAGAGTATATTCAGTACACAGGATATAATAAGAATATCATTAATCAATGGACAGATGGTCAGACATTTAGAGCGATAGACAAACAAGGATACAATAGCCTGTTTATTAATGCAACTTCAGGTATTGAAAAAGTTTTACATGGTAACTATATTATAAAAGATAAAAAGAAAGGTTTCGAACAAGTAGATAGAGAATTATTTGAATATAGATATGATATGTCACATTAAATACCTATTAATTTAGGTGTTTTTTATATTGTAAGAAATAGAGTAACACTACTACTATAATAGTAAAGGCAGTAGAGATAGACAGGACAATAATAACAGTAAAAGAAATCTTACCATGTTTACTTTAATAACAATAATAAAACTATGTTGACTTTTTATTATTATATACTTTATAATGTTGACTTTTAATAATAAGTTATATAATATTACTCACTACTAATAGTACATAGTATAACTAGTTATTAAAATGGTATACTAAAGAATACCATAGAAAACTATATATAAGGAAAGGCTCCTATATACTAAACTACTTATATGCTGTAATATACTAATACTCTAATTAAGTGTAAGGGAAGAGGGGGATATATTACTAACTTTATTGTAAAATGAATACAATTAGTTATTAGTAATGTTGACATAGTTTAATAAAGTAATGGTTAATGTTGACTTTTAATAATAAGTTATATAATATTACTCACTAATTAGGTTCCTTAGGTAGCCCCATAGCCCTGTCAGACCCACCCACTTTAGTGGCATTTTACCCCTGCCCCCGTATAATATATTTATATTAACCTATTGTATACAATCCTAATAAATAATAAAAAAAAGAAAGGGAGTTTATTCCCTTTCAATTTGTTTTACATCATTTCTATAGCTTCTGATTTAATTTGTTCATAGTCTTTAATGTGTTTATTAAACTCTTCAACACGCATATGTTCCAATATATAATCTGCTAACTCAAACACTTTATTATCAACTAGTCTTATTGTTGTATCGTCTGTAAAGTCTAGGTTAGACGGTATATATTCTAATGGTGTTATGTCTTTATTCTCTTTTAATTGGTTTACAATATGAATGTATTTGCATAGTAAATCGTGTTCAACAACATCTACCTCTATTGTTTCATAGATAGCTGTTAATAATAAGTCAAATTCAATTCCTTCAAGTTCTGCTGTTTGTTCCATTTGGTTAAGTAATTTCATAGTTTATCAATCCCTTTTCTTTTATTTGTATTTCCTTAATTACATTATATCAAATATACAGTTAATTGCAATAGTTTTAGTTAATTATTTTGGGAAGTTTTACACTAATGATTATTCAGTAATTCTTTTATTACGTCTGGTGCTAGTGTTGTTATGTCATAGTCTTGTCTTAACTCATCTAAACTATTGTACTGTTTAATCGTTCCGCTGTCTTTGTCACTGCCTTTAATTGTTTGTTTGCTTACTGTTTCGTTAATAGCTTCATCAATATCAGTGAAGCTATTAACGTTGTCCATTATATCTATAAGTTCTTTATCAGATAAGTTCATGTGTAATGTCTCCTTAGAATAGCATTTGTTCTGCATTAAATTCTAGTGTTTCAATATCCATAATCATTTGTTCAAATTGTTCTTTGTTCATGTGGTTTAAGATAACGTTAGTAAAGTGTTCTGCTTTGTCTTGTGCTAATATAGCTCCCTCGTAAGTGCTATAATCAATGTTAGATGGTTTACGTTCTGCTTGTGTTAATGCTTCCTTGTTTAATAACTGTTGTTCTAAGTGGTTGTATTTATCTAATGCATCATATTCAACAAGCTCTGTCATAACCGCTTCCTCAATTGCTAAAACTAATAATCTTTCAAGTTTAGTGTTTCCGTTTGCCATTTCTTTTACTGTGTTTTTCATTATAATCAATTCCTTTTCTGTTTGTTTTTTATTTGTTGTGTTCCTTACATCTATTATATTACACTATCTTAGGTGTAGTGTCAACACTTTTTTAAAACTTTTTTAAGTTTTTTTAGTGTTCTCTATAGTTACAATAGCATCCGTCTTTTGTGTTGAACGGTATTTCTTACCTTTGTATTTAAACTTAATCATGTTAATAATCCCCTTTTATTTTGTTTGTACATTGCAATATAGTTTATATTCCAAGTAATCTTCTTTTTTGATGTATTCATTGAAATCCCCTATAACATTTGTTAGGTTTATCCATGAGTTTGTTGCCTTACTAAAACCTCTTAGTGTTATTAATCCAGTAGGCAATTTGAATTGTTCTCTTTTTAATCCTAATTCTTTTCCTATGCTGTCTTTGATGTATTTAACATCTTTTTTAATTTCTGTTATTGTTGTTTTTGGTTTAGTTTCTATTTTAATATTCATGTGTATCAATCCTTTTCTGTTTGTTTACTACATCTATTATATTACACTATCTTAATGATAGTGTCAACACTTTTTTAAAACTTTTTTAAGTTTTTTTATTTGTTTGCTGTTCTTTGTTGTGTTCCTTTATAGTCTTCCTGCATTAATAAATAACTCTAACTGTTTGTTTAACTCATCCATAATAAAGCTATCAAGTTCATGAGCAGTAATATTATATTTCTTGTTTCCTGATGTCATTGAAACTACATTGTACACGTTATCGAATTTGTTAAAGTAAATACCATATTGTAACAAACCCCAATCATTAACATAAATATCAGTAACATCTAAGTTATTATGTTTGCTTGAAGCTTCGTTCTGTGTTCTAATAACTGTATAATCTTGGTTTAATTCTTCTAAAGTTTTATAGTTTTTCATAAGTAATCAATCCCTCTTCTTTTTTTGTTTGTTGTGTTCCTTACTACAATTAATATATTACAGTATAAGCTCGTATTTGTAAAGTATTATATCAAAGAAATAAGGGAAGTTTTACACTAATGTGAAGCGGTTATATAGGCATAAAAAAATAAGGGTGGTTAGCCCTTATCTAATAAATATATTAATATTCTCTTGTAATCTAATAAACCAGTCTATCAATGTGATTACTGCTGTACCACCTAGAATAGTTACAATAGCATCTGTATTTTGTGTTGAGCGGTATTTCTTGCCTTTATATTTAACTTTAATCATTGTGTATCAATCCCTTATTTTTATTTTTTAAGCCTATGTAATAGGCTTTTGGCTATGACCAATTTATATCTTGTCTTTCTTTCTCTAGTTTTACCAGTTGTCTACGTAAAAAACGTGCTAACTCTCTGCTATTCCTACCATATATTAAGGCTTGCTGTACCTCGTCAATTTCTCTTAAAACTATTCTTATATCTCTCATTTTAATACCCGCCTTTTTTGATTTGTTTTTGTATTACATCTATTATATTACAGTATCTTAAATGTAATGTCAAACATTATTTTAACCTTTTTTAACAAGTTTTGTTTTTCCATTTTCAAGTGTTAGTTTCACGCATTTGTCTGTTGTTGTAATTTCTTTTACATTGCTATTGTAAAGAGCATGACAAGCTTTATTAATATGATAGTATAAATCATCACATTCTTCCATATCTGACCACAGTCTATAATCATTTGATATAGAACCTTGTGCTTTAATTCTGTTATAAGTTCCTTTAATGTAATATAAATATTTCATATTATTTAACCTCCGTATAGTGTATTACAAGGCTATAACCTTGCTTTGTTGGTTCGTGGTATGCTCGTGTGATAATTACGTTGTTTTCTCTCTCGAATTGTTCCATTTCATAGCCGTAGTTCTTATATGGTTTACTGTTAGTAATTAGTGTTTTCATAATTAATCAATTCCTTTTCTGTTTGTTTACTACATCTATTATATTACACTATCTTAATGATAGTGTCAACTATTATTTTAACTTTTTTTCTTTAATAATTTCTGCATTCTCATTCACTAGGTATAACGTATTATCTAGCTCTATAAATAAGTGTTTGTTCACTACCTTAACATTAATGTTAATTGGTAATCTATTTGAATGTGATACGCTAAAGACTTTCGTTTCTTTAAATAGTTCTAATGTTTCATAACTACCATCAATGTAAGCTAAATATTTAACTTGATAATGTGTTGAGTATTTTAAGTCATTTCTATAGTAGTTATTGCTTTTGTAACCGTCCATGTCTAAAAGTTCTATTAGTATATCTCCAATTTGATTTACGTTCATATCTTATCAATTCCTTTCGGTTTGTTTACTACGCTTATTATATTACAGTATCTTGTATTTAATGTCAATAGGTTATACGAAAGTTTTTCAAAAGAAATGATTTCTTACTATTATATAGAAGAAACTAGAAATTACAGCTTAAATTAATTATTATAATCAATCGATTTAATTGTATACAATGCAGTGTAAAAATAACCATTTAATTTGATTAAAGGTATTGCATTTATATGTCAGTCTATTAAAAGAAATAATGATATAGAAACAATAAAAAAGTTAGAAAAAGAATTACAAGAATTATATAAAAGAATTATATAAAAGAGTTATAGATTAGGCTATTAACCTAATCTTTTTTTATGTTGTTTGAAGCGGTTAATATAAAGGGAAAACAGCGCCTGCTACTTAGGAAAATCATAGATTTATACTTATGATGTTTATAACAGTAAGAGAGCATTAAGCTTATAGGTCTATATTCAACGGTAATACTTTTTAGGTAGTATTTATCCTATAATATTTACTTGCTTATATAAGGTAGTTAAATAGGCAATACAAGCATATGAAAAAGCTAGAGTAAAGCAACCCTAGCTACTTAATTTGATTCAAAATATCCTTAACAGCTTCTAATGTTAAATCTGATAACTTAATATTCTTATCACTATTAGTATCAATAATTACAGTATAGTTATCTACATCATACTGTATAACTTTAAGTACTGAATAAGTAACTAACTCGTATTCTGTATGTGTGTGATATTCTATCATTGCGTACCCTATACCTAATTCAGTTAAGATAGGTTCTAATGTTTTTCTTCTCTCCATAAAATCTTTAATAGTATATTGCATACCGTCTTTACTTAAAAATGCAGGCTCGTCATTGTAAATATAAAATAAATTCTCAATAAGTTCTAGTAAATCTTCTTCTGTTCCCTCACAAAGACTTACTGTATAAAGTAATTCATCGTATAATTTATCCTTTGCTTCTTGAATATTCATTGATATTCCTCCTTTATCCTATCCTAAGTGTATCATAAGTTTTAGGTAATGTAAAGTATTTTATTTTAACCAGTATCTAACTTATCCGCTTCATTAATCCAACCTTAATTTAATCCCTGATACTTATCTTTTATCATACATACCTGTAATAATTACTTGTCTGCAGAAAAGGTCTAAAGCTTTCATATTCAATATATTGTAGTAACAAAACATACTTAGCAACTTGTAACATAACTGTAATATTATTATAATGCTGTTGTAACTAAATTCTCATCTAATTCTCATAAACATATGTTATAATCTAAACAACAATTAATTAGTTGTTAGTATTTTAATACGAATAACTTATTACAGGCGTTACCTTGTTGTAGCGTAGCGTAAAACAACAAGGTATACGCTGTTTTGTTCTTATCTTTTTAAAAAGATAAGTCGTACGGTTAGTACGAAATACAAATATATAAATAAGTAATAACAAATATTTATACATAACTAACAGATAAATATACAAATTATTAGATTAACTATGTTGAAACGGGCATACTATGCTCAAATTGATATACAATTATTAGCCAAGATTAAATACAACATAATTACTCAGAATATAAATATAATATAAAAAAGAAGCGGTTTAATACCGCTTCTACTTCTTCAATATGATATTATAAATACTGTTTATCTTCTTTAACTAACCTTAATAAAGCATACTCATTCTCAATGACACTATAACCCTATAAGATATCTTGTAATATTAATCTAGTCCCTACAGGTGTTAGTGTACATACTGATGTTCATTAAAGTCAGCCTCTCTATTATTTACCAAATCTTTCTTTAGCAATCTTTTTCATTTGCTCTTTGCGCTCATTACTTACCGGTTTTCTTAATGTAATTAAATCCTCATCTAATACAACTTTAACCAATACTGGTGTTTCATTTTCTAATTGTTCTAATACTTCCACCTTATCAGGGTACTTTTTCATAATATCAGTAATATAAGGTTTTCTACTTGCATAAATAATCCATTGCCCTTGATTATAATTCATACTTACTTCTTGTTCTTCAAAACTATATCCTCTACTTACAACTTTAGTCATTCTAATACCCTCCTTTATATTTAAGACCCTTAAGCTAGGGACGTTATAGTTCTATATTAAACGATAATCATTTTCTAGTAGTATTTATCCTATAAAATAACTTAATCTTTAAGAGCCTAATAACCTTTATAATAAATTAGTGATTAACCTAACTGTTTCTAAGGTAATAGGGTTGCTTTTACTGTCTACATAAGACAGTTCACTATCGAAACCAGAACCACTTAAATAGATTTGATTACGTTCCACATTAAATACAATTAATTTAGTAGGGTCTACTTTACTAAACACTACTACATATTCCTTGCCATTGGCTAAAGGAAGAATAGCTCCGCCTGTTATTTTTTGAATTTTTTTGATTACAACAGAATCGTCTTCCATCATAGTTTCTTCTTTGTTCATACCTTCTTGTACTATTTTTCTTTTTATTGTTTTCATTGTTATTTCCCCTTATCCATAAATACAGTAACTATAATGTTTTGTAAACACTTAATAATCTTATCTCTTTGAGTGTCAGATACTTCATACAAGTCTTCTGTATTATCTAAGAAGCGGTTAAATTCATCTTGATTAGTAAAATCTACACCTTTATTAGTCTCATCTAAAAATTTCTCAATAACTCTTTCTGCTATTTTTTTATTACTACTCATTATCTATTCTCCTTTTATTTTTTAGTAACTGTATAATACTCGTCATTAGTAAGTTTACTAATATCTATATCTTCTTCAGAAAAATATAGATTTTTATCATCTTTACTTAATTGTTTTAATACACTATCAATGTATATAGGTAATACCTTCCCATCATTAAAAACCACATCAATACTATCTTTTAAGTATATATGATTCTCATCTATGATTGTATAAATATTATAATCTTCTAATACCTTACTCCCAATTAACGCTACTTTTCCGTTACTCATATTAAGAACTCCTTTTATATAATATTTGAAGTGGTTATACTTCATTCATAGGATATTCCAGATAATACTTAATTGTTTGTAAAGGTTTATGTACATTAGTGCCATAACCATAGGAATAAATTCCATAAGTATCAGAGTAAAATTTCTTTATATCAATTAACTCAACTTCTCTATATACTACAACATTATATGGAGATACTACAAACTCATAATCTCCTCCCATAAAAGTATTATATAGTACTTGTTTTAACTCAAGACCACTAGTGACTATATCCTTATAGAAGAAGTTGAGATAGTTATCTACTGTATTAAGAAAGTCTTTTACACCTGTATACTCTTTATAAATATTAATCCAACCTAATTCTAATTCATAATATAGGTTACCCTCTTCATCAAAACTTAGTTTAAGTTTAACCGTATCAATATCTTTACGATGTATATTAAAAGATTGCTCTAAGAAACCTACATCCCAAATATGCTTAACTCCATTAAAATTCTTTAAACCTTTGATACTTAACTGAGCAATAGCTTTGGACATTAACTTTTCTTCTTTGGTATTTAACTTATGTCTTGATAAGTATTCATAACCATTAAAGTCATATACATATTGGTTATCATCTTTACCTACGCTAATTGACTTTAAATATTTTTTATTAGTTTCTACATAGTATAAAACACCACCAAGACCAAATAATCCTAAAAAACCACCAATATAATCAACAGAGTAACCTTGTTTCTTATACTCTTTAATTTCTTTTCTCTTACTAAACACTATAGCACTCCCTTATACATTATTCTACTTGCTCTTCCATAGATTGAATTGTATGTAGTACCATAGTAGCTAAATCTCTAATTATCTCAAGTTCATCACTATCTTCATATACATTAGTTAAAGTATCACAGAAAGAGCATGAACCGTAAAAATCACTAACAGTGATATCTGGAACACCCTCTACCTTTGATTTAAATTTAGATATAATAGTACCTGAGTAACCATCACCATCATTAATAACAATAGGGTTTGTGTCATGTGTATCTTTCAACACTAACTCCCCTGCTAACTTGTGTAAGTCTTCATAGAAATAATGCTCATGTTCATCAATAAATTCCATAATATAATCTGTAGTTATACCTTTAGCTTGTTCTAACATTATATTTTCCTCCTTATTTTTACAATTATTTTAAATTATCTATCGTACTCTTAATCAAATATCCTTCTGGATTAAAAATCTCTTGAATAGCAATAGGCAAGCCTATTAATAGCACTAAAAAAGAAATAATAGACAGAGTAACAGCAAATATAATTACTGTGCATCCTGCAGCAGAAAGCTCTTTTTCATTCTTATAAACAAACTCAAATAATAGGGTACTATGACCTTCATTAGACTTTTTATCTGACTTATACAAAGCCACCCATAAGATAGCTGTTATAGATAATAATATACTTATTGAACATAAATCTATAATACCTTGAGTAACTGTGTATTTAATTAAGGATTCATAACCATGTGTACCTGCTTGCTCTAACTTACCACCTAAACTATCTAAACGTTCTAATACTTCTTTATTCATATCCATATTATATTCACTCCTTTAATCTTTATATACTAAGTATAAACCTTAACACACATAAAATCAACACATTTATGTAAGAGATATAAAAAAATACCTATAGTTATAATAGCTATAGGTATAAATTTTCATATAGAAGCGGTTATATATAATACTCTACTTACCTAGGAACGTACGAATTTCCTTTAGACGCTCTTTTTCTTTTCTGCACTTTTCATCTAAAGATTCCTCATAGTAATCAATAAGACTATAGATACTACTGAATCCTTTAGGTAGTAATGTGTCACTGTTAATAACCTCTTTTACTACTCTACCATTTTTGATAAACTTCATGTTATTATAATGTTTATCATCATTAACTTTAATACAGTAACCTTCACCTAAGTCATAAGTATACCAATCCCCACTACCAAAGTTACAATGACCTAATATATACTCAAATAATTCACTTACCATAATATCCATTATTCTAACCTCCCATACTCATACATAACTTTATTTTCATATTCTGTATATAAATACCCTAGTAATATATAGATATTAGTATACAAACCTTCTAGCTCCTCTAAGTCTTTAATTGTTCCCACCTCAAGCGTATCACTCAAAGGAAATACTATATTATCCGCTTCCTCAAACCTAGCAATGATATGGTTGTCTTTATATACAAGAATATAAATAAGGCTATTACCTACTCTACACCTTACTTTATAACCCCTACCTAAGTACACCTCATAATCTGTAATATTCTCCATTATGCCAGTAACTTCTCCATACTTCCTACAAAACTTAGCTAATTTTGACATAGTAACCAACTCCTTTTTTACCTTTTAAACTTTTCTTCTAGGGAAAACCTATCTAATTTTACCTAAATGTCAACCATAGAATGCGGGTTCAAGCCCTATTTTTACCTTTGACTACTTTTTCCTAGAGAAAAACTTTAGTTATACTGTTCTACTTGTTCTCCAAATATATTATACATATATTTTTGATAAGCACTATCTTTTAAATACTTATCATACTCATCTACTAGTATCTTATACATATTACTAACTACATCTTTCAATAAGGAAACATACACCTTACCTGTACCTTGTACTACTACTTCATACTCACTCATATCATCATATACCATAATAGCACAACCAAAATAAGTATCTTCCAGAAAGAACCTATAAATATACTTATCATCACTTGTTCTTATACAATTTGTATACTTAAACTCACCTATACCTGATTTATTATGTAACACTCTATCTAGTATATCTAATTCTTCCATAATAAGCCCCTTTCTATTGTGTTAATAAAACACCTACTCCATATATAAACATAATCAATATAAGTATAGTTAAAAACACTGCTAACTTAAATCTATTACTATTACCTTCTTTACTATATACTCTATAACATATATCTATATCTATAACTAAATACATTAATGATAAACTTACTACAAAGTAACCTATACTAATACCCTCTTTCTATTACATACCTAACATATGTAGTATTATAGAAGCAAAAACTAAAACAGTTAAAACAAAAGAAACAATAAGATATATACTAAAAAACACTTCTTTCTGCTTAATAGATTTAACTATATCAGTAATTAAAGCACTAAGCATACCAACTATAATACTAATACCTAAAATACTAACCGCAATATACATTAAAGTTGAACTTATCATCTACAACTCTCCTATATAATAAAGTACTCTACTTACTATGTAACCTAAACTCAAAACAATAGAAATAGTACCAATACAAATACTCATAAATAATAAACCAAACACACAAGCTGATTCTAAATCACTAACACTATCATAATTATCAAGTACATGCTTATAATACTTCTTACCAAACCTTATACTTAGTACAATACCAATAGTAGCTAAAAATATAGCAACGATACTTATAAATATACTCATAAACTAATCCCCCTTTTTATTGAAGCGGTTTTTATTTCCATTACTTACCTTACAAAAACCGCTTCCTAAATACCAAATAAAGCTAATATACTTGATACCAGTACAACCGTCATAACTGTAAATGATACGATATTAGTCCACTTATCAAACCTATCATACTTAATTGACTGAACCATTTCTACTAGAATAAAGGTATACATAAACAAAACCATTACAGCTACTATTGTAAGTAACATTGTTAGTCCTATCATATCTATCTCTCCTTCCTATCAGACATATGATGTAATACAGAGAGTATAAAAGCAAGTACAAAAGCAAGTACAAAAGGAATTAAACATGTAATAGGAATTACCTCTTCCCCTATGATTAAATTCCCTACCCACATACCTAAAATTACTCCTGCTAAACAAAATATATAACGTAAAATAAACTCCAATGCTTTACTCAACTTACTTCCTCCTTTATAATTATTCTCAAGTATAACTTAACAAAATACTACTTTAATAACCTTTGTTTAAAGAATCTTACTACGTCTTCACCATAACATACAGATAAAAATACATTATCCCCTGTAACCCTAAAACCACTATCTATACATCTATTTTCGATGTAGTAGTCATTAACTTTTAATGTACTCATGTCCCCTAAAACTTCTATTTTATATCCTAACTGATTTAAATGTACATAAATATCTGATAAACTCATAATACAACTCCTCGTTACTAAGTCTTTATTGAAGCGGTTATTTAACCCCTCTATATACTAGTACTACACATAATAATACAAGTGCTGTACATATGTAAGTATACTGAATATTACTATATACCAAATCACAATACGTTACCATCTTTCCATATAGTAACTAACTCATTATCTACAACAGTACTAACAGACAATAACCATGTATTTTTACCTTCGACATAGTAGTCAATAACTTCATTAATACTACTTCTATACCATACTGAGTTTAATACACTGTTACCTTGCTTATAAGTAACTACTATACTACTTAACTCAGTAGAAGCATCTATAACCGCTTCTACAATAAACTTAGTGTCATTAGGTATAGTAATAGATTTATTAGGATACAATGCATTATAAAACGATATATCATCAACAGTTATAACAACAATAAACTGACTATCAGTAGAATAGTGTCGACCTTTTTTTATATCACCTTTATAATACATATACATTAATTCTATAAACGAAACTTCTCTTTTAATCTTCATAATAAATCATCTCCTTTAACTTTATATACTTAGTATAAACCATAAGTAATATACTGTCAACACATATGTGTAAAATAGTTAAAATTTCTTTATTGTTCGGAAATTACTAAATATATTAAACTTTTACTCTAGGGAAAATTAAGTCAATACTACCACAGAAACAAACTATATATATATATTAAATAAGCAATGTTCAGAATTATAGTATACCATATACACAATATCTGATACTAAATATACCTTTATACACAGTAAATACTACTTCAGCTTAGTTTAACTACACATTAGAATAGTTTAGCATATAATCAGCATAGTTTAATACTACATAAGCATAGTTCACAGTAGTTAAAACTATATAAAAATAAATAGTTAGATGTCTAATAGTTAGATACCTAACTATTTATACACTATGAAGGTGGGAAGCAAAGAAATTCCTAGGTAACTGTTCTTACTTGCTACTTGCTACTTAGTATATAGGTATACCATGTACCTGTTTTCTTTTAATTACTTACTAGCTATTACTTAGTATCTACTTATTTATCTATCTAGAAGATGTAAAGAAATTACTAGGTAACTGTTCTTACCTAACCTAAGTGATAGTGGTAGCTACTTTCTTTTAGCTACTTTCTTTTAGTTACTTACCTATTACTTAATATCTATTACTTACTATTAGAATATTTATTAATACTTAAGTTACTTAATAATTCTTTCTTCTTATTATTCATATCTTCAAACTGTTATACAGTATTTATTTACTTATTTATTTACTTATCTATTTAGCTATTACTTATACACTACCTACTACCTACTGCTTATCTATGTGCTATCAATTATTGTTTTTTTATCTATTATTTATTTCCTTGATATATAGGTACTTATAATATCAGTTGTTTCTTTATGTGTTACTTATCTGATTTCTTTATCTACTTATATATATTGCTTTCTTTTACCTATTACTTACTTATATAACTTCTACCTACATCAATCTCTATACCTATTTGTTTGTCTGTTTGGTTGTTTACTCTTCTACACTTACCTATATACATGTCTATATCTTTTAATTACTTCTTTACTATCTATATTAGAGTATTTAAATGTTCTTTGTAGGTTACTTAATATATGTTTAAAGGTAGATTTTCTAGCATCAATCTCTATATATTGTATACTATTTTCTTTACAATATTCTCTCTTTTCTATGTCTGATAATTTTGTTTTCTGGTGGTTCATGTATCCACTGACTTCTTGGTAATGTTGAACACCGTGTACTTCTATAACGGTATTATACTTAGGTAAGAAAAAATCAAATCTTTTTTTACCTAATTCTTTAAATTTATATTCTCTAATATACTCTATGTTTGCAATATCTAAATAACTTTGTGTTAATCTTTCTCCGAAGCTAGAGTATTGTTTAGAGCATTGACAGCTATAGTTATCTTTAATTAAATCTGTAATTCTAATATCTTTTTTTCTTTTACAATTAGGACAAATCGTTTCTATCTTTTTCTTAGTTGTATACTTATATTTAAATAAGTCTTTATATTTAACATACTTATGAATATGTTTCTTATGGTATAACATCTTAGATTGAGGAATAGTACCATATGGTATATAGTTATCAGTTTTATATTTTAGTAAATTTTGTTTACTTACTTTACCATAGACTTCTTCCTTTATGTTATATACATAAAGTTGTGTACCTAAATGAGTGTCTACTACTTTTAGTACTTCGCAATTTTTAATAATATCTCCTTGTTTTATATTATGAACAGTATAAGACTTCTGACCTTGGGTAATAAAGTTGAATTTAACCTTATAGACATTAGCTACTTGGGTAGCTTGGGTTTTATTGTTGTAAGTTATTTCTACTCTAGATTCTTTTTTAGTTGGTGTAAGGTATTTAATATAGAGCTTACCTTTCGTGCTATGATACTCAAAGGGTATATAATGGTTTACATTTACCCAATCAATACGAGACTTCTTTTTAGGTAAGGAAGATAAGTCTATATAGCTTATAACACCTTGTTTTGTTTTTGAATAATATATGTCTTGTTCTTTCCAGTACTCCATAATAAGTGCTCCTCTTACTCTTTATTGAACCTGTTCTCCTGTATCTTGATTAAACACTTTAGCATTTGGGTTATGTGTTTCACCTTCTTGATACTCTGTACCCCATAATCTTTTACGTTCTTCACTAACGTCTTTATGCTCTCCGTTATTCTCAGGTACGTATGAAGTATGGTCATCTGCATCATTATTTTGAGATTCTTGGTTACTTTGTTCTACTTGCTCTTGGTTTTTCAACACATTGATTATTGTTAGTACAATTAATACGGATAAAACTAAACTTAATATTTTTTTCATGATTAATGTCTCCTCTATAATTATTTAACTTATATACTTATTATAAACCTTACACTTATTCATGTCAACACTTATATATGAAAAAAGTAGGATATTTTATCCTACTTATTACTTACTAAGAAATACTCATACTTAAATTATTATAGCTGGTTTTTAAAGAACTGATAAGCTAGTACAATGTTGGTACGCTCTTTATTATCTCCTTCATTCATTTCTAATCCTTTTTTTAGAAATTCTTCTAAATTTCCTTCCCAACATCCTACAAATACTTTATTATATTTAGGTAGGTACGTTACTTTATTTTTAAAACTACCAATATTATCTATAGAATACATTTCTAAACCTCTAATACCTTGAGTACTTGCCCAAGACAGCTCAGCACCTGTTAAATCAACATAGCTTAAGTTAACATCTAATAAATTAGCAGACCTTAAATCAGCGTTTGTTAAATTAATACCTGATAAGAAGGCACGCTTTAAGTCAGCCTCTATTAAAGTAGCATTTGTTAAATCACTATCTAATAAATCAACACCTGTTAAGTTAGCTTCTTCTAAAGAAGCATATCTTAAGCTAGAACTTAATATATCAGCATAGTTTAAATCCGCATATGCTAAGATAGCTTCTGTTAAATTAACTTCTATTAGTTTAGCACAACTTAAATCAGCATGCCTTAAATCTGCTCCTGTTAAATCTACATAACTTAAATCAGCACCTATTAAGGTAGCTTCTCTTAAATCAACATCCTTTAAATCTAGGTCACGTAAGTCTGTAAAACTTAAATCTGCTCTTTTACCTTCTTCCTCATTGCTTTCTATCCATAATTTATGTTCTTCTAGAGCTTTATTTAATTCTTCTTTTGTTATTGTTTTCATTATTCTCCTCCTCTATTAAAATAATCATCATTTCTCCATACATTAATAAAGGTACCATCGATTAAGATACTGATAGTTAATAATTCATCTCCGTATATTTCTATACAATCATTAATACTCACATTACCTGTGTTATCCATGAATAGTTCTTTTGCATGACTATTTAATAATACCCAGCAGTTTTCTAGTTTTGTGTCATTAGTAATTTCTTCTTCTACTATAAAACTAGCGTCCAAAGGTACTTGATATCCAATAGTCATACGGTTATTTTCTAACAGAAGGTAATAAGTATCTAAGCCATCGGATGTACCTGTGTAAGTACCTTCTTTTAAATAACCATTAAAGTATTTTTCTATTAATTCTTTACAAGTATATGTCTTTTGAATTATCATTATTCTCCCACCTTATAAAATTTATTTAGAATAAGATACAACTCTTTTAATGTCTCTCTTTTCTCTTTGTTTTCGATAGGTAAATCTAAAAAGTCTTTAATCATTCTATGTGCATTTACATATGATACATCATCAATATCTTTATTCAACACCCTGTTTGCTTCATTATATAATTGTTCTAATTGTTTATTATTCATTTTGTTTATCTCCTTTAACTTTGTATACTAAGTATAACCCACACTTATAACAATGTCAACACTTATTTATAAAAAAAGTAGGGAAATTCCCTACTTTCCACCTTTACTCAATAGTTCCAATACATACTTTTGATTCAGGTAATAAATCTTCTGGAATGTCTTCTACTAAAACTACATTACTTACAATATTACCTACTTCACTTAAAGTAAAAACATCTGCCTCAACCAACCCATAAAAGTCTATAATATGTTGTTTATATTTATGATTACATACTACTAAAGGTACATTGTACTCAAACGCTAAGAGTTTAACAGTAAATGAATTAATACTATTTTTATCAGTCCCTATTTGTAAAAGAGATTCATATGATTCTACCTCTAAATCATATGTGTCTACTTCTCGTGAACTTAACACTAAAGATTCTCTCTTTTTTAATGCCTCTAGAAAAGTGTCATAATAGTACTTTGATAACTCTTTATCTCTTTCTAGTATACGTTTTAGCGTACTAATTGCTTTATTTCTACCTTGTTCAACTTCATTATAATAAATATCTGCCAAATATTCTCTATCTATGTTAATATCCCATTCTCTTTCAATAATATTTATAATTTTACCTAAATTTTTCATTATTCATACCCCTTTTTTTAAAATACCACAGTATTATTATTCAATGTTTCCTCTACTATTTCCTGTATATCAATTGCTTTTTGCACATACCTGTTAGTTAGTAGTATACCATCTCTATATACCTTAACATTAGATACATCATTACTCACTACAAATTCGTATTTACTTGTTTTAGTAGCAGTAATTTTAAAATAAGGTTTAATATCTACCTTTAATTTATACCCATTAATAGTTCTTACTTCTTTTACCCAGTCGTATAAATCAATTCTAACAAATCTACAGTAAGCTTCATACTTATCACAAAAATCTTCTAGTGTACTAAAGTTTTGTACATAACCATTCTTTGTAATTTTAGCAGTTAAATCACCATAAATATATATTGTAATATAACCTAACACATATTCATTCCTATGATTAAGCAATTCATTTTTAAATGTATGCTTAGCTGTGACAGGTACTTTATTAAGTATATCTTTTAATTTATTTACTTCATCTTGTTTTAATAAGATACTCGACTCATATGTTACATTATTAATAATGTATTGGTATTTTGTATTAGAATCGTAGATGTATTCATACGTATCTTTATACACTACCTTTTTTAAGTACTTATCGTTAACATGTAAGATAATTTTGTCTTCATTACTAGAAGAGTCAATAGTTACAGTAGAGACAGTATACTCTTTCTTTATGTTTTCAATTACCTCTTCTACTTTAGTTTGAATAATGTGTTCAGTAGGTGTTATATACTTTTCATAGTACTCAGAAGCCATGTCTTTAGTATATTGACTATAGTTAATATCTGCGTCTTCTTTACGTTTTTTTGCTTTGCTTAAATCTGGTATAACAATAATTAGTACACTTAGCAATATAATACCTAAAACAATTAAAAATGTAATCACCATACCTACCATTCCCCTTCCTCCTCTATATCTCTTTTTATTGCATATTCAATTAAATCTTCTTTGTCATATGGTATCATATACCAACTACCATAACTATAAATCATTATACCTAGTTCAGTAAGCTCATAATGTGTCCTATTTAATACGCATAAAAAGTCAGCACCTGACTCACCATCTACAGTATCTAACCAACAAATATATGGTAATCTATCCATAACATTAAGTATATGTTTATGTTCGTCTGAATTAAATTTTATCAATTTCTTTCACTCCTTTAAAGAAATCGTAAGCTAATTTAATTTTCTTTGAGACTTCTTTTATTCTATCTTCTTCGTACTCAAGTGTAGGTTCTAGTTTACCAAACTCTTCAAGGGTATATTCATTATAATTACTAATAATTCTATCATAATCAGGTAAATAAGTTACATGCTCGTCAAAATCAAGTACATTACTTATAGTATATATACTTATTCCAAATACGTCAAGAGTATTAGCATAATATAATGTTGTATTAGTTAGGTTTGTACCACCGAAATCTGCACCTTTTAAATTAGCCTTACTTAAGTTAGCATTTTTCATATTAGCCCACCTAGCGTCTGCTTCACTTACATTAGCTTCAGCTAAGCAGGCATTTTCTAAGTTTGCTTTTACTAAATTAGCCCCCTCTAAGTTAGTATGATACAACTCAATATCATTCATTCTAGCATGTGTAAATCTCGTAGATATACACTCATTGTAACTTAAATCAGAATAACTTAAATCACAATAACTTAGGTTAGCATCACTTAAACTAGACATTACAATAGTTGAATATTGAAGGTCAGCGGAATGAAAGTCAAGATTTCTTAAATCTACACACTGTAAAAAAAGCTTTTCTCCTTCCTTTTCATTTGTAGCTAGCCATTGTTCATGCTTTTCTATCAATAAATCTAATTCAGGTTGTGTTATCCTTTTTAAGTCTTGCATTATTCCACGTCCTTTAATACAATTTGCTCTATATTAAATCTATTAAATCCATATACATAAGCTTTTAAATCGTCAATATCAATTTTACTTTTAGGTAAACAAATAACATCATAGTCTGCCTCAATAATTACTTTAGTACTTGTAACTGTTATAATTATTTCTTTATCTTGATTTATATAATCTTCAATTAAATCTTTTAAACACATTATTATCAGTCCTTTAATCTTTTATGAATGTCTTTTAATTCTACATAATACTTATGTGCTGTTTTCTTTACACCTTCTATACTATTTAATAGTAAAGATTTATTTCTTTCAAGTTCAACAATATTTTTGTTAATTATATCTTTTGTCTTAGGGTTTCTTGTTTTAATCATGCTGATATGTGCTTCATGGATACTAATATCTATTCTATCTAATTTAGTAAATAGAGGTGTAACAGTTCTTTTTAGCTTACCTTTAATATACGTATCTATTTGTTCTCTTGCTTCTTTTATACCTTCCCAATTATCATCTTCAGTATCTATAACTGTAATAATAGTTAGATGCTTATCAATAACAATTCTATAATTTTTAAATACATATACTTCATTACCGCCTTTTTGTGTATGTTCAAAAGTAGCTTGCATTAAAGCACTAGCAAACCACTGACAAGCACGTTCTTTACTATCGTTACTAACTCTTAAAGTATAACGTTCATACGCATGTTTAGTTAGGTTAATATGCTTACTCTTTATGGGTTTTCGTTGTTCTACAATGTTCATAATTAATCATCCTTATATCTATTTACGTTTACTAAAAAAGCAGTAAGCATCTCTTATTTCCTCAAGTTTACTATTATTTCCTTCATTCATCTCTAATCCCTTTTCTAAAAACGCTTCTAAACTACCTATCCAACACCCTGCGTATACTCTATCTAAGCTAGGAATATAAGTCACTTTACCATTAAAAGTTCCAATATTATCTATAGAGTATACTTTTAGTCCTTTGATATTTTGAGTACTTGCTTGGGATAATTTAGCATCTGTTAAATTGGTATTTGTTAAGTCTGCATATTCTAAATTAGCCTCATTTAATCTGGAATCTGTTAAATTAGCTTTTCTTAAATCAGCATAATATAAATCAGTTCCATATAAAACAGAACCTTCTAAGTTAGCATCATCTAAATCAACACAGCTTAAGTTAGCACGTGTTAAGTTAGCTCTTGTTAAATCCGCACCTTTTAAGATAGCACCTCTTAAATTAGTATCCTCTAAATCAGCATACCTTAAGACAGCACCTCTTAAATTAGCACTCCTTAAGTCAGCATCTACTAAATTAGCATTTCTTAAGATAGTATAACTTAAATCTGCTTTAGCTCCTTCTTCACTATTACTATCTAACCATAATTTATGCTCTTCTAAAACTTTATGTAGTTCTTCTTTTGTTATTGTTTTCATTGTTATTCTCCTATACCCTTTATTAATTTGCTTGTACTCCAGCCTCAGCCTTTTCTTGTTGCGAGCGTTGTAACCATTGCTCAAAGCTCTCATTAGCACCTGCATAATTCCATGAGGCTCCTCCGCCTCCACCGCCACTAGCTTTATCTACTTCAGTTCTGTTTTCTAATTCTGCTTGTGCTTGTTGAGCTTCTCTATACTGATTGTATTTGTCCGCATACTCAGCATTAGATAGTCCATTATGTTCACTTCTGCTTGCCTCTTGCATTTGTTCGTTCTGTTGTGCTTGGTTACCTTGTACTTGGTTATCTTGTTGGTTATTTTGAACAGTGTTGTCTTCTTGAATTTGTTTATTTTCTTGTTCTTCTACTTTAGATGAACCATCTTTCTTATTTTCTTTCTTATTTTCTTTCTTATCTTCTTTATAATCATGTGTTGGTGTATCTTCTTGTGAGTAGTAAGCACAACCTCCTAATAATAGTGTAGTGCTAAAGAATACTCCTGTTAAAATTTTATATAAGTTTTTCATATTTATCAATCTCCTTTTTCTTTGTTAAGTTAATTATACAACTTGTTATTTAGTAAGTCAACATTTATTTTTTCTTTTTTGTCATTTTATTTTGATACTCTTTTAATTGTGTTCTTTGTTCTGGCGTTAGCATGTTATACATCTCCTTTTAAAATTAATTCTAAATACTTAAATAATAAATCTAATGACTCAGTACTTTTTAAACTTTTCATATTAGTAAGTTCTAAACCTTTTTTAGTTCTTATATACACTTTTCTATTTGTAAAGTCTTTTATACTATAATCTACAAGACTAACCGATGTATTTAAGTTATGTTGTGTATTTAGATTATCACTAATCAATTCCAACGTCAAGCGTTTTTGTTTATTTAAATTTTTCATTTTTACTGTCCTCTCTGTAATTTATAATACGTATACATATCTTTACATACTAGTTTAGCAAAATAATTTATCATGTATTGTGCTGTCGTTTTTTTAATTCTATCATAATGAAAGTCAATAATAGGAGTTGCTACACTAAACCTACCTATATAATTACCGTTATCTCTAACTTCAAATACTAATGTATCTTCTTTCCAGTTAATAATCTTAAATGTTTCTGTGGTACTTAATTCTTTTGGAAAAGACCACCACTCTTTGTAAGTTGCTAATATTTCTATAGCATTAGATAGCTGTCTATGAACTTTTTCTTTACACATAAAAAATCACCTCTAACGTTTTGTTACTCTTAGTATAAAGCAACATGTTAAAGGTGTCAACACTTATTTTTGATTTTCTAAATCTTTATTTGATTCTGATATTGTAAACTGTAAACTTTTTGCTAAATGACCAAGTGCAATACGTTCAGGCACTTTTAAACCTACCTTATCAAAATAGGTGTATACTAATCCTCCCTCAACAATTAACATAATAATACCATCTACAACACATAAATACTTATTTTCTTTTGTAACTAGTTTTACTTCTTTATTTAATAAATTACTTGCTAATTCTTGAATACTAACCAAGATACTATGTGTAATATGGATTAAATTTCTATATTTTTCTGTATACATACTAACCACCCTTTAGAATATAATATTTGTTATGCCTTTATTATATAAATCTTTAGTAAACTTGTCAAGCGCAATACGTGCTACTTTTAATTCTTGCATAAAACTTTCTACTTCACTAGCATTTACATATGTACATGGTATTTTTAATTCCAAGAGTAACTTTTCTGTAGTATACCCTATAATTTCAGGGGTATATTTGTTTACTGATTTTTTAAAAGATGATACTTCATACTTACCTTCATTATCTATGACACAAATATAATATCCTCTACATTCATTCTCATATACTACTTCCATTTAGTAACCTCCTATCAAATACTTTATCATTATATAACTAAGTATAAAAGGTACTAATACTAGAGTAGCCCAAACTAACGTAATAATAACTTGATGAATCAAATAAGGTAATAAACCTTTAACCCATCCCTTACGAACATAATACTTAATAACTATATCAGATATTAAAGAAGTTAATTTCCAGACTTCCCATAAGTACCAAATAAATACACCTACATAAAACAATAAAATAAAACCTAACATGAGTTTATCTACTATATCCATTTATATCACCTACCTATATCCTTTTGTAGCAAGGTCTACAATTTTATGTTGCAAGAACTTGTAATTATCTTTAAATATTTTTAATTCATCTTTACCAAATGTATGTTTAATTTCTTTCTTAACTGTCCATGTAGTTTTACCTTCTAATACTTTACTTAGTACATCTAAACCAATTGGAATTATACGCTCATCAGGTAAAACACCGTTCTTAATACTTACGACCACAATATGCAAATTATCTAAATCACTTTTTTTCATCATTTATCATCTCCTTATATTTAAACTATAACACAGCATAAAAAAAGAGTCAAGCATAAACTTGACTCAATCCTTGTTAAATAAATAATATATAATAGCAAAACATACTAGTATAATTACTACTGTCATAGACTATCATACCTTTACTTTTTATTTAGTACTGCTTCAAACCTATACTTATGTACTGGATTATTGTCATTATCCTCCGTATACACACGAATAAGTTTAAAGTTTACACCTTCTCTAAATTTACTAGTCCTATAATATCTCATATCAATACTTTTATCACTTGTTCTTCCTGGTAAATAGGTAGGTAGTTTTTCCATAAAGTATGCTTTGTTGTCTACTACTTTCTTAAGCGTGTAATCTCCTACGTACTCTACATTCTTATCTTTTTTTAGTTTACCATGATGTGTTAATTGGTCTGTAACTTGTGATTTGGTTTTTTCATGATATAAGTATGAGGACACGTAATAAGTAGATATAGATAAAGCTAACATAACTAAGATAATTACATAAGCAATTATTGCTTTTTTACTCATAGCGCACCATCCTTTACTACTTATAATATAATAACTTAGTCTATAACTTTAATACATTTTAACAGTAAAGGACAATATATCATTCTATTGTCTCCGACAAGTTCTTTTAGTTTAAGAAAATGTTTTAAATAATAGTCAGGATTTTTTAACTCATAATACTTTAGTAGTGCTTCTTCCATACTACTATCAAAGTAGTGCTTATCAACAATTTCTAAATGTGTAATAAGATTATTTGACATTAAACTTAATTTATCTTTAATCTTTACATCACTAATACTTGTACCTACTTTAATGTCATTAATCATATCAGCCTGAGTATAATCTATATCAGTATTTTCTATCTTAATTAGTGGTTGCATAACATGCGCTTTCTCATACACACTCCTAGGAACTTGACCTATTAGATGGTCGAAAGCAGGGTCTTCAGATACATACCCTACATCTATACCTATATACTGACCACTTTCTATATGGTCGGAGTTATAATCTTCTGGTATTGTACATAGGTATAAATTACTTTCATTAATCTCTTTACTAGAAGTATCAAAGTCAGGTACTAAGTCTTGTAAAGATTCTTTGTTAAATAAACTATTTTCTATTCCTTGTATAGTTAAATTATTATCAATGCTCTTTACATTATACAAGTAATCTACAATTCGTTCTTTGCGCATATGACACCTCTTATTCTACCTCGATAGTATCTTCTAAGGCTTTCTCTTTTAAATCTGATTTTCTTTCAATATTATACAAATCTAAAATATAATATAAACCATTCTTATGAATGTTATACTTTTTATAGATACTTTGTAAATCCATATATTGATAATCTTTAATTAAGGCTTGTACTTTATTCTTATCATTAGTAATATGTTTTACACGTTTTGCTACTCTAGATTTCTTATGTTTCTTAGGTACTTTATAGAAGTTTAACACTGTATAAATCAAACCCATACTTACTTTAGCTTCCTTAGCAATATCAGTCACAGGTACACCTTTATTATAACTTGTAACAATATATTCTTCTTTTGGTGTATTGAACTCTTTATTCTTACTTAATGGCGTATAGTTGCTTTTATTTTCTAATAATGCTTTCTCTTCTTCATTTAATGTAATAATCATAATCAATTGCTCCTTTTATTGTTTGTAATAAAAGAATAACACACCCATATGAGTGTGTCAATCATTAATTTTTAATTTTATTAAGTTTATCTTCATTATATAAAGATGTTTCTCCTGAAAGTGCATAGAAATAATTACCTTTACTATCTACTAAAATATCTTTAACCTTAGCTACATCTGATTCTTGATTATCTCTTACATATTCTACAATTGTGTTCTTAGGGAACTTAACTTTTGTAGATTCTACATAATCGTCTTCTAAATAAACATCAAAAGTTAGTAAAGAATTAATAGATACATTATACAGTACCCAATACCTTTTATAGAACATGGTTTCTTTATCTAAGTCTCTTGACACTTCAGTAAACTTATGTTTTCCAGTACTTAGTCTAAGTAATATATCTCCTTGGTTCTCTTGTTTAACTCTAAGTACATCACCTTTATGTAGGTGTGTTATAATATCTACTATATCTGTAAGTGGTTTAACATCTTTTATTGGAATTAAACTAATTTCTTCTGTCATATGTATTACCTCATTATCTATATTGTATAGCCTACTCTATCTAATGTATCTTTTAACTTTCTTCCTTCTTCATCTAAATCTAAGTTTTTATAGAACTCTTCTTGTAATTGCTCCATTCTTTGAAGAACTTCTTCATGTTTATCTTCAGGAATAAACTCAAGCATAACTTCTGTCATAGCAGTATCTTGTGCTTGTTGTTTAATCATTAGTTCTCTTAGTCCTATGAATGACATACCTTTTAGTTGGTTACCCGTAATTCTATCTTTTGTTTCCATAGCTTTAATCATTAAAGCAGGGTCTAATGTTTCTACAAAGTTTAAACCTTTAGCACCTTTTTGAATAATCATATCTAGTATTTGAATATCATCATATATTGTTTGTACATTCTGTGTAGCCAGTTCAAAAGGTGTATAATTTTCACTATCTAATTCTTTCATAGGGTTTTCTTTTTTTTGTATCTGAGTAGCACTAACTTTCTTTCTTTTATCAATAAGTTCACCTAAGTCCCATCCATTTTCAATAGCTTCTTTACGTTTACTCTTATATCTTGTAATAGCAGATTTGGATAACTCTAAGTCATACTCTTTACATAGGTCTATAATATCATCATAGCTAACATCTTCATCTATAGCATTATCCACTTTAGACCTTAATAGTTTATTATTATATAATTTAGATAGAATACTTTCCTTATCTGGAACTACCTTTATATCAGATTTTTTATTTCTTAAATTCTTTTTTCTAGCCATTATATGTTCCCTTCTTGTCTCAAGTGTCTTTACATATGTGTGAACTAAAATAAGGAGTATGTATATTTACATAACCTTATCAAATCAACTGTTTTATACTTTACACTATATAATATATCACAATTTCTGCACCTATTTTATTTTCATAATAGATACTCTAATTTTTTACACTACATTGTAAATATTTTAAGCAATATAAATCTTTTTTCTAAAACCCTATACCTAAAAGGTATTTTAATGTTTTATAAATATAATTTTAAAATAAGAATAATACCTTTTAAAAATTAACTAACTACTTGAAAAAATATGTATAAAAAATCCCTTATATACGTATATTTATACCTTAGTATACATATTTAAGGGAGTATTATACTATAAGAGAATTGTTAGCTCATCATTACTAACAAGATTAACAACCATCTTATAGTTATTATCACTAACTTTCTCTACCTTACTACTAACAATATCTTTATATCTAACTTTTACATAGGATTGACCACAAGCAATAATTAAGTCTTTATCATCATCTAAAAAGAAAATACCGGTCTCATATGTATTATATAAACTATAATGATATTTATTCGTATCTAACTTAACAGAAAACACACTTCTATTTATTAAATTATTACCCTTAAAGAATGTAAGAACTTTTATGGTATCTAACTTATTCAGTATACCCTGATTACACAATGTCCCTATAAAAGATTGACCATCATATTGCTTATCAGTTACTAGTAAGTATACAACATGTGTGTAATCATTTAAAGGAGATACATCTTCGATAGTGTATAATCTAAGTTTTAATTCTTTATTAATAGTAGTATCTTGGTACATAATAGTAGGTTCAATAAAAGTTGATACAATGTCTACTTTCTTTGTTGAAGTTAATTCTGTTCCTTTAGATAATAAATCTGTCATTAATCCAGTATTTTCTAATCTTTTATTTAACTGCTCTGTTTTAACATAACCTAGTCCTGAATCACTTATCATATTATTCATACCTACAATAGCAGGTTTTAAGTTCTCAGTAACTATTACTTTATTCGTAAATTCTATACCATCTTCTACTTGTGATATATCCTCTAAATAAGGTATTATTGTTACACCGCTAGGGAAATAATCACTATCATAGGATACTCCTAACAGTGTAATATCTTTACTTTGTAGTTTCTTAAATAAAGTACTTACATTTGTTTTTTTAGCTTTTGTTCTTAAGTATTTAACCATTATTTACCACCTTTATATATCATTTTCTTTGGTGTTCTTTTCTTATCTAATCTACTATTTTTGCGTACAGATATTCTATGTCTAGTACTAAAAATGTAGATTAAATGTGTACCTCTAAATGTACGTTGTTCACGAATGCTACATTTACCTATTAATTTCTTACCTCTATAAACATAATAAACTCTATCCGTATGTAGAATAGTTTGTGTTAATTTACCTTTTTGCTTCATTACAAGATATTTCTTCTTTATATTCACAGCTTCACTAATTAAGTCTAACGCATACTTCTTTTGTATTTTAATGTCTGTAGCAGTAACATTATCAAACCTTTTAACAAACAAAGGTTTGTATTTAACAACAATACTTTCATCTGGTATATCTTTTCTTTTTTTATTAAAAAAAGAAGTACTTCTACCTGATAAGTTACCTGTAGGAGCAAAGTTAACAGGTTGATGTTTATATCCGTTAGATTTAGGTTTAAATGTATCAGGTTTCCTCTTTGCCATATAATACCCTCACTCCGTTCTGTATAACTTTAAAGAAATCATCTTCTAATATCTGCCATCTATTACTATAACCATAGATAACACCTCTAGTAAATATCTTATAAGAGTTCTCTACACCTAAATAATGAATAACTTGGTTAATAATAGCTGACTTTTTCATTCTCATACGTTGTGTTCCTTCTATATAACTGCCTTCATTGTTAGTATTTTTACCGTGCTCCCTATAGTTATATCCAGTTAGGTATGTATTATAATCTCTTAACTGTTTAAGTATAGTCATTAAATGTTGCTTCCATAAAATATTTAATGTATGATAAGGACTTCTTAGTGGTGATGGTGTAGCTTCTTTATACTTACCTACTACAGGACTACCCTTGAAGTTAATATAGCTCATAATACCTACATGATGGTGTTTATACCTTTTTAGTATTTGCTCTACTTTAGGTACATGCTTATCATGACACATCACATAAACATACTTACATACTAGACTATAATAGTATAACTGTTTATTAAGTCTTTGTGTAGAGTCTCGTTCTGTTTTTATCTCTATACCCATAACAGTACCATTTCTATCAAGAATTAAACAGTCAGTTCTACATTTACCTTGACAAATAGCTTTTTCATTAAATATTCTAATATCTTGTATATTACTTGTTATCTCATCATCTTTAAACATATGTCTCTTAGTTCTAATTAAATCTTTAATGTCCTGCTCATAGAATTTAGTTATCTCAGACATTTATTCTATCCCCTTTAATACGTTGATAATATTGTAATATACTGTCTAAAGGAGTATAGGACTTAATCCATTTAATATTAGATAAACATATAAATACTCCTGTATATTCACCATGTATAACTTTAGTGCCTTCTTTTTGTGTAATAGTTACTCTATCTTTTTCTCTTTCGAAAAACCCTTTACCTACAGCACCTGTAGTTGTATCTGTACCTAAAGGTATAATATTAGCTAAAAAGATAGGAGGTTCATATACCTTTTTATACTTCTTATTATTAGGTAGCATTGACTTAATTGTATTACTTAATATCGTACCACCTCTAATAGTTTTACTTACTGTTTCTATTTTATATTTCTTTTGTGGTACTTCATCATCAACACTATGTATGTTATATACTAATACATACTCAGAAGTTTCATCTTGGACATGTTCTATATAGTAATAAGGAACACCTCTAAAAGAGTAAACACCTTCACTTACTTTTGTCTTAATAATTTCATTATCAAATTTACCAAAATTTAATTGCAACAAAAATCACCTCATATCTAATATACCACAAATAATAAAAGGAGTCAAGTATAAACTGGACTCCCTTCTTTACTATTCTTTATTTTTTGTTACGAAACTCAATACTAATAATACTAACGCTGTTAACAATACATCTATTACAATAAGCGCAATAATAGCAAAAAGAACTTCTATCCTTGTTGTAATTTTATAAATCGAATCCCCAAAATAAACAACAATACCTAAGAGGATAATACCACATAAATTAGGTAATAGCACATTATAGTACTGCCAATTGGGTAGAGGGTTACCTCCTTTTTTTACTAAATCACGCTCACCACGTAACATACCTACAAAGTTCATTGTGGTATTAACAATAATAATGATAAGCAATGTTAAAGCTATAATTGATAGAGTGTCCATATTATCTCTCCCTAATCTAAGAATACAGTTTTAATGTCAATGTCTTTATTTTTTTTATTTAAAAATAGTAGTTGTTGTGATGGTTTTGTTCTAGATAAATGTAGTTCTTTAGCATAATTATTATATCCCATAGGACTACTTGCTACAATATGCATTCTATTGTAATCTTCTTGTGTTACTGAGAAGTGGTGTACATGACCTGTAATTAACAAATCAATGTGAGTGTTCTCAATAAATTTAGGAATATGCTTACCTTTACCTTTAAGTCCATCTCCATGGTTTATAATAATATTTAAGTTACATACTGTGTCTTTAATAGTATATACATCTTTTCTATTGTCGATAATCTCAATACCTTCTAATACACCGTTTTCTTTTAACAGCAGTAAAGAATCCAATACAATATAAGCTACACTATCATTGTATACTTTTTGGTTCTTATTACCCTGTACACGGTCGTGGTTACCTGCTATCATGCCGAAACGTAAATTACCCCATACATATGGAGATAATTCTGTTAAGAAGTCAATTAATAGTCTAGTTCCTTTTGCTACCTGCTCTGCCATAGTGAACTCAGTATCAAAAGCTTGGTTAACATCTCTCATATTAATATGCTCTATTAAATCACCTACAAAGTATACTGTAACATTACTAATACCACGTTTACTAATATCCTTAATAGTTTCCTGTAGTAGCTGATTTAATCTTCTTTTTAGTACCTCAAAGTTATACTCATTAGTTAAATCTTGAAAAGAACAACCTACATGGAAGTCCGACAGTAAGATAACCAGCTCTTCTTCTTCCTCAGTAGAAGCATACTTACTTACTTTATGGTCTAGTAACTTATTCCCTTTGAGCTCATTAACCATAGTACGCTTTAATTCATCAAACAAAATAGTAGGGTATGCATTTTGTCTATTAATCTTTCGTAATTCCCTTAGTCTAGATAGTTCTTTTTCATGGGCTACTACATAAGATGATACTTCTTCATGATAATCATTACCCTCAAATACTTGTTTATCTTCTACATCTCTTAAGTCCTCTAATAACACTTCACCTTTAACTGCTTTATTTTTCAAGTCATTTAAGTATGTGTCTTTCCTAATATTATCTACAATATCTTTTAATTCATTGCGATTTACTCTATCAATACCAAAACTTGCTAATACTTTATTAAATTTAGAGGTAACTACTTTACCTTCATCTTTAAGAAACACACCTACAATAACTGCTTGTAACTCTTCTACTGTTTTATAATTACTCATAAATACTTCCTTCCGTTATTAAATACTTATTCATATTCTCACCTAACACATGAATATGGCTATCAATAAATATACTAAATATGTTAGAATTTTCATTATAAGATGCTCCGAATGTTTTAGCAACACTATTAACATCATAACCTTTTACATAGAAAGTAAGGATATCACTAGTACCTCTTGTTTGTGAACCTATAACAACAATACCTTTTTCTTTATCCTTAAGACATTCATATGCTAAAGGTAATTTATACTCAGGTGCTACTTCATATAGTACATACAAATCATTTACGTTGTAAAACTTGTCAACCATAATAGGTAATACTATATCTGCAGGGTAACCTACTAGACCCCTTTCTTTTGCTTCCTCATAAGTAGATTTAAAGCTAAACAACTCAGTATACTTATGAGCAATGTCTTTTGGATAACTACTGAAATTAATATTTAAACCTCTATCATCTAGAACCACAAGTTGCTCTAATAAGGACAGGTACTTTAAATCATCACCTACTGTAATAAAATCTTTGTTATCAGGTAAGTTTATATTAGAAACAAAGTATAATTTTGTACCTTTTAATAATTCTTTATATTTTAAGTAATCCTCATTATTGTATATAAAACCTAAAAAAATAACAGAATCATACGTATTATCACTAGCTAAATGTAATGCCGAGTCAAAAGATATCACACTTTCAACGTCGAACATATCTATACCTTCGGATAAATGTTCTGTATGTGAAGCTACTTCATTTAAAATAAATAACATCAATCCTCAATCCTTTCTATTAAATACCCTACCTTTTCATTTTCCTTATCATTATTAGATAATCCATACTCAACAATTTTATACCTATACATATGCACTAGGTCTTTAATAACATTAATAACCATAATGATATTGACCTTACTTACTGATTTATTATCATACGCAACTGCAATATACTTTTCCTTATTTTCCATTAATTTTTTAACTTTCAAATGGTCGTTATCTGAAGTTAAGTGTACTGTTTTAATATCCATATAGTACCTCCTTTATTAATTCTTGTTTAACTATAGCATATAAATAAATATAAGTCAATAAAAAAAAGCCCAACAATTAAGTTGGACTTTAATTTATTATAGCTCACTATGTGGTGCTGTCTTAAATTCAGGTACATCTACCTTTTCTGATTCACCAGACTCATTAGAGTATGCTACTTTATAAGTTCCTTTAGGATACGTAGTATCTGCTGTTAAACCACTAATAGAAATAGTTGTTTTACCTGTTTGTTCAGCAGTCTTAGTACCTACTACTTCACCATCTTTATATACTTTTAGTGTTTTTTCCATTGATTTTTACCTCCGATTATGCTGTAATATCAGCTGTTGTTTCTTTAGGGTCTACAGTTACATCTGTAGGAGCTTCAGGTACTTTATCTTTAACAACTACAGTTACAGTATCTGTATGATTACCATCATCAGTTGTAACAGTGATTGTAGTCTGACCTTTTGCTTTAGCTTCTACTAAACCTTTACTTGATACACTAGCAACATCATCATGTTCTGAAGTAAATGTATAAGTAGCTTTTGTTGCGTTACTAGGTTCAATCGTAGCTACTAAATTATGTGTTTCTCCTACTTTTAAATCTAGTGTTTCTACATCTAAAGTAACGGATGCTACTTTAATGTCCTTAGTCTTAAACGCAGGAACATCTACTTTTTCTGATTCTCCTGATTCATTAGAGAAAGATACTTTATATGTACCTTGTGGGTAGTCTGTGTTAGCAGTTAAGTTATCAATTGTAATTGATGTTTTACCTGCTTGTTTCTCTTCACTTTTTAATAGCTGGTCACCTTTATATAAATTTAATTTATCCAAACTAAGTCATCCTTTATATAATTATTCAGCTGTAATATCAGCTGTTGTTTCTTTAGCTGTTACTGTTACATTTTTAGGTACTGAAGGTTCTGAAGTATCTCCTTGACCTTCTCCTGAGTCTACTCCTTTAACGTCTTTACGTAGTGGACTAGCAGGAAACTCAGCGCTCACGTCTTCATGAGGTTTCTCATTACTATCTACTACTTTTTTAGCATCTTTACTTTCAGCATCAACTAAAGCAAAAACATCCTTCTTGTTATTAGCAAGGAATACATTGTATACTCCAAAGCTGAAACGGTCTTCAACGAATGCTAAAAACGCTTGAATTAATTGTTTACCTTTATCTTTACCTTTAATATTTTCAGTTCTAATAAAAGCATGGTTGTAAGGGTCTTTAACAGTATTAACTACAAAATGAATTTGGTCTCCATCTGTATAAGCAACAGGAGCCTTTTTCATAATTTTAATATTTCCTCTACCATCTGTTTCAATCGGGTATAAGAATAATTCTCCCTTATTATCTACTACTTTGTAGTTATACTGACCACGGTGTGTACGTGTATAACCATCTTGCTCTACTTGAACTTGTAAATACTTATCTGCTACAGTAGTGGTATCTTGTTTTAATACTTCATTAATATTTTTCTTAGCCATAATAATTAAGCTCCAATCATTATTTTTTACATTATAACATAGAAAAAACCTCCCTATGTTATTATTTTTTTCACTAATAATATAACAAAAGGGAGGCTTATTCAGGTTATTCCCACATATGATTTTGCTTATCTACTTTATTATCTTTGATATACCTTTTGGCATTTTGTTCATGATAAGCATTAATTTTAAATTTAACATAATCTTTAAGTTCTGTAAGCTCTCTAGCTACTTCTGAACGTTCTACCTCTAACCTATTAGCTACAGTAGACACAATAAATGCGTTGTCTTCTTTATCCGTATTAATAAGGAGCTCTTTTAGCAGTTCACTTTGTACTTCAGTAAATTGTGTATCATCAAAGACATAATTAAGTAATTCATTTTCTTCTAATCCCACATTTAACTCCTGTGTTAAGGACTCTACTGTATAATCTGTTTTACCTACAAGTTCAGTACGTTTATATTTATTGTTCTTCTTAACATAACTGTTCTGTACTCGTAGTGTTAGTTTAGTTTTAATATACCCTGGAAAATCTACTTTACTTTGTATATCATACTCCTTAACTAACTTAATAAACTGCTCATCTATGTATTCCCGTAGCTCTTGTTTCTCAAAGTCATGACTCATACCTCTAGAGTACCTATGAAATAATGACCATCTAAGGTTCTTATACCTTTTTAAAAGCATATCTAAGTCTCTACCAAAGTCAGTAGGAATACCATCTAAGTCTATAATATATCTATTCCCATTATTAACTTTCTTCATAAGGATGTGCTCCCTCAAATACAATCTTAATCCTGTGTACATCATTTGATACATAGATATCTGAGTAATGTATTGTTTTAGGTACTTTGACTTCAGAACCATTATAACGTACTAAAGAGTAACCTCCTGCCCATCTTGACTCTACATGCTCAATATACATAACTGTAGAATCAGTGTAAGGAAATCCCGACTCTTCTACAATGATAGGCTCCTTATTATCTCTAGCTTTTTTAAAACGTTCTGCTATTTCAATATAAGGTAAGGGCAATACATCATTTGTATTAGCCCTACCTAATGCTTCTTTAACACTATTAATATTTCTATCTATTAGATTATTCATTTACATCTTCCTTAGTCTCTTTATTAGTAGAGCTAAGCTCTTCGTAGTAATCTTGTAATGCTTTAAACTCTTCTAATTGAGTAGTGTCTACTTTTGTATTGTTTAAAGGTGCATACTTATGAGGGAAATTCTCGTGGTAAACTCTACTAAATAATTCTAAGTATAATTCATGGTTGTCCATTAATGTCGGTACCCAATCTTTATCATATTTTTTAATTTCTTCACCATTTAACGTAACATAATTACGCCATGTTCCTTTAGTAATTAAACCACGCTCAACGGCTTCTTTATAGATAGTATGATAAGGGTCAACACCGTTTAATTGAATAGTATCTTCATCAGAACCTACTTCATAACCTGATAATAAATCAACTTCCGCTTTTTGACCAGGTCTAGATAGCTTAGACTTCTTAGTCTCAATACGCATAACATGACCTTTATACGTAGGTTTACCTGTCATAGCATCATTCTGTTTTAATTCTGATTCTTTACCTTTAGATACTTTAATACGTAAACTAGCACCATGTTCAAAAGCTCTTCCTCCTGTAGACTTAATAGGGTCATCATAAGGATTACTCATATTTAAATTATCACGTGCTTGGTTAATAACAATTAATCCTGTATTTGTATCATTAAGCTTAGGTGAAATAGCATTTACTACTTTTTGTGTACTTGTCGCTTTCGTTCCAAGTTTTTTATGGTCTACTCCTGCATCAATTTCATCTTGTGTACGTGTAGCTCCTAGGGAATCCCAAATGAACAAAATAGGTACGCCTGGTGCTTTCTCATTAAATGTATCAATCCAGTATTCTAACTCTTTACCTACGGTTTCTACTGATAGTTCAGTAACATTTTTAAGTCTACCTTCACCTGACTGTATTGAGAACAATTTAGATACGTCTACACCTAACTGTTCCATACGTTGGTTATCCGCTGTTCCTTCAATGTCAATCCAAACTGTAATAACTCCTAATTGTGTTGCTACTCTAGATAAGTGTACTGCAAAAGTCGATTTCAGTTACTACCCCTAGTTTCCTAGTACTTTAACACTAACTTAATAGTGGGCTTAGACTATATCTTTAATTGCCTGGTATGCAAGTTTTTGTTTTCGGTCTATATGAATATTATTATCTCGATATAATGTTTTCATTAATTTTTTAGCTTTTTTACCTGTATAACCTATTCTATAAGAGGTAGAAGTTTTAGATATTGTAGGACATTTAAAACCTAATAAGTCTTCAATCCAACTACCTACTTCTTTTAAAAATTCAGGATGATTGTTAACTAAAGTTATTGACCATCTATTATTATAACATCCAATAGAACCATCACCATCAAACAATCCTCTTAAGTAATGTTTCCTTAAATCATAAGGTATGTCTTGTGTTAACCAATCTGTTTTTTTAGTTTTCATAGGTATTATACCATATTTAGCTAAATCATTACATAGTTTTTCATCGGTAACACTAAAAGTATACGTAGAATTTTCATTTTTTATATAATCTCTTTTTCTATGAGATTCATAAATTTTACTGTCTGAATTCAATTCTTTTTGAACTCTTTCTACTATTTCTTTATCAATTAACTCTAGTGTTAAGTAACATTGACCTTCTCTTCTATATCTAACACAACCGTCAGCCATCAATAAACCTAAAATATATGCTTTCTCTTCAGTATCAATTACTTCAAAGAAATCTTTATTAATATTTCTATTAACTCTCCTAGGTTGATAGTAAGATGTATCAATACCAAAGTCTCTTAATATTTTACTTATCTCTCTTGCATGTGTTGTATAGACTGCTTTTATCTCTGCAATAGTCATAGACTCCTCAGTGTACATTCTTAAAATATCTTGTTTTTGTTTACTAGTCCATCTTCTCTTGCTATTTGTGTCAATATTAAACTCATCTAGTACTTTTTTAATTGTAAAGTAATGTGCATTATACTTTTTTTGTATTTCACTAAATTTCTTACCTTCTTGAAAGGATTTCACTATATCTTGTTTTTCTTCATTAGACCATACTCGTTTTACCATATTATACTACTCTCCATTTTAAATAGATTTCGTAGGCAATTCCCACGTACTTCGGTTTCCCTACTCTACTCAGTTACTCACTAATACTTCTCAATATTAGCTACCTTTTCGATAGTCGTTGAACCTTCTCCATTTTACAGGAGCTTGGATGCTGATTACCTACACTATATAATATAACAGTTTAATAACTCGTTATACCATATAACTCATATACTTGTTATTTTTAACATTCACGCTTACCGTTTCCAGTTACGTTGTAGTTAACAAGTCTTTAAGGCTTCCCAGCAATTCACGTGGATTTGTAATAACTCATTATAAGCCATTGTGGCTATTTAAGGTAACCACTACCAGTTAATCCGTAAACTTCTGTAAGTCTTCCTAGAGGAATACCTCCACCTAAAATTCTATCATATTGTGGAATCATAGTAGGAATGATATTCTTAATATCTGCTCTATTACTATCTGATAGTAAAGTTAAACCTAATTCTTTACCTAAGTCAATAGTATTTAAATTTGTAGTATCTACTTCTTTACCTTTTTTTGCTCTAGCCATTATATCATCCTTTTATATGAAATTTAAATAAAAGAGTGCTAAGATAGCACTCTATAAAGTTATTATAAATCTAAACCTGCTAATACATCATCTACACTCTTAGGTTGATTTTGTTTAGGTGGTTCTGGTGTTGATTCATTTGTGTTGAATGGGATTTGAGAATCGTCAATGTTATTAGCATCAAAGTTCTCAAATGGATTACTTTGTTCTTGTTGTGTTGGTTGCTGTGATGTCTGTTGCTGTGGTGCTTGTTGCACAGGTGTTCCTTGACCAAACTGTGTATTTTGTTGTGGGGGAACTTGTGGTGTTGGTTGTTGTACAGTATTAAAGTTTGGTTGTGTGTTATTTTGCCCACCTAAATTATCTGGCAACTGCTGTTCTATGCTTTGTTGCGTAGGAGCTTGTGTTTGCTCTTGTGTTGATGGTTCTTCACCTAATGTGTTTGTTTCTCTATTGAATTTAAAATTATCATGAGAAACTTCTGTGTTATTAACATTGTTAATCAACCAGTTTACAAAGTTAGGGTTATTTTCTTCTGTTGGTGTAGCTAACTTATCTAAATCAGATAACTGCTGTTCCCAACCTTGAGGTAAAGCACCTAATTTTACTGTAGGATAAACAGTTACATTCCATGATTTTTCACCTTTTTTAGCTTTAGCAATATTAATAGGGAATGCATCATCTGCTGAAATAAAGCTATGTGTAGCAGTAGGTGATGGTGATAACATTTTATCTTTTAATCGGTCAATCAATTGAGACAGACCTGTATTAGATAGCTCCATAGGTTGGATAACAACATTACCTTGTTCATCTGTGTTAGGAACTAATTGACCGTTTTGATTAAAGTATTCAATAACATGAATATATGCTCGTCGTGCAGGTTTATTAGGGAAGTTACTAAATTGTACACCTTGCTTTAACCATGTATTTACATAAGGGTCTACAACAGATGAGTTAACTTTCTCGGGTAAAGTAAGCATAGAGAACTTTTGTGCTCCATCTTTTTTAACATAGTTAATACCTAGTGTTCTAAATTCCTTAAAGAACTCATTAGAACCTTCTACAGGCGGTAGTACACGTACAAGTGCAGACTCTTTATTGATTTGGTTACCGTTAGCATCTTTTACTTTACCTAAGCGCAAAACGAGTTGTTTTGGCTTGTATAATTCTACCTCATTGTCAAAACCACTTGATTGTAGCTTTTCTGATTGCTGATTAATAAATTGATTAAAATCCATAATATCTTTTCTCCTTTTATTTTAAAAATTACTTAATTAGTATAACATGTTTTCTTTTGTTTGTCAATACCTAATGTGTAAATGGGTTAGTAACACCACCATTTTTATTTGTTTGTCTTAGTTCCGCACTAATCTGTACTAACATAGTTGTACGTGTTTCAAAAGCTTTTACGATATAATGTAATTGTTTTTCTCTATAATTCCATGCTTCTACAACCTTTGCTTGCTGTTGATATTCATCAGAAAGAAATACAGCAGACTCTACTTGGTCTTTTGTAGGTTTCTTTCCCTGTTGTTCGTACTGAGCTCTAATTTGTAGATTAAGTTGAGCTCCTATTTTTTCTAACTTACGTTGCTCTGCTTCGGTATAATTACTCACACGTTCTTTTAATGAAGCCCACCATGCAAATTTAGACGACTGTTGGTACATTTCGTCTTGAATTGTATATTCACTAAGTTTTAGTTCATCATGGATATTAAAAGTCTGAGTGTTTCCATTGTTATCTTTTAAGGTTAACTCATTGAAATCTAATGTATCTAAATGTATCTCCATAATACCCTCCTCTATTTTACTGTACTATATAACTTTGAAACTGTCAATATTATTTTTAATATATTCCGTTTTTTGTTTGTACTGCTCTTCAGTTAGTTTATCTGATTCATAGTAGTCTTTGATTTGTTGTAAGGCTAATTTATACTTAATATATCCTTTATACGAATTAAATTGCTTTATTAACTCTTCGTTGTATTCTACCATATCATTATATGTTAATCCTATCTCTATATCTGCATCTATAGGATACTGTCTTAACTCACCATTAATTTTTATTTTTAAGAAATCATAAGGAAGGTTCTCCATTACATGGACAATAACTTTAGCCATAATATTAACTTCTTCAGGAGGTGAGTCTACTACAATACTATCATGAACAGTAGCTACTAACTTCGATTTCATATTCTTATTTTGAATAAAGTCGTCAATATAAGTAATAGCCATGTTAGTAAGGTAACCACCTGTACCTTGAATAATCGTGTTAAAGGACTGTCTAAGACCCTCATTTTTAATCTTTTTATCTCTAGATTGTGCTGAGTGTATATATCTTCTGTGTCCATTCATTGTTTCTACATATCCATGTTTTTGAACAAACTCATGAGTTTCATCTATAGACTTCTTAATAGCAGGTTTATTAGAATAAAACTTATTAAATATTTCAGTAGCTTCATCAACTGTCATATTATTTTTACCTGCAAACGAAAACTCTGACTCCGTTTATACCCTCGGTTTCCCGATATTTATTAGGGGACTAGACTATATCTTAAGTAAATACGTTACTATCTACTTCTAGGCTATTCCATGTAGGTATGAGCTACATGTACTCTACTCGGTTATATTGCAATAAGCCCTCTCGGCGTAAAGCTCACCTTTTGATAGTCGTTCGATAAAATAATTTAAGTGTTTAAGTGTAATCAAATCGTTCTCTTTTCTCTATTTTGAATGTAATCCCATAACAATCTTCACCGGTTTCCATTTTTCTAAAGTTAGTGCCTGACGTAGGTATATTTAGTCTCTTTAGTAGCTTAGTTTTTACTCTATCATAATCAATTTCCACATGATTCTTATAAGCAACATAGTGAGGTGCATAAAGTTTAGAAGGGTTTTCTACAGGTTGATAATTATATTCTTGTAGTGTTTTAAAAACCCAGTTCTTATGATGTTTTCTTTCCCCTCTAAGAACTGCAGAAATATGGCTTTGAATTAAGTTATGTTCCTTAGCAAATTTAGACTGATTGAAGAATATATATTCTTTACCTGTAGGGTCTATACCTAATATCTTTTTACTTCTTGAAGGTACAAATCCTAAGTTCTCTTCTCTAGTAGCCCATTTACATTTATCTAAGCTATATACTTTATTACCTAGTTCTTTAATATCCTTATCTAACACTAACTCACCATTTTTATACTTCTCTAAACTCCAACCATCAATTAACTCTACATCCTTAAGAAAGTTATTAAAATTATGCCATCTATCGTCTACTGTTATTCCTAGTAATCCATAATATTTATATTCCTTACATTTAGGATTATAACATCTGTCTATCATATGAGACCATACATGAGCTAATTTAGAATATAGCTTATTGTGATTATATCTTTCTCCTATTTTAAATTCTATTTAAATCATCCTTACTTATTAAATTACACTTAAATTATTCTACACAGGATTAGCATTTTAAAGCCTTCCCTGTTAGCATAGTTCTTAACTACCATTTCCTGTAGCTCCTAACGTGAACTATACACCCTATACTCAATAGGTTTACCTAGTTTTACTACGGCTATATTTTGTTAACCGTAAATTAAACCAAAGGCTACAGCTTTACTGGCTTGTCTTTCTTCTGCTGTTACGTCCTTCATACTTTTACCATACATAATACTTGCCGTATTTTTATGAATATCTTGTCCTGTTAAAAACATCTCTAACATTTCTTTATCATCTGTATATAGTGCCGTAATACGCATCTCTAAGGCACTATAGTCGGCTTGTAAAATTACACCATCTTTAAATCTAGAGATAAAAGAACGTTTAATAGGGTGGTGATAATCAAACTTATTTATATCAGATGTATGAGCAGGTAATTGTTGCATATTAATGTTTGAACTACTTAATCGACCTGATGCAGTTCCTGTACTATTATAGTTACCATGTAAATTATGTGTATTCTTATTTACTCTTTTAGGTAATTTCTTAGTAAAAGAATTTCTTTTAGTTTGCAAAGAGGCATAATAAATAAGTAAGTCTAGTAGCTTTTTATTATCTTCATTCTCAACCAAAGATAATGCCATCTTTATAGACTTAGTATCTGTTTTGTAGTCTTTCCATGATAACTCATCTTCTTTAGTACTATTACTGAAAGGTTTATCCTTAACTGTCTCTTTACTATAAGGTAACTGTATACCTAAAATGCTATATAATACTTCACCTTTATGGTCTCCTGAGCTTGGTTTGAACTTCCAACCTTCATCTTTAAATTTAGCTCTATACTCATGTATTTCTTTGTCTCTATCAGATGGTTTCTTCTCATGTTCTGCTAGGGCTAGTTGGTATAAATTATACCTAGTTTCTTCAAATTCTTGGATAGCCCAATGCTCTCTAATTTCTTGGTGGGTTTTTTCCATCTCATTAATATAAAATTCATCATTTTTATGCATGTATTCTAAGTCACAATGTAAACCATTTGATTGTATTCTAGCTAATGTTCTAATTAATCTAGGGTAACTTATTGACATTAAGTTCAATGCTTTAGGTCTATTTTGTTCTTTTAACTTTTCAATAACATCACAGTATATTCTTCTACAGACATCGGTGTCACCACTGGCATAAGGATGCATAAGCTCTAATGGAATCCAATCATAATTAAAGTCACCTCCATCTACCTCATTAATAACTTTAGTATTGTCCTTATACGTGTTAATTAAATTAATAGATGTACCTAATACATAATCTTTAGCTTTGTTAGATAAACTCATATACTCGGGTGATGATTCGGCTACTTCTTTAAATTCAGAATCCATAAGCATATTCTTTGTAATAACCTCAGGTGTTAGTTTTAACTCTAAGTATCTTTTTTGCTCTTCTGTGATACCATAATACTTATCTTCATCTGTTAGTTCTATATCAATGTTATCGAGTTTATTTTTCAACCAAGTATCATACTCATTTGATTTTATGTTATATTCTTTCTTAGCAACTTTTTTATTTTCTTTTTTAATCTCTTTTAGTTTATCTGATAAGAATCTTAGTAGCTTCAATACATACCACTCTTTAAAATCTTCAAGAGGTTTGTCATATCCTCCTACATCTGTTACTTCGTAAGCAAGGTCTGATAATCTTAGAGACTCTGCTTGTTCTTGTGTTACAGCTAAATACCAACCTACCTTAGTGTCTTGATTATTTTCAAAGTCTGTGAAACCTTGTGTTGTCATTAGAAAATTTATATCATAAGTAGCATTATGTAGTACCTTAATGTCTTCTTTGCTAGCTACCCATTCTTTTAATAAGGAAAGAATTTCATCAATATCTTGTTGTCCATTCTCCCAAGTAAAGTCTGATTTATATAAAGGTATTGTAACACCTTGACCATTTTCCCAACTCATTGATAATACTAAGGGTTTACTTCCTTCTCTATCAGGACTAAGTGAGTTAGTTTCTAAATCCCATGCGGTAATGTCTACACCGTCATGATTATCATTCTTTACTTCTTTATTAAATATTTCTCTTACACGCTCAATACTTGTAACAAGTTCATACTTAACTTCTTTAGGTTTAAATACGTCTTCACCTTGTTCTACAAACTTACCTAATAACTTAAGGTCAGCTACTACATGACGCTCACTATTCTTATTAACGTTTGTGTACTCTATGCTATAAGTAGGTAATACCCAAACATCATGTTTTTTATCTTCACTAGTAATAGTTACTTTATTAGGTACACCTCTAACTTTACCGATAGCTGATACATTTAATAAATATTTAACCCCTAGCTTACCTAAAGGAATAATAATATCGTACTTATTGTTTATGATTATTTGACTCATTCTTTCATAGTAAGGTTTAACTTCAGATAACTTAACGTCTTGGTACTTAATTGTTTTACCATAGTTATTCTTAATAGGTGTAGGTACTTTAGGATATAAAAAATCAATGTCATAATCCTTTGTGCTCCTATCTCTATTAATACCAGAAATATTAGACAATAGTTGTTTTAGTACTCTACCATTAGGTGTATTTAATAGTACATTCTTAACACTACCATCATTACTAACTGAAAAGTGTTCCTCTCTGATATAGTCGTATAAAATTAAAACTTTCATGTTATTACCAATCCCTTCTTTAACTTAAATACAGTATAGCATATCTAATCATAGTAGTCAATAAAAAAAAGAGGAACTTAATCCTCTTTGTTTAATACATCTATAACTTTATCTAATTCAGACAAAGGTTTAAACTTTAGTGCCTTTCTATTAGGTAAAGTGAAGTATGTTTTATTTAGTCCATCCCATGCTTTTTTACCCTTACGCTCTACTACTTCTATTTGAAAGTACTTATGATTCTTTACCTTATCGTAATCTTCAAGTAGTAATTCAGAAATAGCTTTTGTTTCTGCTTCTAGTATCTCTTCTACGTCTTGGATATAGTACCCTGTACTCTCAGATATCTTTCTTGCTATATCTCTTCTATTTGCTGTACTCACAAAATCACCTAAATCTTAATCTTTCTTTGTCTTTTTAATTCAGTAAGTAGGTCTTCTATTATTTCATAATCTTTATTTTCTTTACTAGCAAGAATATAGATATACATTTTCCACACGGACAAAGAAACCCTTAATTTGTCTGCAAAGTCAAGCGTATACCTAGGTTTTAGTTTATAAGCTTCTTTATCATACGTGTAGTACTTACCTTGTTTAGCGTCTATAGAACTAATACGAGGGAATGATAGATGAACCTCGTCTACATTCGTTTTAACATCGTATAAACTTCTAATAATATCGTAAGGATTGACGTAAGGAAATACAACTGAAATATCAATAATGACTTTTGTTCCCATGAAACTCAAAGCTATATTATCCATATCTTTGTTACTAAACTTACTACGCATTCTATATACAACTGATGATTTAGGGTGAGCTGATAAATCTTTAAGCACATAGTAAGGAATTACTGAATCGGTATAGTATGTTACTTGTCCACCGTGCTTGCATATTTTTTCAATCAACTTATCATTGTTATACTTCTCATTAAATAGCATGTAATGTTTATCATCTCTTAGTATATACCTAGTTGATTTATTAGCTAAGTTGTCCATATCTTTTTCTATCTCATCTTCATTTAAAGTTGTAACTTTAATAGCTTTAGATAATTCATCTTTGTTTTTTACATGTATATTAAAATATCTATCACTATTATATATAGTTAATGTTTTATTTTTTGCGATAACTATTCATCCTTTCATGAAAAAACCTACTACCTTTTACTAATATAAGTATAGCATAAGTAGTAGGTAATTACAAATTAAAGTAAATCTAATTCCATTAAGTTTTTAGGTGTTACTTGGTCTTCGAACTTCTTAGCAAGTTCCCCATCTTTATATCCAATAAGTACAGGTGTACTCATAATGTCAAATAACTTGACCGCTTTTTCTCTATCTACATCTTTATCATCTAAGTTAATAACATAAACAGGTTTAGTAATATCTCCTTCTGCTTCGAAAAGAGGAATCACACTTTTTAAAATTTCACATTTAGCACACTCATCTTGTGTAACCATGACAATAACATCCTGTTTTTGTCTGATTGTTGTATTTAACTCTAATAAACTATTCACTTTTTCCATTTTCTGTATCATCCTTTTCTAGTGTGTCAATAATATCTTTAAATGTTTCAATATCAGCTACATGTGTTAACTGCACCATACCATCAGCTTTAAATAACTTCAATGTACCTTCGTATATAAGAATGTATACATATGTATTATAAATAAACTCTAGCTGAAATTTACTGGATTTACTATCTGCTTTAGTATCATCTCCCCTATTAAACATCTTAATAGGGTCTTGTACATTACTTACTTGTGAGAAAATATCATTTGATTTGAATATATCTTCAGTTCTACTTAGTAATCCAAACGCTTCTTTTTTATTCATTTAGTCACCTCTTTAGGCTTCACAATTAATACAAATTTTAGATAAATTGAATTGTTGTGATGCATTTGTACCATGTTGATAATACAATGACTTAATACCATTAGACCATGCAAAGAGATAAAGTTCATTTAACTCCTCTGCTGTAACATGTTTAGGGTTAATCATAATGTTTATAGATTGTCCTTGGTCAATATATTTTTGTCTTGTAGAAGCTTGGTCTAATATATTATATTGATTAATTTCACCATATGTTTTAAATACTTCCTTTTCATAATCACTTAAGAAAGTTAGGTGTTGAACGGAACCATCATTGTCCCTAATACTCTCAATAACTTTTTTATTGTCCTTTCCTTTTTCTTTTAATAGTCTTTTAAGGTAAGGATTAATCATAGTTTTCTTTACTTTAGCAGTGTCTACAACGTAATAATTACTCATAAAAGGTTCAATTGATTTAGAAACTTGACCTAGGATAAATGAGCTCGAAGTCGTAGGAGCTACCGCCATCAAACACGAATTCCTTCTACCATACCCTTTAAGAATAGTAGGCTCTCCATAAAGTTTAGCTAACTGCTCACTAGCTTTATAAGTTTTTTCTTTTAATAATTTAAATATCTCTTCATTAATTTGACTAGCTTTAATACTTTCAAAAGGTATGAGTTTTGATTGTAGGTATGAATGATATCCAAGAACGCCTATTCCTAAGGCTCTGTTCTCAACAGAAAAGTTATAAGCTCTCTCCATAAATTTAAATGCTTCTTGTTTATCTTTTTCAGCTGAGTCTCTTAGATATTCTAAGTCTCTAATAAACTCAGACATAACAGCATCTAAAAAGTAAACAAGTGTCTCTACAGCATCCGTGTGTTTCCATTCATCATACTTAACAAGGTTCATACTAGATAGGTCACATACAAATGACCAATCTTCTTTATTAGGTAACATAATTTCACTCCTACATGTTCAATAGTGGTCGTTAATCACTACCAGTTCTCTAATTAACAATATTTATAGTTAGGGAATTTTTCAGAATTACATCTTCTGGTTAATGTATTTCTGTTTATTCCTAGCTCTTCAGAGCATATACCCATATTTTTATAAACTACGCCATCAACAATAACTTTTTTAGCATTAGCGCTTTCTTTACCATACATCGGATTGTTTTTTCCTCGTCTATCCATTATATTCCACCCAAAACCTATCTCCATATTATAACCTTTTTTTACAGATTCGTACATGTCTATAAAAATTTGCTCTACCATGTAAGCAAACTTTTTATCCTCTGTACTAAAAGTGTATAATTCTTCTACATAAAAATTCTCTTCACCATGTTTCATCATTGATTGGTGTAAATTAGTTGTTGAGCCTATCTTAGCTTTTCTAATATGATTTTTAAATCTATGTTGAACTGTTTTTGATGTAATTCCGATGTATATTTTATTATTGTTTTTGTTTGTAATTTTATAAATATGGTACTCCATTTTCGACCCTCTTAATTATTATTGTTAATATGAACTTCTATATGTTTCCATATAGAGCAGACTATATCATCTTCCTTAATAAGGAAGTCCACCATTTCGATTTAAATAAGATTTACTTGATTATTACTCAATACTTATACCACTTGGCTCTAACCTTATCCCTTCACTTATGTGAATAGGTTACGGATAGTCGTTAGGCATTTACAGATTTATAATCTGATTTAGCACGGTGTTGTCGTATATTTTAACTTAGATATTCACCGTTTAGATGGATTTTTCGATAGTAATTACTTACTAAAGGTGCAAATTTTTACACAAATTTGAGTTATTAATAGTCAATCCTTTGTCTTTATATACATCTACTGTATTACTATTTGCATTATCATGAAAGAAGATATAGGGGTATCCTATTTGTGTTCTTCTTGTTAATACTTTAGCCCATGTTTTTCTTTTTTCTTTGTCCCCATTAATCATGTCTAATAACCAATCATCAGTAACTGTTACCGCATGTGTTAAGTTTTGAATTGGATTACCTTCGGTACCAATCTCTAAAAACTCGTCAATATCTTTGTGTTCTATAGGTAGATAAGGGCTAAATCTTCCTCTTCTTTGGCTACCCTGACTTATCGTATCTGTCATTTGCTCAAATAGCTTCATAAAATGAACGGAACCACTTGTCAGTCCATTATCAGTGATTTCTGAGCCTCTAGGTCTGATGTTACCGAAGTAACCACTTGTACCACCACCGTATTTACTCATCATACCTACTTCACTAGCAGTATTAAGTATCGATGGTATAGTATCATCTACCCAACTACCAAAACAACTAATACTAAATCCTCTATCTTTCCCGAAATTAGACCATATAGGACTGGATAAGGAATAATAACCTTTACTCATATAATCATAAAACTTGTCAGAAAACCCATCAATACCTAAAATATCTTCAGCGTAATCTGCAATATCTTTAATTCTTTGTTCTGGTGTTTCACCATCACTTAAATAACCACGTTCTAGAAAAACTCTAGAATCATTATTTAACCATTCAAAATTACTCATCTATATACACTGCCTTTATATCATTTTTAGTCTTAAAATAGCGTTTACTTTATCTTTAGTAACTCGTTTACCAGTATTTTCAAAATCAGATTCCGTTGAAAAAATAGTATCTTCCGTTACAGAATTACTAAATTTTGTATAGTTTACAGAACGTTTAGATAAAAAGTCCGTTAACTTAGTACTAATAACTTCATCATCAAACCATGACACTTCACTTAGTAACTCTTCATCAACATCAAAAAGTTTAGTATACCCAACAGCTACTAGAGAGTTATTAAGCCTATTTTTAATAAATTCTTGTACTACTTTCTTAGGTAAGAACTCTAGTTCCCCATCTTCATACATCCAATCAAGTAACCGTGTTTCTGATTCATAAGATTTTTTACAGGCTGTGTAAACTGCATCTTCCATTTCTTTGTTGAACCACTCAGGTCTTTCTTCTCTAAGAATATTAATGATTTCTGTTCCAAATAATCCATGGATTTGCTCTTCTTTAGATGTAGCTTCAATAGCATTTGATAAACCTCTAAATAAGTTTTTATATTTATTAAAACTCATCATAATTAAAAATTGACTAAATAAAGATACATGTTCAATAAATATAGAAAATAATAAAACAGATAGTACGTAATCTCTATCATCCTCACTCTTACTTAGTTTTACATGCATCGCTAACTCATCAACACGTTCTTTAAGAGCAGGAATATCGTCAATTGTTTTAAACTCCTCATTCAAACCTAAAATCTCTAATAAATGTGAATAAGCGTCGGCATGACGTGCTTCACTCTCACTAAAAGTTGCACCCACAGCTCCAGTTTCCCATTTAGGCATTCTATGATATAGGTCACCCCAGAAAGTCTTTACTGCTACTTCTACTTGGGCAATTGCTAGCATAGCTTTTTTAATGGTCATTTGCTCATTGTATTTAACGTTATTCTTATAGTCTTGAATATCTGATGTATAGTTAAACTCAGTGTGTACCCAGTAACTTTGGCGTATAGCATCTTTATATTCTAATAATTCAGGGTATTCATAGGGTTTTAATTCTTTTCTTGGTTTGAATAAGTCTCTTTTACGCTCTCTTTTCTTTTTATCCCTATATAAAATAAAAGCTTTAGCAGTATCTTTATACATACTACTAAATAAAACTTCTTCTACTATATCTTGTATTAATTCTACAGTAATGATAGTGTCTTGTTCTTCTAGTAAAGAGTCTACGTCATCTACAAGAGAATCAATAACATCTTCAATATATTCTTCTGTTTCTGAGTTGGCTCTTAAAATAGCATTAGTAACTTTACTTAAATCATAATCTACAACGGAACCATCACGTTTTTTTATTTGTGTAATCAACTAGTATCCCTTCCTTATATACCATCAAGTAAATCATCAATCAACTTATCTTCTTTTTTACTAACTTTAGATATTTTAGATTTGACAACTCTATATGGTTTAATCTCTTTTTTGTTGTAGCAAGATATAATATAAGAAGGTGTTAAGTTAGTCAACCCATCTATCGTAGTTATAAGAACATCATAAAAATGTTTGTCTTTTCTAACATTCTCTATAATAAAATCTGTTCTCATAATAGGGTACTCTTCATCTCTTAACTTAACATATACATCTTCTATATAAGGTAATGCTACATATGACTGTGCTCTATTTCTTGTAAATATTAAACAAGGAGTTTTATTAACTTGCAAACTATCTCCTATAACTTGTTCCCACCATGTATGAGGTTCTTTATTATTAAGTAGAACATTATCCATAATCCAATTTTCTCTATGTTTACACTCTACAACTAATGGAAAATTAGACTCTAAAGGTGCTACAATGTCACCGACAGCATTATTGTTAGCTCCCCATGATGCACCTCCTGATTGTGGAGACCTACTAAAAGGATAACCCCACCAATCAGAAAGTTCTTTGGCAATCTTTCTTTCGAATACATCACCTTTTTTTTTACTATTTGTCATGTTTCTTCAACTGCACTACTTTTTCATTATCTTCTTTTGCTTTATGCTCTTCTTGTTTTTTTCTTACTTCTTCTTGTTTTTCTTCTAAATACTTTTCACGTTTTTCTTTTAATTTAAGTTGCGCCTTCTCTACTTGCTCAGTAGTTACATCTAGGTTATCTTCCATAACAATCATTAACAAATCAATAGCATTAAAAGCATCATTAAAGGCAGATGCATACTCTTGAACTGTAACGGCATTAATTGCTCGTGCAATTCTAGTAGCCTCATCTAATGATACACTACGTGCTCCAATACGATGTAATTGCTTAGCAGTGTCCTCAGTTAATTCCTTGCCTTCTACTGTTCCTTGTGTAATAGCTTCTAACCACATGTCCATATCTTTTTGTGAAATACCTTTTGTATGTGTACTAATATTTTTTTCCATTATTCTTCATCCTTTTCTTTTGATTCTTCAATTGCTTCCTCAATATATTTTAATACGTCATCGTTAACTAACTCAGCTTTGTATAAAGCATCAATTAGAATGTTTAAGTTTAACTCTGTATTTTGCTCTAGGTCAACCATTTGTTTATTAACACCTAACAATAAGTTAGTAATAGCTTTCATAACATCTGTTAAAGTTGCTGTTTGTTCTTTACCTAACTCTTCTAATTGGTGCATACGCTGTTCATTACCTACACGTAATGCTGTAACATACTCATCTACAAAATGTAGAATATCTTTCTCTTCCAAAATAACACTTCCTTTATTTTTATATATGTATTGTAACATACTATACATTATAATGCAAGATTAAAGTTTTAACTTTTGTTGTAACTTGTAACTTTGAATACTTTCAGGTGTAACTAAAAATCTATTGTGTTTCAAAGTACTAAAAGCTTTTTCCATACCCATATCATTAGCATCTTCATTACCATGTGGTACTAAATACACTACATTGAAATGTGAGATAAGCTTATTAGCTAAATTAATACTAAAGTCTGTAGCGTCTGTGTCTAACATAATATATATAGGTGTTTCTTTAGGAATACTTGAAATGAGGTTATTAACTTGTATCTTTGAAACTTGTTTACCAAACGTAGCTATACCGTACTTATCAAATGTAAGGGCGTCAAAAACACCCTCAGTTATAACAACAAACTTTTGTTTACTAGCTATATTTAAATTAAATATAACATCGCTTTTACCATACTCATTAGGTTTAGAAGGTGCATTTATAGATTTAATATATGGATTTGTTTCAATACTTCTTGTATTCCAGTATATATACTTACCTTCATTGTCATAAGTAAAAAATATAACACTATTTCTAAGTACTATTTTCTTTTTCTCATTATTAATACCATAAGAATAGCAATAACCATTTATAATATACCCTATACTATAGTCTAGGATTTGCTGTAGTGTAATACCTCTATTCTTGAGATATCTTAAATACGGTACTACTTCTTTATTATTTAAGTTATCTTTAATCAATTTAAACCCTATAGGTAGTTCAGGTGCTTTTGATTTTATACTACTATTATCTTTTGTATATCCATTAAGCCTTAGTAATAATTTCTCACTTTCAGTTAAATCTGTGTTATATATTTCTAATGTTGGTGAGAATTGTATATCAATATTCTTTGTTTCTAATAACTCAAAAGCTTGTCTACCTGTAATACTATAATAAGATTTCATAAAAGTAATAGGGTTACCATGTTCTCCACACTTCTTACAATGATACATACCATTAGTAGAGTCTAAAGACTGCTTAACATAAAACTTGTATTTCTGTTCCCCACAAAAAGGACAACAATATCGTAATTCTCCTACAGTATTCTCTTTGGGTGTTCCAATCTCTTGACTTAAAAAGTCTTCAAACCTCATTTTCAGTCACTTCCTATATAGAAACAATTTTCTTCATTAATAGTAACATATTATAGATTTGACTTAAATCACTATAAGTATCATCTACCAGTGTTGTACTGTACTTGAGTACTTCATTTAATTGATAATCCTCTGATTTCTTACTAAAGGTGTTAATCTCTTCAATTGTTTTATCTTTCAAGTACTCGTTTGTACTGATTGTTTTTAGTGTTTGGAAAATAACACCTAAGTCACTAAATCCTTGCTTTACATCTTTACTTGTGAAGGGTTCATCTATAGTAGGTAAACCGTACAACTTAGCTTTCTCAATAATTTTCTCATTATCTTCTTTTATTTTTTCGTTATACCATAATCCTAATTTACATTTAACAGTTTCACATTTATATAAGGTTTGGTGAGTTAACCCATAAGACACAGGTAAGCTAGAGCGTAATCTCTTTAGTTCAATATATCCAAAGTCATTACTAGCTTTATACTCGTATGCATTACTTAAAGGATACCAGTCTACTAAAGTAGAAACAGGAATATTATCTATATGTAACTTTGCATTGTTTGTATAATTTACTGTTAAAGATGCAAACTGGTTATCTTTAATCTTTAGTTTCATTATTTAATTCCTTTCTTAGTGTAGCTACACCGTTTTCTTTTACTACCGTAATTGTATTCTCAAATAAAGGTGCTAGACTCTTATTATGAGTAATAACAAAAATAGTACCTACTGTTTTTAGTCTATCTTTTAGTAGTTTAACTACGTTCTCACAACCAATAGTGTCTAGACCATCAAAGCATTCATCGTAAAGGGCTATATTTGTAGATATATCTTCTTTACTCATAATTAAGTCTTGGATAGCAAAACTAATAGCTAGGTCAATACGTTTTTGCTCTCCTGCTGAATTAGATTTGTAAGACTCTCCTCCATTGTTATTCTTAACAATAACATCGAACTTATCTTTAAGTTCTCCCTTAGCATTTTCTACTTGTGTTTGAAATTCAATTTCGATATCCGAACCCGCTAATATTTGTAAATACTCATTAGCTTTATCATTTAAGAACGGTGTAATAAAGTCTAATATTACAGAACGTAATCCTTTATTACTAAATGCATCTACAGCTTGTTTATATTTTGTTTTCTTACTCTCTAATTGTACTATATTTTCCTTATGTTTGTCAATAGTATTGTCAATATCTTTTAGTTCTTTATTGTGTAATTCTTCATTAGGTTCTTCTATATAAGAGTAATCATTTAATATTGGTTCTTTTAAATTAGCTTTAGTGTTTTCTAATTGGCTAATTTCATCATATACTTCTTGCTGTTCTCTGTATTGCCGTTGAATATCATCATCATGTTTTTTCTTTTCTATATCTTCTTGCTGTATAAATTGTTGTAATTCTTTAGATTTAGCTAGTAGCTCTTCTTTCTTATTAATTATAGTCTGCTCATTATGTTCGTACTGAGATATTTTAGCTTGTTTTTCTTTAATTTGTAATTCTAAGTTTTCTTTTTCTTTTATTTTGTGTGTATTATCTATAGGAGAACCACAAACAGGACAATGGTCATTTGTATCTAGTTTATTAATAGATTGTTTTAATTGATTAATTATATTTAGAGTTGTATTCTTATTTGTTGTTTCTTGACTCAATAATGGCAATAATTTATCATTAATATTTGTGTTAATCTTTTCAATACCTTGGTTAGCTTTTGTATAATTTTCACTAAATACAAATTCAAAGTCTTCAACTTTAGGAATACTACCTTTACATACACCAATCTGATTGTCTAAATCTTTTAATTTATTCTCGTACTCTTGTTTCTTTTGATTAAACTGTTCCTCTTCTTGCTTCTTACGCTCTAATAAGTTATTATATTTATTTACTTCATTATTATATTGTTCTTGTTTTAGGTTTCTTTTATATTCTAGTTTTTCTATTTCTTGTTGTTCTTTACTTTGTTTCTCCTCTACTTCTTTAACTTTTTCTTTAGCTACTTCTTGGGCTTGCTTATAAATATCAGTCTTAGTAATAGATTCTAGTATTTCTTTTTTACCTTTGTCGGTAGCTTGTGAAAACATAGGAATGTCTCCTTGACCATATATAATAGCATTTACATATGTATTAAAAGGAATACCAAATAACTCTTGTATTTGAGTATCCGTAACATCATTTGTAGAGCCTGTTATCTCTTTGTTATTACAGAACAGCTTAACCTTGTTCTTGTGTTCCTTGTGTTTACGATATCTTTCGATTAAATACTCGTCTTTACCTATGTTGAAAGAAAGCTTAACGTAGGTGTCTTTCTTCTTATACTTATTAACAACATCATCTGCCTTTAAACCTTTCTCAGTCTTTCCGAACAGTGCATATGTGATAGAGGATATCATGCTTGTTTTACTTGTTCCATTACTTTCAAAACTATCATTTGTTTTATTAATACCTTCAATAAGTACAAGACCTTGCTTATCCAGATTTAGCTTGATATGCTCAATAGCTAAAAAGTTATTCATCTCTACATAATTAAACTTAACCATTTGTACCACCTTCTTTTAACAATTTAAAGAAACATTGATGTGAACCATAATCTAGAATATAACAATCTTCTTGTTCAATAACCCTCGTATAATAATGAGCGTAGTTAGCTTCCTCTAGTACTTTGTTAATAAGGTACATCGCATCATCAATATTTTTAACATTACATACATCATATGTTCTTTTATTATGTAAGAACTGTAAAATAGGTTTAGATTTATCTATACTTGGTTTAATATTCTTTATAATAATATCTATCATACTACAACACCGCCTTTAAACACTCTAGAAGCTCATCTTTTGCTTCTGGATAGTATTTGTCTGCATAACTAGAAGTAATCGTTATAGGGCTGTCAGACACGTCAGCGTCGACTCTCTTTTCTACCGTGTATTCTTTCTTCATTTGTACTTGTACATTAGATTCATCTTCTGTTTTATCTAATTCAATTACTTTAGCTTGTTCTGGAGTACCAATAAACCTAATAAAGTGACCTTGGTTTACTAAATCATTCATGTTATCTGGTACATTGTCACCTTGCACTGTAATAAACTTTCTAGTATCTAATGGAATGAACGTTGATGTTAGCTTATCTGTATCTATTAAATGTACACCATTAGCTTCTTGTTCATCTGAAAAGGATTGTTGCATTAGAGAACCACCATACATATGATTAGGGTTATTGTTTAAATATTGTCTTCTATGATAGTGACCAAGAAGAATAAAATCATATTTTTCTGGTAATAGGTCTTGGTAACCAAATGCACCTTCTAATCTGTGTGAGCCTTTACCTGTTAAACTATTCTCTACGCCTAAATGTGCTACTAATATATTTACTTTATCTTTTTGGTAAGATTTTTTAATATACTCCTTAATTTCTTCTGTTTCATCTCCATAAGCACACATAGTTAATTGTACTTTACTAGAAAGTGAGTCACTACGTAAATCTTTAGTTACTTCCACATTAGGTAATGTTTCAAAGATATCAATACTAGATTCCGTATATAAAGAATTAGACACAGCATCATGATTTCCTCTAACCATATATACTTTAACATCTTGATTCTTAGCAAAGGTTTCAAATACCTTATTATATACTCTAGTATCTACCGCATTTCTCTTATGGAATAAATCTCCTCCAAATATAACTTTAGCTTTATTTTCTCTAGCTAAATCAAATACTTTTTGTAATGTCTCAATTTGTTCTTTAAATCTATCATTACCATATTCTTCATCAGGTTTACTATAATTCGTAAACATATGAAAATGGCTATCTGTAAAAAATATAAATTTCATTAGTGTCCTCCTTTAGTACGTTATGATAAAAGTATAACCCTTAACAAACATGTTGTCAAGGGTTTTGTTTTAATTTGTATTATTTAGTAATCTATCTTGTGCCATACTGAAGTATTCTTCTGATAATTCACAACCAATAAAATTCCTATTTAACTTTTTACATGCGACACCTGTTGTTCCGCTTCCCATGAAGCAGTCTAGAACAATGTCTCCTTCATTAGTTAAGCACTCTAACAACCATTCCATAGCATATAAAGGTTTCTGTGTTGGGTGTCCTTTGCCCTGCTTTTCACTTCTAGGTGTTACACTTGTTTTAATACAAGGTCTTTCATATTTTTCATCTAAACGGTTAAAAGTCCATTTAGCTCCTTTTTTAACAAAATAAAGAGCAAATTCAGTATCAAAAATAAATCGTCTATCCCTATTACGAGGCATAGGGATAGATTTTTTCAGACGAATAACATCTTTAAATTCACAGCCTAATTCTTCCATAGTATTAATGATGAGTGTGAATTGTCTCATGTCACAAAACACAACGATATTACCACCTTTTTTAACTTTTGGTATAGCTTTATTAATCCATAAAGTAGCTTCAAAATTTTTATCCCATTCCCCAAAATCAATACCAGCTCTACCCATAGTTGTGAACCTGTTCTCTTTTGCAATATTGTATGGTGGGTCTGTGATAATAGCATCTACACTACTATCTTCAATTGTATCTAATAACTCTAAGCAATCCCCCTGTAATAATTTTATCATTATTTTACTCCCTCTTCACTAATTTCTATAACATCATGATTAGCAAACTCCTGTAATTTAAACATATGATTGTCATTAATCTCATTTAGTAGCTTACTTGAATAAAAATGTATCAATTCACATACCTCATCTGTGTAAGGCTCTCCTCTTAATATATCTTCAAGGATATCCATTGCTTCTTCCGTATCTACCTTTACGTGTCTTAAAAATTCAGTCTTATCTTGTAGTTCCTGTATTGTCATTTTCATTGTTTAGTATCTCCTTATGTTTTTCTATTCTTTCACTGGCTAAATTATAGTATTCTTCGTCTAATTCAAAACCAATGTAATTGCGGTTAGTACTCATACAAGCAATAGCAGTAGTGCCACTACCAATAAACCCATCTAAAACCACATCTCCTTTATTACTATGCTTCATAATACATTGTTTTATTAAATCTAATGGTTTTTCATTTTGGTGTAATTGTTTTTTACCACTTACCCTATCAAATTCCCATACATCAGTTAATCTTCTCCCATTAAAATGTTTTTTGCCCTTTACTACTAAAAATAAGATTTCGTATTTTCTACCAAAAGAACCTTTTAAATCTCCTGCTGTATGATTGTTTTTTACCCATATAATCATATTTTTTATTTTAAATTTCTTCTCTAATTGTTGTTTAAAAAAATCTACTTTCTCTGATGAGCAGAACATATACATAGCGCTAGTGTTTAATTTTATTGTTTGTTAATTCTAACTCTATAATACTTCTTTTAGGCTTAATATTAAACAATTTACAACCATACTTATCTATTACGTAATTATCCAATGTATTAAATATATCGGTTGAGACATCCTCTAACTCCTTTTCAGAGTACTTTGTGTTTATAGTCTCTATAAATCCGTGCTTATTAATGACTTTAAAGTTTTTTAATTTTACTTTTGCTTCATTTAAGTTCAAATCTTACCACCTCTTTATTGTTTATAATAAAAGTATAAGCCTTAACAAATACATTGTCAAGGCTTTTTCTCAATTTTTTAACTTATATTCAATTGCTTTAATTACTTCTTGATGTGTATTGCAAGGTATAGCAGGTACTTTATTAGACATAACGTTGTACTTATATCCTGTTGTATTATTCCTTGCTATAGAGTCTAGTAATGTAACACATACATTAGTTCCTTTTAATTGGAAGGTTCTTAATCCTGTATTTGTATAATCCCATTCTGCTTTATTACGTGTAAATGTTCTACGTACTTTTTTATAAAGCTTAGTAAAGTCATCCATTAAAAACTCAGCCCTCCAAAAGAATTATTAATAGCTTCAGCTTTATTAGGTTTTTCTTTAAATCTACTTTTATCTTCACCATTAAGTTCCGCTAGTATTTGCTTATGTTCTTCTGCCTCTTCTGGTGTTTCATCTCTAACAACCATTTTAGTAGGCTCTACTTTAAGATTAACAAATCTCTCACCTGTGTTTGAACTGTTTCTTACTTTGTCTAAGTACAATCTTAAAAAACCATTTTTAAATTCTTCATCTTTTTGGTTAACGGCAAAAGCAACCTCTACAGCATTGACAATCTTTCTACTTCCCTCAACATGTTCACTTGTAATAATTTCTGAACCATAAGCTGTTCTGTTTGTTTGTGCTAATGTCCAACAAACAAAATTGTATTCTTGTGATAATTTTCGAATATCTTCAAAGATACGACCACCAGCATCTGATTCACTTTGATACTTAAGGTAAGGGTTACGCATAAGTTTAGGATAATCAATAATAACAACATCTATATGCTTATCTTTCTTAATTGTTGTATTAATTATAATTTGTTCTAATTGGTTTGGTGTTACCTCACCAGGCATATGTTTAACGATATAAAAGTTACCTAGCAGTTGTCTATTCTTTTTATAATGTTCTTGTATCTTATTATAAGCATCTGTGTTTAAAGATAAGTCACCATTAAGTAATTGATTCTTTTGTACACCTACCATTTGTTGTTCCGCTCTTAATACCATTCTATCCATCTTTTCCTCTAGGGCAATATATAAAACATTTAAACCTTGTTTAACATAGTTCTTACCTAAATTACTTGCCATAAGAGACTTACCTCTACCTGTAGGTGCGATAACTAATCCTACTTCCCCTCTACCTATACCACCTTCAATTTGCTGGTCTATAGAATGGAAACCTGTAGAGTACTTATTAATACTTAAGTTGCTTAATAGTTCTCTCTTTTTATCTACGTCTTCAAAGAAGTCAATAAATTCTCCGTCAGTACCATTAATGTCACTGACTTCTATTTGTTTTAGTTTCTCTACTAGTTCAGGTAAGTTATCTGAGTCCTCTTGCTTATTCTCAGCTATGAACTTAACTAATACTTCTTTAGACATTTCTGTTTTAATATACTTTTCTACTTCATAGTTTACAGAATCGTCTTTATTATTCATGTCTACTGTATATAAGCTATCTAAATATTTTAATGTTTGTGTTACTTTTTCATCATCTTGTTTATCACTACCCATTAATTGCTCTACTTTAATAGCTAAAGATTCATTTGACATTTTATCAGCAATGTGTGCTGTTCTTTTTATAGCTGTGAATAAGTAACCCATGTTTTCCGATTCTGTAGCAAATAGACTTTTAGGTAACTTATCTAGTACTTCTCTTGCAAAATGTATATCCTTCATAGACTTATGTAGGATAATCTCCTTAATTCGTTTACTCATATGTGTCATCCTTTACTATATCAATAACCTTATTATAGTTCAACATACCTTCTTTTGTCAATGGTATTTTATCAATTAAATTATATTTTTCAATTATAGACTTAACTTCTTTTAAATTAACCTCATAACCTAAGTAATTACTATACATTTGTAGAATATATGATGTTGAAGTAAATCTTCTCATATGTAGATAATTCATTGTTGTTTGTTCTATATTTACAATATCTTGTTTACTTAAGTCTGTAGTGTTTACTAAACTTATACCTATTAAGTCTCTTCTATCTATACCACCATTTAATTCTGCGATATTTGCTTTATACTCTTTTTGCATTAAAAACATAGATAGTCTAGCATTGTTAGGTATTGTAGTAGGTGAATACTCATTTACAATACATTGTTTAATAAATTTATTTAATAAGTTTTTATGTTTACTAGGTAATTTTTCTATTAGATGTTCTATATATTTATTATATGATAAAAGTATAATATGTTTCATGCCATTAAATATACCATAAATAGTATCTTCTATATCTAAAGCTGTTTTAAACATTGTATCAATATCATGTATCTCTTCATTTAAAGGTGTTGTATATAATTGATGTAATTGTGCTACAGCAGGATTTAATAGGTAATCAGATGACTTAATTAAAGACTCTACTTCCCCAATTTGTCTATTTGTTTTATTTACACCTCGTTTAATACCTTTTACATAATTTTCATAATTAGTTAGATATTTATCTGAACTAAAAAAGTTAGGTGCAGGTATAGGATAAGGTTGTGTTTTATTCTCAAACCCAAATGTGGTATTCTTAAAAACATTTTGCATATATTTAAAAACATTAATGTTCTTATCTTTTATCTTTAAGTAAAAGTTGTAGAATGTATTAAATGTCTTACTACCAAAGAAGTCTTTACAAATACTATCTCGTGATAAATTCTGTAACATTTTCTTTCTGTAGTACTCAGATAAATGCTTATGTCTATCTACGTCTTCATTACCATTTGATAATGTTAAATGTTGTATATATTTAGCATTCATGTGTGCTATAGCATATTGGTCATATAACTTACATAAGATATAAGATTTATAAAAACCCTCGGGGTCATAAGACATATTAAAAATATCTTTAGTAGGGTAAGGTAAACTACTATTATAAAAATTCATATCTGATATTATTTTCCTGTTTTTATCTTTACTAGCATTATATTGAACCATTTCTAGTTTTGTTCTACGTTTATTTTCTTTTCTTTCATATACGTAGCTAGGAAAAAATCTATTTCGTAATTCAGTAGCGTATTCTAGATTAGAAGTAATAACATTGTCATCTGTATCATTAAAATGTAAGAGACTATCTGTATCATAGTCTCTTACTAGTGATATAACAATACCACCTTTATTTCCTCTTTTAGAAACAACATTAATTTTGTTATCCTGCTCTAATCTTTTAAGGTTTTTAGATAAAGTAGAGACTGAGACATCTAGCTCTTCTGCTAACTCTTTTTTAGTAGCTATTTGATAAGTATTATTTTTTGATTTTTTTTCAATGTAATCATATAATCTTCTTTCTGTCTTAGTCACTACCCATACCTACTTTCCTAATTCTTTAATTTCAAATTTTTCTTCTTCATATATTTTTCTACGCTCATTAGAATGTTTATATAAAAACTTATGTGTCATATCATTAAAATCAAATATCTGTGTTGTATTATCTTCTTTCTTTTTACGTAACGCACGACCTACACGTTGTAGTGTTTGTCGTAAAGATTTACCACCTGCACCTAGGATTAATGAACGAATACCACTGATATCAACACCCTCATCAATAAGGCTTGTAGCAATCATAACTTTAAGTTTACCATTACGCATTTCATCTAACTTTTGTTTACGCATATCCGACTCTATTTCACCATGTAAAAAGAAATTCTCTACACCCATTTCATTCAACATAGTGGATAGTATTTCACCATGCTCAACAAAATTAATAATAATAAGCGTAGCTTTATCTTGATTATACCACTTAGCTGTTAGTTTTGCAATAAGTTTATTTCTAAACTCGTTATGTACAATACCTTTATTATATGCATCCCTGTAATCCTTAATATTATCTATATCATCAGGGTTAGCAATAGGGATAATATTTATTGTAGGTCTAGCTGAATAGCCATTCTCGATTAAAAACTCATTAGATGTTCTTACAATAATATCTCCGAATAATGCTTGCATACGCATCCATAGTAGCTCATCTTTCATGTCTATGGAGCCTGTTAGTGCTATCCTGTATAGTGCATTCTCACAGGACATTAAACTTGTATACCATGAATCTGATTTACTGTGATGTGCTTCATCAACTATCATTACAGCTATAGAGTCTAGGAACTCACGCATTTTATGATATTTATCATAGCTCTTTTGATTTTTCTTTCTTACTTCTTTTTGGAAAATAACATTATGATTGTTTAATGCCATTAATACTTCAGCATCCGTCTTTGAATTATGATAAATATCTTGAAGTATATCAAGCACATTCTGCTCTACTTTAGTTTTAGGTGTTGTACTTTCTAATAATAACTTAAGTAACCTTTTTTGATTTTTACCACCTTCAAATTTAGGAAGTATCTCTTTAGCTATCTTTTTACTTAAGTTTACTTTAGCAGATACTTTTACTCCTTCTGTAGGGTCTTTTAAGTTAGAGTTAACAGTAGGAATCATAACTACAGTTACTTGTTTAACATCAAACTTACCAGAACCTACTTTACCTACTGATATATTCAATCGTTCACTTAAACGGTCAGCAGATTGATTAAAAATCTCAGTAGAACTTGTAAAAAAAGCTACACGCTCTCCTTTTTCTAGTTGTGGTAATAGTTGGTCTATGATACCGCTAGCAACCTCTGTTTTCAATTATGTTACGATTAGGTTCGTTACTCCTAACCTTCTTGTAGTCTCCTACAAAGTTCAGACTATATCTTAACCATATCTAATGAGACTTAGGTTCTCCCTGTTTCCAATCACTTGATTGTACATAATAGTCGTTGCACCTTCCTAGTAATTTATTAAGCTTGGCTCATGATTGTCTCAAATGAGAGAGTTCCCATGAATTAAAGGAGTTACACTTATAATATTTCTACTATAAGGGGCAAAATTTACCTGCATTGGTAGCTTGCTTACATATACCATTATAATTGACTAAACTATTAAACACAGCTTCATACTGATAGTCACGTAATGTAATCTTACCTACGTTATTATCTAGTAGCTGTATTTCATCATCAATATCTTCTTCAGCTAAAAAGCTTTCAGATTTTTCATCAATAATTTCGTATTGAAAGTTATGTCTTGATTGTAACTCACCTAGTAATGTTATCATCTTAGGTAACAACCCACTAGGGAATTTGTTCTCAGCATAATCGTAGAAATCCACATAACCATCCCACACACCTCGTTTAAAAGCTAAGCTATGTTGATAGCCCTCTTTCTTAGCTCCTAACGTTTTATGAACACGCTTAAGTATGATATCTTTAATATACCCGTCACTTTCATCAAAATCTACATATGTATATATATTCTGTTGTCTTAATTGCATATATTCTCCTTTCTTTTTATTCCTTTATTATCTTACCATATTTATTAAAGTTAGTCAAGAAAAAAAAAGACTAGGAATTATCCTAGTCTATGGTAAAGAGATACCTACAACACGTGTAACATATTGGTCTTTATTATTATTTACTGCACTATCTTTAATTGTCCATGTATCACCAGTAATAGATAAAGTTACTCGATAGTACTCTACTCCAATATTAGAGTCTCCTGATACATAAGCTCCTGAACATGTGTAAATACCATCTCCATCTATATAAAACTTATGACATAAAGTACCTGTTTTATCCGTACCTTTTGTGTTTTGTAAGGCTCTGTATCTTGTGTATATCTCTACGTATTGGTAGTTAGATATAGAATCAGACATAGTTTCTTTTTTATTTGTATCTTTAAAGTTATGTGCTCCATTCCATAGTTCTTTAAAACCAGGTAATGTTTTTGTTGTGTTCCATGTATTACCATTTACGGAACCATTAATAGTTCTACCGTCAGTACCTATTGCGGTATATACACCATATAAATTAGTATAGTTGTTTGAGTCTGATATAAATATACCTCTGCAACTAACCGTAGACGGAGAGCCTGAAACACCACCTTGTATATAGAAAGTAAAAACAGTTTTACTCGTTTCTTCAATATGTTTAGCTATAGCTTGTTGGAATGTTATATTGTCTGCTGTATATACGGATAATGAGTAATTATTGTTTTCCGCATCTCCATTTACATTAGATACAAGATATTTGCTTATCTTTTGTACGTCTAAATCAGTTCTCCAAGCACCCCAATTGTCATACGATTTCTTAACATTAAGATATTCTTTTCCCGTGCTACTATCCGTTAATCTTAACATTCTATTATCATTACTGTCTATGGAAACTTGTAAGAATCCTTCATAAACACCACTAGGCATATCCGACATATTAGACACGTAATATGTACCTTGTGTATTAATATCAAAAGGACTTCCACCTATATGTGATGTATATTTATTATTAGGTAAACTTTGTACTACTTGCCATTGTGATGTTTGGTAGTTAGTAACGAATCGGTGCATCACTTTTGATTTACTGTCCGCCGTTGACAATGTATACAATATTTGTATTACTCTATCCTCAGTATCTAATGTTAATACTTGCAGTAATACATCTATATTTTCCATATCTGGTTTATCATACATAGTAGCCAATGTACGTGCTCCTATGTAATATAAACCTACTTTTTTAATGTCTCTTAAGTAATTGGTATAATCTATATCTTTAGCTAATCCTCTATCCGTTGTTAACTTAACTTTCTGTGCTTTACTTACGTCTAATTGTAAGTCTGTAGTTACTTCAAAGATATTTCTATCCTCAGTTAATACACTACCTATGTTATTAACTTGTTTTGTTAGGTCTGCTATTGTACTGTTTTCCGTAATAGGTGTAAAATTTAGTGCCATACTATTTATCCTTTCTTAGATAACAATTCTTGTAACATTCTTTTTAGTTCCTCTACTTCACTCTCTAATTTTTTGTAGTCTTCTTTAGGTACAAACTCTTCTGGTGGTTGGTATTCTATGTCCTCTACACTCTTCGAGTTATCTTCAAAGCTTTTATTATATATTACTTCGTTAGTGTTCTTATAATACGCATACTTATTACTAACAAAATCAACAAAGAATCCATCAGGTAGAATAGACCTTGATACTTTTACATCACCATTGTTCTCTTCATATCCACCTACAATAGTATATCCCATAATATACTTATTATCTTTTAAGTGTAACACAATTTCATCTTTACCAATGTCATACTTTATCATCTATAAAACCTCTTCTCTTAAATATATGTTAACCCTATTACTCTTAGTACTTCAATGTGACCTGTTTGATTGAATTGTGCGACTGTTGTGGTATTTCTATTTCCATCTAGGTTAATTGTTTTTGACATTTTAGCAGTGACATTTATCTTATCAGTAATGTCACAATATCCTTCAAAGAAATCTACGCTAGAATTAGAGCCATCATTTACTAAGTTAAAGTCTCTAATTACAATACTAGATGTAGTAGCAGGGAATCTTCTAGTTGTATTATGTCCAGAACTTCTAGTCCAATATACTACGTCAATAAAATCATAGTTATATAACGAATCTGATAGATTTACTGTGTTTCCTGAAGCAAGGTCAAGCGTTCCTTCCCAAAGGCTAGTACTAGCCATTTGAACTTTCATGGCTTGCCAACCATTATTATCTTTATTATATGTTAAAGAATATTTCTTGCCTTTAGTATCACTAAAATCCATTTGTATTACTTTATTTGTAGTGTTTATATTATTATTTTTATACGCTACTTGTATTGTGCCTTGTATTGTTTTATTACTAGGAGTTCCACTTATAGAACCATCACAGTAGAAGGTATAAAAACCTTGAGGTACAGACATTGCTAATTGTTGCAGACTTCTACCATTCGAGCTTTGGTAATCCCATACGTATTTATAGTAGTCATTACTATATGTATCTACGCTACTGTGTGATTGAAGCTCATCTTTACTTGTTGTCTCAGTCCAATTACTCCATATTTCATCATATTTTCTTTTATCATAAGTATGAGTAATAAAAGGAGTTACCGAGTATGATTTTTCTAATTTTGGTAGTGCATAATACACAATAGCTCCATTATTAGTAGAATTAGAGCAGTTAAATCTTAGTAGGGCTGATATATAATTAACCCTATCATTACTAGACTCTTGGTTATATGATTGTAAAGTAAAAGTAAAGGAGAACTTTTTCCACTCCGTAGATAAGTCATAATAGTTAACCTCTCTCCTACCTCCTGTGTATGGGTTATTGTCTTGATAAACATAATTATACCCAGCAATCTCAAAGTAGGGGAAATTACCATTTAACAAATTAGGGTCATTTACTTTAATATAAACAGACATTGTAACAGTATCCCCTACATATAGTTCGTCTCCTATTCTAAATCGTTTTGACATAACTGTAGGATATGATTCCCCTCCATCATCTAATTGAATAGTATTTTCACCCATATATCTAACTGTTGAGGTAGATGCATTATTAGTAAAACCCCAAAAAGATGTATTATCTATATAATCCGTTCTTATATTAGCTACATCCGTCATTGGTAATGTGAATAAACTATCTCTTAATAAGTTAGGTTGTTGGTCTTGGCGTGGTAACTTTCTAATCATTTTAAATGTTAAAGTAGAATTAATAGGATTAAATTCAGCTAAAGCTGAGGTACCATTTTTACTTTCCTTATAATTTATCCATCCTGTGTTTAAATTACTTTTAGGGGGATTTATGAGTGTTGCAAATTGAGTTGTGGACTCTGTTAAATTTTTTACATTAATTGTATTTCCTGAATCGTATAATGTACCTTCATCTAGTTTAAAACTAACCCAATCATAGACAGTACCATTATAATAAGTTTTCACAAACAATTTATTTGTGTTAGACGGGGCATAATATAACTTATAATAAGTACTACCCTTTTTATCTAAGTGTAAAAACCCTATATTACTTACACCTTGCGGGGTGTTTCTTGCTTGTGTTACAAAGTAGTCACCTGAGTCTTGTATGAAATTTAAAACATTATTTAAATCAGGATAACTAATCGTTTTTAAATCAGATAAGTTAACTTCTTCTTTTAAGTATTTACCCATTTCATTTACTTTAGGGTACATATCCTTTAATCTTTGTGATTCTGTTAGAGGTGTGTAGTTAAACGTCATGTGTGTAATCACCTTTCAATTTTTTAAGCTCATCAATAAGCTCATTAACTTCTTGTAGTTTATCTTTATATGTTTGTTCCATTTCTTTTATAGCTTTTTCTTCTACAGTAGGAATAAAGAGTTTAGCTTGTGAGTAAGGGTCTCTATATTCTGTAGGCATAATATCACTTCCTTAGTTAAATAAAAAGAGGGTATGAAACCCTCTTTAAACTTACTCATCTCTTGTTGTAACCATAAGTCTACGTACACGAGGTCTTAAGAAACTATTTTCAGTTGATAAGTCTAATCTTACTTGTAATTTGTTATTCTTAGTAGAGTGATTTACTTTCTCATCAATAGCATATCTATTAAAGTCTCTATTAGCCTTAACTACCTGAGCAGACTTAGTAAATGTTTTCCAAGTTTTACCATCATCGTCTGAATACTTAGGAATAACATTAGTGCCCTTAGGTAAGAATGCTTCATAACTAAATCTTATTGTGTTGTATGGAGCTTCTGTCATATCAATAGCTCTACCGATATATGAACCTTTTAACTCAGTTAAGAATGTAGTAAACGTTAAGTCATTAGAACTTAATAAAGGTGAAATATACTTATTAGACTCAAATGTAGCTTTTAATTTAACTTGTTTAGCTAAACCTAATACCTCTAAATCTTGGTAGTTACCAATAGGTTCCCATTTTAATTGGTCAAATGTAGTAGATGTAGCCATGCCATCTAAAATCATTTTAATTTCCCAAGTACAACCTGTTCTTTCAGGAGTTAAGTACGTAGACATTAAAACTAATCTATCTGCTGATACATTCTTAATAGGTTCAAATTCAATTGTAGCTGTTTCATTAAACTTAGAAGTATATACACCAAATTTTAAATCTGAATTTTGGTGTGGAGTCCAAGTACTAGCGTTAGATGAACTAAATAGAACGCCTTGTACATATGGATTACCGCTAATAACTTCATTAGGTTTATCAATCTTAGGTTTTGTTCTTGTTCCGACCCACATAGTATAATCACTATTTTCTGTAATAATGACAATAGCATACTCTTTACCTGCTTCAGCCATCATAGGGTCATCAAAGTATACTCTAGTTTCAGCACTAGCATTATTAGATACTTTAATATCATCTGAGTTGATTACTGTTTCAGCATATACCGTCTTGTTAGGGTAACCTGTATCTCCCATACCACGAATTTGTACAGTTACATTACTAGACTTATCTCCTTTACTAGCAAAGTATAAACCTAAAGAACTAATAGTTCTACTTTCATCATATTGGAATGATTGTGCTAATGGGTCTACTAAGTTTACTGTAACACGTGTTTTGATAATAACATCTTGTACAGTCTTCTTACGTCCTTGAGCTGTATATGTTGTAGCACTTGTAGAGTTAGCATTTTTCAATGTTACTTCTCTATTACCGCAACGAATACCTGCTGGAATTGTAAATGTACCTTTAGCTGTGCCTTTAGCATCAGACATAATTGTACCATCTTCAGAACCTTTTCTATAACCTGTTGCTGGTGTAATAGCACAACGAACACCATCAAATAAAATATACAAATTATTATCATTAGGATTTAAACCATTAACTTCGAAAGATACGTCACGAACACGAATAAATTCAATCATTTCTTCAAGTGTACGCTGTCCTCCAGCCTCTAATAGAGTACCTGTTCTACCATGTTCTCTATCATATGCGTATGACTTACCTTTCCACTCTTGTCCTTTATCTAACTGTAAGTTAGAATATAAGTAATGTTCTGTTTCTCCATAATAACTTTCATTATGTCTCCAGAATCTTTTCATTGTTACTTTTTTAGTTTTCTGTTCTGTGATTGTTACATTCTGAGTATCTATCCAGTTATCTTCACTAGGAGTTAATTTTAACACACCTTGTTTATTTGGTATATTATAAGGGTTTACATTTAAAGTTTCTGATGCTTGTCCTTGGTAAATTGTACGCTCTTCTGTAAATGGTGCGGAAATTAGTCGACCCCATACATGAGCTGTAGTGTCTCCTTGAATAATCTTAGGTTGGTTTACAGCTTCCTTATAGGCTAAAGTAGCCTCCGCATCATCAAAACTAAACACAATACCAAAGTCAGGGTGTGTAATATCAGCTTTATCTAAAGATATAAAACCTTCACTAAATACAGAACGTAATGTTAATGGGTTTTGTTTTTCCATTGCGCCATCATCCAAAGCATTAACAGCTTGGTTATACTCTAAATTATCTACTCTAGTTTTTACTTTTTGTAAGTCTTCCATAGATAATCTAGTAATAGCATATGAAATACATACTGCTTCGTTAGAATCAGGTAATACTGTTACAGTACCTAATTGTAAGTTCTCAGGGTCTGTATTTAAAGGTGGTGTTACTAATCTCATAATATTAGGTTCACCTTTAAGAATAGCAATATCACCAAACTTATTAATAAAAACAGCATCTTTACGAGCTAAGTAGTAAGTATAGTCTACAAGTACAACACTTTGGTCAATAGGCTTAGTACCATTAACAGGTGTGAAATTAATAGACCAGCGTTTACCTTCTCCCTCACCTACTGTAGATACTTCATAATCTTTACCTACTTCCATCTTTCTGTTGTACTTATACGAAACATAATAAGATGTACCTCCATTAGGTTCTTGACCTGAAGGAGACCAGTCTATTGTTTGACCATCAGTAAGTCTATAGTCTTCTCCTTGTTTGTATTCTTTTGTTGTCTGACCTGGACTTGTTTCTGTCCATACTCTAACCACTTCAAAAGCTGTTTTATTAGATAAATAGTCTTGAGAATCTCCTGTTGAACTTCTTGTAACACGCTCTTTATCTACTAATACTTGCGCTGTTACACGTTGAACATCTTTTACAGGGGTATTAGCTAAAGTAATATTATTTGATGATTTATTAAATACAGTACTTTCATTTTCTGCTTTACCTAGTTCCCTTGACTTCTCTACACTAATTCTAGTAGAAACTGGTTTATCTACTTTATAACCTTTTACATATGCCTTACCAGCATCTACAACAACAGATACATGATTATCATCTTCGGCGTTTCCTTCTGAAAATAGCTCAAATCCACTAACTTTATATGAACCCGACTCATCATAAGTACGCTCTGCTAATACTTTGTTGATTTTATCCATCTCAGCATTAGTAGATTGGATATAGAGGTCTCCATCCATAAAAGTATAAATAGTAGCAGAAGTAGGGTCATTGACTGTTAAAGATAACTTCTCTTCTAGACGGTCTGCACCCTTAGAAAAATAACTAGGAACTCCGCTTGTTTGGTCTAATAAGCTATTATCTTCATCAGGTGTAATAATTCTTTCTGTTAGTTTAATACCTACTGTTTCTTTACCTACACCCGTAATTTTAACAGTGTCTTCACTACTATAGTAACGTATCTTACCATTTATATACACATAACCTGGGTTAACTTGTAGTACATTATCTTTAGTTAATGTAAAACCTAATCCTGATTGTTTATCCCCATCTTTAAAAATAGAATCCCCTAAATTTTTTAAGTAATATTGTTCAATAGACTGCATTTCATTTAGTTCTGATTGTTGTAGTGGTCTATCTGGATTAAATAGTACTCTTGTTCTATCTTTTGTAGGGTCAAATCTATCTAAGTATGGAGAACTTTTAAAATTAATTGCCATATATATTCAATTCTCCTTTTTAAACTTCAATGATAAAGCGCTCTTTTACAGTTGTTTGTTCACTTCTATTTTGGAACTGTTTATTATCATAAAATAATAAAGTTCCTGTAGATTGCACTTCACTAGGTAGTAAGTTAAATTTAGAAATACTATCTTTAGCTAACAAATCCATAACAAATCCTACTTGTCTATATGTACCTAAGGGTAACTCATCCCCAACAATACTACTTTCTAAGTACACCCACTTAGCACCTTCAGCAACTGCATTAGCTGAGTCAATTTCTACCCATCGTTTATTACCATATGTAATTTCTTTTTTACTTTCATCACCCGTTGTTTTTGCAGGTCTAACTAATGCTACCTTAGTTGCTTTTTTATATCCGATAACTTCTTGTAATGATGTTGCTGTTTCTTCAGGTTGAGGTGGGCTTGTTTCATTAGCCCACGCTGTACTTTTACCAATTGTTAAATAAATAGAATCAGCCTTACTTACAATGTATTTAGCTAACTCTACATGTGAAGCATTTGTTGCTATAGCCATATTTTTTATTCCTTTCATGTCTAGTATTCTGTATTAATATAACAAGGTATACTATAATACGCATACCTTACTATATCATATTAATACTTTATTGTCAATATCTTTACTGTACTTCTGTGTACGTATCTATTACTTTAATTTTATTATCTACTGTGAATGTATCACTTGATAGTAACATATCCCGTAAGTCATAAATAAATCTATTTGAACCTAATGTAATATTCTCGTTATATAGAGTAGTAGACGTTAGCAATCTATCTACATCAGTATATCCTTGGTATATCTTAGGTGCTAATTTTATTACCTGTCCTGTTGAACTATCAAATACATTACCTTCACTATCAGTAAGTATGCTCATGCTACTTAATGTAGTGTTATATATCATATCTACCTCTTGCCACACAGCATTGAAATAGTTATTACTCATGTTAGAAATACTACCTTTTTTATTTGTTAAATTATTCAGGTTAGCATTCCATATAGTTTTAAGTATAACCCTAGAGAAAGGTGTAATACTTGAATAATCTATTGTTTCTAAGCCATATAAATCTACTAAGTTATTAGGTGTTATTGTTTCACCTTGACTTAAATTACTTATTGTTTTTAGGTTTGTCCAATTATCCCCATAGTAAGAATAACTTAGCTCAATATTTTTAAGAGGTGTTGTTGTATTTATTCCTATTGTTTGTATATCTGTTAATATGTTATCAAACACAATAGCTTTGTCTATAACATTAGTTACATCTTCAGGTGCTACCGTGTAGTCCTTCTTAGTAGCTCCTTCTTTTAATTGAAGGTTTGTTACTTTTACCATATTAGAAGCAATAGGTGTTTTAGAGGCAGTACCATCTGCTGTATATCTACCTGTGTAAACAACAAGTCTATGGTCTGTAATTGTAGGTGCTGTAAATGTGATAGATACCTCAATCTTATTACCTATCTTTCTTTGCATGCTTTTAACACCATTAGCAACAATACCTTTAGTACTACTATATAAATATATACCATGATTGTCAGAATATGTTTTTAAGTCCATATTAGCATCTGTGATTTCCATCTCGAATGACAAAGTATATAATTTTTGTGGTTCTAGTACTTTAGATAAATACGTTGAATTATATAAGGTGTCAGCCCATGATGAGATATAAAACTCTTTTGTGCTTACAACACCCTTGAATATATTACTATCACCTTTATATGATTGCAATAAGTTTCTATTAGTTGTATTTTTATATAAATCTATAGGTGTATTATTTTGTACCTCATTATTGCTGTTTTTACCTGTAATACTTACAATAGGTTTAGTTGAATCATAAGTAGCATGTAACCTTAAATATTTTATGGGTTGATATCCATTTTTATTAATTATGTCTCCATTTAATAATGATGCTACTTTAAAGCCTTCAATATAAGTATCTTTAGTCAAATCTATGTAGTTTTCAACTAGTGCCTTAAAAGGTTTGATAGTATACACATCTTTTTTATAATTATAAAAATGTAAATCCATGTAGTTAATACTTATATCTTTTTGCTCATCTTTACCTATATTAACCTCTAATCTTGTAAATAAATTAAGGTCATCATTTAAGTAATCTCTTATATAACCTATGTTTACACCTATGTTTTTCTCGTAAAAAGATAGTTCTGTTTCTGATACAGTTAACCATTCATTAGTACGAAAATCAAATATTTGTAACTTAATAGGTAATGATTCATCAGGTGAAACTAAAGCTTTTGCAAAGAAATCAATTGTTAGTTCTCCTATAAAATCGGATATTTGTTTTTTAGCATTATCTCTAGTTATATCTATATTAGGTTTGTATCTACTGATAAACTCACTTACATTAAAGTTATTGTATAAATAAGATACACCATAAGCAGTTTCCATTGATATATTTATATCATTAGTATTCTTTAAGGATGTATATAAGTAATAATCTAAAGGTGCTTCTTTTCCTTTATCATTTAAAGAAGCTATATGTGTGACGGCTGATGTACTAGTAGGTTCATATGCATATGTCGTAACATAAGCATAATTTATAAATCTACGTCCAATATTAGAAGAGCCTGATAGAATATCTTCACTATTTAATGTACTCTTATTTGTTCTGAACCTTGTTTTATCAGATTGTTCAGCTGTTGCTTCACTCATGTTTAAATGTCCATAGAAAGTTTCATCATAACCTAATAATCTATCTAAATCCGTATATGTTTCAATTTTAGGTAGATTTTTAAGCCATTTAACAACACCATCACCCTTTATGGTAGTAGCACCATCATAAGTTAAATATAACTTAACACCTGCGGGTTTAAATTCATTTATTACATCTATAATCTCTAAAGGAAAGTAACCATCAACAGAAACATTTATCACAGCAAATCTATAATAATAACCCATTAAATAATCTTCACCATTTAATTTTGATTTATTGGTATAAAATATATTTTTAAAAGGTTCATATACACTAACATTTATATTCTCATTATCTAAGTAATCTTTAATAGCACTAATAATAGCGTTGTTAGTACCTCTTTTTAATAATAAGTATTTTATAATTCTTTTTCTATAGCTGTCATCATTCTCATTTATTCTTCTGTATACACCAAACCAATCCCCAAACTTATCTAAGTAATCTCCTGTGGCAGTTTTTAATGATGATTGAAGTTTGCTTTTAATGGTGTCTGACTCTATATTGTTCATCTCATCATTAAGTGCTGTTATTAAAGCATAGTTAGGGTCTTGGTTATCTTTATTATTCTTATTTCTTCTTAATAAAGGGTGTAAATTTCTTAAAAAATTAGCCATTGTTTACCCCCTATATTAATTCTACCTTAATATCCCCTGCTCTAATAATACCTTTCGAAGATACTTCTATATTTGTAGATAAATTCTTAAATGCTACATCATAAATTAAATTATCATCTATATTCATAATAGCTTGAATTAAATCGTTAATAATTAAGTCATCAGAAGTAGTCAGACTATTTAGGTATCCTCTAATAACACTTTCAATATGTCTTTGTAATGTATCACCTATCCTAGCTTTATTAGATATTGTTACTACTGCAGACACATCTATTTCCTCTTTCTCTACGCCTACAACATCTAACTTTATACCACTAGGTCTGTAATCTTCTAATGCCGTTATTATGTCATTTTTTAGAGTAGCAGATAAATTTCCGTTTTTATCATGCGCATATACAGTAACATGACCTACTTCTTCATAAACATAAACACCATCAACATCAGGTACTTGTAATGTACCATATCTAATAGATTTATTAGTAGCTCTTCCTCTCGATTCTACAAACATATGGAACCTACGTTTAAAATCCTCTTGAGATTCTTCTTTTGTTCCTGTATTAAAGGAAGTCGGGTTTGTAATTGTACGAATTAAACTAGAGCCTGAGGCTATTGTATTAATGATATCTTCAGGTATATTACCTACAATACCAACTTCTTTACAGTAAACTTCTACTGTAATTTCAGTGGTTCCTTCTTCAGCATAGTAATCAACTAATGTTTCAAACTGTTGAGGGTATTCTTGCCTAGTAGATGAGAATGTAGTACCTGCAGGTATATACATTCTCATGTCTAAAGGTTGGTAAAATTGAATGTTTACATTACCATAAGCACGCTTAGCTTTTCTTTTTTGAAAATCAAAAGCTTCAATAATCCCTTCTTGAATGCCCCAATTAATGTTTTCTCTTGTTAATATATAATACTGTTCTATTTCTAAAGCTACTGCTTCTAAAAGAGAGCGTACAGCTGAACCAGGTGTAAAGTCTGTTATTTTGCTTGTACCTTGTATCGTCTTATCCATTAACCTAGATAATATCTGTGTTAACTTTCTTGTTCTCATATAAATTTCCTTTCTTAGTCAAATAAAGCAAAGACACCTGAATCATCTTGACCTAATACAAAGTCTATAGATTCTTCTACGGACTTGATTTCTACATTAAATGACCCATAGTATTCATTACCTTTTATCTCCCAACCTTTTAAGTTAGCTGATTTAACTCTACTATCTGATGTTAGAGTCTTTAATACATCTACTTCAATTAACGTAGCTTGTTCAGGTATATTTAAACCAAATAAATTATGAATGTTAGAACCATATTCAGGATGTAATAATAAAGAACCTTTAGGTGTCAATAGTCTAGCTCTTAAAGATTGCTTAATGTTATCTATGCCTTTAACTATATCAAGGTCTCCTCTACCATCTGAAGATAGGGCTAATATTTCATCATCTGTTCCATGAGCGTCTATATACTCTTTATTATCCGTCATATTTAGGTCTCTACCTAAAGCTAATTCTACTAATACATCTTTATCTCTTGATGTTATTTCTTTAGAAACCGAGTCTGTTAACTCAGCATCTAAAGGTATAATAATAATATCACCCTTAGTTATTAAGTGTTCAGGGTTCCTTTTCTTTTCTTCATCTGTATCTACAATATAAGGATATTGTAAGTTGTTATGTTCTATTAAATCTAACCAATAACTAACATCACCATAATACCTTTGTGATATAGCTTGTAAGGTTTCTTCTGGTTGGACTTCATGCTTTCTAAATCTCATTATACCACCTCACTCTTAATTAGCGGTAGTTGTAATTCCAAAGAGCCAAAACATAAGTCTAAGTCTCTTAAATCGAGAACAATACTATTGTATTCTTCATAATCACTTAAGTAGTCAGCTACATAGTTAACATTACTTCTCACTATAGATACATCTTTTTCTGTTAAATATTTTAAGTATTCAGGACTTTCTACAAAGCAGTTTACAATAGCGTAAGCTTCCATTACGATAGATTGCATAATTAAATACATTCTAGGTGATTGTAACTTTAAACTTGTTTGTTCTACTTTATTAACTATTGTATTGTTGTTAAATGTTCTTTCTAAAGTAGGGATATCAGTAGACTTAATCTCTTTTAATTTTACTCTTGCAAGTTCACTTAGTTGTATTTGTGGTGTATAAAATTTAGAAACAAAAGGTACTTCCTCATCTAATAAGTTCATATGTGTGTAAGACATGTCTAACTCTAATCCATTTAAAAACCTTAATAGTCCTTGTGGTTGAGGTATATAATTATTCATTACCTAGATACACCTCCATCACCGTATCCTATTTTAAGTGCCATATCATCAACAGTACTACTAAGACCGTTAGTATTCTGTCTAGGGTTATATATACCTATATTACTCATACCGTCTCTATTACCTTCAGAACCACCTGTTCTTATGCCACTACCTCCTCTTAATGTTCCTGCCGTTCCATATCGTGAACCACTACTACTAGAATTAGAAGAGCTTTTACTACTTTTATTTTCAAATTGTGATACTATTTGATTATTCTTGTTTCTTGTTTTTCGTGCGTTACTATCTAAATCATTAACACCCTCATCAACTCTTTGTTTAGCATTAGGTTTTACATTACCAAACTCAGCAGATGTTACGGAACCTCTATCTGCTTCAGCAAGGTTACCTATCACAACTAAAGTTATTTCATATCTATATAACAAGGATTCATCTTTAGACCTTGTTATTTTTAAACCTTGCGGTGCTAGATGTACTTTGTAATATTTATCATCAGTAAAGTTATAGAACTCTATATAAGCTCCTGCTACGCTACCATCTCCACCCTGCTTAGCGTATGCTTCTACTTGTTCTTGTAGTTCCTCTATTTTTTGTTTTCCTGTTTTAGTACCATCTACTTCTTTTACAGGTCTAAATCCAGTAGTACCAGAAAAAGTTATTGTCTCTATATCTTTACCATAGTCTTCAACAATAATGTCTGATTTAGTTTTAGTTATAGATGTTCTTTGTGGTGCATCTATTTCATAACTTTCAGGGTTTACTTTGAAACGGTACATATTATATTTACCGCTTGCTGTTGGAAAACGTAATGCAATACGTCTTATTGTATTCTTTCCATCTGATTGAGGCATAACTTACCACCTTTCTATATCGTATTATATCATATATAGTATTTAAATACAACTACTTTCTCAAGTTTAATATAACATGACATATATAAAAAAGCCCTATTAATAGGACTTTTAAACTTTTTTAAACTCTAATATTTTATTTGTTTCTACACCATCTATACCATATAAAATAAGCTTATTTATAATATCACTTGTCATATCACCACTAGCATATATAGATAGGTTATTATTATGTGCTGTATTTACTGTATCTTGAGTGATGCTAGTATATGGTAGTAGTACTCCGTATATATTTGTATATATACCTTTGTTAATATCTGTACTTGTTAGATAGGAAGTATTATATAATACTGGTAAGTTAGAAAAATTATTTAATACTTCTTGTGTGATTGTTAAATCTTTAACTTTCAAATACACTTGATTCCTAGGTGCTCTTATACCAATTAAATTATATTTTTTCAGTAGTTCTACTATGTTTGCAGTAGTTGGTAAATTAATACTATATCTAATAGAATTTTTATATTTAGCTAATACATCTTCTAAAGATAAAATACTCTCACCATTCTTAGCTGAAAATGACTTTATTTGTTGTAGAGTGTAATCAGACACATTACCTTTACCTGTTGTTATAGTATCTAATTTAGAATCATTAAGACAGACTAACTGATTGTCTTTAGTAACTTGTGTTGTCAAACTCAATAAATCAACATTAGAATTTACAAGTGTTTGTAGTTGCTTATCTGTTTGTTCGGATACTATACCTAATAACTCAGTGTTAGTAGGTGCTAAAGTAGTTTCTAATACTTCTATACTAAACATTGTATTATCTTGTAGTAATGTAAGGTTAATATCATTATCTTGTTGTACTTCTACTGTGAATGTATCTCCTTGTTTAACAGGTATAACATTTGTAATTATATTATCGTGTGTATTACCATTAGTTATAGTTTTGTATGTATTACTATTCTTCTTGACTGTAATAGTTTTTACTTTATCTTGTAATATATCCCATTTAAGATTAATAGAAACTTTAACTTTAGATACACCTAACGGAATAACAAAAGCATCCTTAGTCTTATTTACAAACTCAGAATTATTAAAAACTATCTTATTCCATGTAATACGTGTAGGTGTGTATGGATAAATAGTAAGGTTACTATCTAATTGCAGTAATGAACCTAGATAATTACTACTAACACTTTGAGAACTGTTATTAACATAGGTCTTACTTGATTTCTCTAATAAGGTATTATTAATGTTAGGTAATGTAATTGTATCTAGAGTATTCAATCTACTTTTTAACTCAGGTATTTCTTGGTTGTATTTATTTATCATAGTAGAAGCATCTTCATATAAGCCTTTAAATGTTTTGTCTCTAAACTCTTGAAACTGTGTAATAATACCCTCAGCTCTACTACTTACATTAGATATTTGAGATTTCATAGTCGTAACATCGCTACTTGCCTTACTAGAAACTTCTATAGATTTTTTAGTCTCTTGGATTAACTCCTCTAAGTTTTCTTTACCTACACCTTCAAGTAAGTAGTTAATGTCATCTAATTCTTTCTGTACTTCCTTAAGTCTATCTATAGACTCTGTAATGCTAGCATCTAACGTATCTAAAATTGGCTTATCATCTAAATATATACCTTTATCATTAAATTCAAACATATGCTTAGGGTTTTTTATGTAAAACACATTATTATCATTTATACCAAACTCTACCCATACTTGCGCTGAGTCTAATAATAGGTCATCATCTTGCTTTATAACTCTATAAGAACCATCGTGAGACATCTCTTGTGTTGTTCTTTTTTGTGTGCTTTTGTCTAATACTGAAGCTCTTACATCACCTTTTTCGGAAATAAATAAAGTTGTAACATGATTATCTCCAGAACCATCATCAAAGTATAGACCCTGGTGTTTAAATAACATGTTAGGTGCCTTTTGTATTCTAGGTTCTATTAAATTTTTGTTACTATAGTATGATGGAAATAAGTCTTGGTATTCAGTACCTGTATAAAAGTCTGAAGATAAAGGTTTTTCTTTATCACCTGAAGTAATGGATAAGAAAGATTTACCATTGAATGTTTTTATAGATGTACCTTCACCATCTTTATATGTATAAGTTAGGTCAGGTAATATAGAATACAAAGCACTACTATATTTATAAACATCATCATTACTCATTTTACCACCCTCTAAAGGATTCGTATTTATGAGTTGGTTTGCTTCTGTATTACCATAGATAGCTAGTATAATAGGGTAATTAATGTCATCATTAATAAATCCTAACAGTACAGTAGTTCCTTCCGTTATTAAAGTATTACTGCCATACATGCTACCTTCAGGTGTTCTCCCTACATAATCTTTAGGATAAGGAACAGCTAACTTACCGTCATCACTAGGGTTACGTCCTAGTGTTAAACTATTTATTTTAACTTCTACAGTTTGGTACTTATAATTTATTTTGCTTACTGTACCTAATAATAGACCCTTAACATTAAGTTCTTCAGAGTCTATCTTTTTTAAACTTCTACCTAAAGAAGACTGTAATCTTACCACCATGTTATATCATCCTCATCAAACCTCATAACCCTGCCATTAAAGTCATCCCAATAATCGTCTAACTCATAGGTACTAATAGAGGTGTTATCTTTAGGAAATGTACCTATAAGAGAAATAAACTTCTTATCTCCTATGTATATCCCTATATTATCATCACTACGTCCAAAGAATAGTATATCACCTATTTTGAATTTGTCAATATCAACTTTATATTTGTGTCCCTTACCAAATATAGTATAGAAGCTTTTACCTGTGAAGAAGTAGTTAACTGTTAATGGATTTTTTAGCTCTACATTTCTCTTTTTATACATCCAATATAATAAGTTGTATGTATCTAAAGGTACTATATCCTTACTTTCAAAAGGGTTTTTATCCGTATTCCCTTTAAACATATACTGTATATGTTTATAATTATTTAAATTCTCTTTCAAGTCTAATGTTACTAATGTACTAACTGGAACATCTTCATCAAATATATGCTCATTCTCCATGTAGCTACCATACAGTATGTTCTGTAACTCATCAAAGTAATCTATAACAAGTACACCATTTCTTTCTACCATATGTACCATACAAGTTGATAATGCATCAGTAGGTACTGTGAGATTATCAGTAGTATAACTTATTTTTCTAAGTGTGAGTTTAGCTTCTATATCTGTACCATTATTAGTAAAACTATCATATGTTACTTGTCTAGGTGTTATACTTTGTATAACACCTACATATGGTCTAATATAAACAACTTTATTATATACGTCTTCTGTAGTTATCTTTTTAACTTCCTTATCTTTTTCTTCAACCTTTTCTTTGGTTAATACTTCAAAATTGAAAAGATTATCTATAAATTTATCTATAACATCTTTAACTTGTTTATCCGTTGCCATATCAATTATCCTTTATCATATATAAATTGAGCACCTTTACCTATTGCTGAACTCATGTCTATTGTTCTTGTACCATAGCCATTAGGAGTTGCATAATTATGTTCTGATATAAATATACTAGCGCCACCGTCTAATACTTTTTCTACAAAAGCAACATGTCCATACTGAGGGCTTCCGCCAGGAGCGCCTCTCTGCCATATAACACAAGCTCCTTGTTTAGGTGTTCTACCTACACTATAACCAGCACTTTTAGCACCACCAATCCAATCCGCCGCGTCTCCCCATAACGGAACAGGAATACCTAACTCACCACGTCTATTATAAGCATACCATGTACATTGATATTTGTAATGCCTGTTTCCTGGTTGAACAAAATTTGGGTCGTGTTTAGGCAACTTACCATTATATTTTTCTAGTGAAGCTAAGGTACCTCCATCTTGTGCGCCTCCGTCAGAATCTCCATCTTTATTTCCTTTTGTTTTCTTCTCGGCTACACCTTTTTCTTTTAATTCTTTAGATGTCTCTTCACCCATAAGACCACCCATAAAGTCAGATGACTGATTCCATAGTCCTTTAAACCTATGTTTGCTTCCTTCACCATCTTTTATAATAGCATCTTTTAGTCCTCTTGTTACTCCTATTGTAGTAAAGTATCCTTGTTTATAATCAAACTTATGTTCTATGGACTCTATGTAAAACTCCCATATATCCCCTCGTTGTTTATCTTTTATAAATAACCGTTTACCTAGGTCATACTTAGGGTCACCTAATACAACAATATTACCTGCATAAAAATTAGGGTTTGAGTGATACCAATTAAATAGCATTTTAGTAAATATAATTAAAGGGTCATCACTTGCGTCAGAACCTGTATCTCTAGCAACATTAGCTACTCCTTCTACGGCTTTAAGATACTTATCATAAATATCACCTGTGGTACTTGTAGGTGGGTTACCTTTAAATCTAGTGTAATCCTCTAGTAGTTTCTTAGCATGTGTAGGATTACCATATTTATAATTCTTTGTAATATCATCTATTACAGCTTTTGTTGTTTTCTTATTTAAATCTTTATCATCAAAAGTTTCTTTTTTATTAAACTTTTCCGCTAATATAGACTTTAATTTTTCTTTTGTTAACTTTGGTCTAGTATCAGATACTGATTCTCTTGAAGTATTATTCTTTGTTATCTTTTCATAATCTTCTTTACTTAAATTACCTTTTTTTATGTAAGACTCTAAAATACTCTTTACTTCAGGTTTAGTAATATTGTTGTACTTTGATGATATCTTACTAGAGTATTTATCTAATCCTTTAGATATGGACTCTCTACCATAGTTATTTAAATCTTTAAGTAGTCTGTCATAAGTTACTCGTTCATGACCGTTATCTCCACCTGTAGTTTCACTATCTTCTGTAGCACTACCACTCTTAGTTCCTATGTATAGGTTTTCTGTTTCATATTTAGAATACCCGTATCTATCTACTAATTCTTGGTGGAATTGAGGTTTAGAGAATACATCCCCTGTTAATTCTTTTAACATACCTGCTGGTTTTACTGTAAAGATAGAGTAGGTTTCTACATCACTCTTACCTACATCCTCCTCTATAAAATCATCAGTTGGTACAACTATGTATTCTAGTGCTTTCCATTCAGTTGGATTAAAAGGAGTTTTTCTTAATACTAGCTGTGCTTTACCTTTATGTTTATCTGAATTTCTAAAGAATAACTCATTAAAAGGTCTAGCAGTTACTAAGTCCATAAGTTGTTTTAATGTACCATCGAAGTTAGTAAAAGCGGAAACTTCAGTTAACTTTTCATACTCATCCCAACTAGATAAATCATCATACTCTAAGTAACTCTCTAATGTGTTGTATGTTTTATCCGTATAATTGTACTTCATGTAAGGAATAAATCGTTGTATAATACCTTGCATTACATCTTTAGCGGAACTACCTGTAAATTTAACCTGATTCTCTCCATCGCCATCAACTAACCAACCAACAGTTGGTAATACAGCTTGTACCTCTTGAATAACACCTAAACCAAACTTCATAAAAGGTTTTACAAATGATTGACCTGTTATTCTAAATTGTACTTGGTCATTACCATAACTACCTACTTTAGATACTTGAGATACCATACCTACTTGTATAAGTTTCTCTTGGTTTCCCTCTTTATCTTTATGGTCATTATTAGGCGTAATATATATCTTAATAATATCATTTGCCATTACTAGCTTATCCCAATACGTATCCCCTGCCATAGTTATTTGGAATACAGCACTATCATCTTCCATAGCATTCTTAGTTTGAAAACTAAGTAACTTTGAAGCAAATTGATTGCCGTTGTAATCTTTAGTATCTTCAAACTTTAATGTAAATGTATTATCATCTGTTACTATTTCTATTCGTATCTTAGGACGTCTAATTCTATACATACTTGTACTTCCTTTTTCTTTATATAAAGGGTAGTACTTAATAATACTACCCTAGTAATTACGTTTATATGTGTTTGAGAAAATATCTAAGTCATCTCCAAAAGTAGACTTAATGCCTTTACCTATTTCTTCAGCATCCCTTTTGTCATTTGTTCCTGTAATGCTAACATTCACAGATACATTATTTTGAGATGCAGTACTTCCTGAAGCACTACTAAGTATCGGGTTTCTTAATACGGACGTATATGATGATGGTATAGCTCCACCGCCACCGCCACCTGACTTACCGTATTTGCTTACATAACTTTTAGCGTTATTTACTCGAGTACTCATCATAGCCTCTCCAGCACCCATACGCTCAAAACCTTGTGCAAAAGCTTTTGTATTTTTTTCTAAACTACCACTTTTACTCCATCCTGCATTTTTAAGCATATCACTATTTTGACCAGAACTCATTTCTTTCCATAAGAAATCTAACTGTGCGTCTAAGTCATTAGACTTCTTACCTTTAGATTTAGCAAAGCTATCAAGGTCTGATTTCCTACTACCTAACCATTGTGCAATGCCAAAAGCACCACTAGAGGCGTTCTTTGCATTAGGGTCAAGCCCTGATTCTTGCTTAAGGTTACCCATAACGGCACCTACTTGGTTATCGGATAAACCTTTACCTTTAAGGAATTTGTAAATCTTACCCGCACCTTCTCCATCTACATCGGAAGCTGAACCCCCTGAGTCAGAACTACTGTCTGAACCTCCTGAGTCTAGCGCTTTAGCATCTTCTATAATTTGTTGTGCTCTATCTAATAGGTTACTGTAAGTTTTTAAGTTTTTAGTTTCTGATTTATTATTCTTTTCTCTTAGTTGTTCTGTAGACATTTTCTGTTTTTTATTATTTATACCATTTGTTAAAATATATAAGTATTATAATTGTATTCTAAAAATTAGATTCTAATAATTGTTTTAATTTTCTACCTATTGCTTTCCCTGTTTCATTAGGGTTTTTACTTTTAGGTACTTCTATGTTATATTTAAGATTCTTTGGTTGATGGTCGTTTTTTAGAGCATGTCTAGGCATAACATCACTGCCTCCACCTCCGCCACCTATGAACTTGTCTGAACCTTTCATAATACTGGCAATCATAGTATCCCAATTACCTGCTGTTGCATATTCATGAACACCATTGTTGTGTCTCATATCGTGTAAGTTCTTTTGTCCTTTGTTGTAGAAGTTGTCTCTAATCCATTTAGCACCACCAACAATACCCAAACCATAGTTAAAACCATTATTAGGATTGTTATCAAAAGCACCTATACCGAACCAGTTACCTTTGTTAGGGTCTCCTCCTTTGGAAAGATTTGATGTTCCCCAGCCTGTCTCAACAGCACTATGTGCTACTAAATACCTTGGGTCAAGTCCTGACTCTTTACCTGCTTTCATATAAAGCTCACCTAAACCACGCATTTTAGAATTACTAGGTGCTTGAGACTCAATCCATTTATTTAACATTTCGGCGTTTACACCTTTAGCAGTTTTACCTAAGTCATGCTTAGTTACGTCTTTATCCGTAAAGTTTTTACCATCAAGGTAGTCAAGTGTTCCTCCTGATGAACTGTCGTTAGAACTACTACCTTTATTTGTTAGGTTATCTGCTAAATGGTCTAAGAAATGTGAGTATACTGTTACATTTCCTTCTCTAGAATCATTATTCTTTTCTCTTTTTTCTTCTGCTTTTTGCCTGTCTTTACTTTGTGATTTATCATTAATACCATAAGTTAAAACATATAAACAATAGTATACTTTCATATATAACCTATCGTATTAGTTATGTATATTTATTTAATAACAAGTTTACCTTACAAAATAAGAAAGGTTTATATGCAGAAGTAGAATACAAATTTTAATTATTTATATATTTTAACAATGTTTAAATATACACGCTACTGTATATTCTCTAGTTATTTCTAGACACTACCTTTCGGTACGTGCGCAGACTATTTGTTATCCCTATTAGTATAGGGTGAGTATTTTTCTTCCACCAATCACTTGTGGCTTTACTTCCGTCACCTATACGGAATAGTCGTTGAACGTGTTCCGTAGACCTTTCAGGTCTTTAGGACTTTCGATGCTATACACCCATTGTACTTCTCCTTAGGATTTAACCTTAGAGTATCTAACTAATTTTTTCTGATTTCTCAACATTCAAGCCTAGTCTTTCGACTTACTTTGTAGTTTAGTTAGCTTTAGTAGTTTCATAGCAGTTAACACTCGGTACTTACAGATTGCTCTATAAGCAAGGCAATTAGTATATAACTAATTATGTTACCTTTTTTATTTTTCACTGTCTCGTCTAATTTAGAAGGGTTATCTGGTGTGAAGAAATCTGTTATGCCACCCCATAGTTTACCTACAGGAGAGTCTTGGAATTTATTCTTACCATCTTTATCTCCATTAGACCATAATTTCCAACCATCACTTGTCATAGAACCTTCCGCTGTTTTCGTAGCATAATCTCTTAAGCCATCTCCATAGCCTAAATTTAACGGGTCTATAATACTTCCTATAGTATTACCAAATTTAGAAGAAGCTTCTTTAGTATCTCCTTGTATTAAAGAACTACCTATATCAAACGCCGATAGACCTGCACCAATCCAACCTAGCTTACTTGTAAGACCACCTAGTTTACCAAGACCTCCTGCGTTAGCAGTAGGTGCTTGTGACATAAAACCTAAGTCAGAACCTTTACCGCTAAATTTACCTTTAGCTTTACCAAAAGCTCCCTTACCTTTGTTCCATGCACCTTTACCTAGGTCTTTGGTTCTTCCCATATATTCACCAAAAGTAAAATCTCTTTTTCCAAAGGTATCAAATAAGGTTTTACCCATGCCTTTAGCAGTTTGTCCTGCTCCTTTTGCTTGGTCTTTAAATGGTCGGTCTCCACCTCTAGGGTTATCACCTAGTATAGTGTCAGCTAAGTTTTTAAGTCCTCCAAAGCGTCCACCACCGTTAGGATTACCACCAGGTTTACCACCACCAGTCTTACCTGTTGAACCTCCTTTACGGTTATTAAACCAATCTTTTAGTCCTTTTTGACCTTTACCTAATAAAGAACCACCAGCCATCATGGCAGTAGATTTAGCTAAAGATGCTACAAAGGCAAGTACTGCTCCTGAAGCTAGGTATAAAGGAGCTGGCAAGCTTGCCATAGCACTATGAACATCTCTAATAGGTTGAGCTAAGTCATAAATATCCTCAGCTTTATCATCTGTCTTAGCTTTGTTATGGTCATTTCTACCTGCTTTAGACTCGGAATACTTATCCTTATTTTTATCTCCTGCTTTAGAGCCCTCTTGTTCCATGCTCTTAGCTTTACTAGCTAACTCTTCTTTAGATAGTTTACCTGAGGCGTAAAGATTGTACAACTCATCTGTTTGCTCTTGTGTTAAGTTAGCTCCCATGCTTTCAAAGCCTTTTTTAGCTATGGCTTGTTTTTCTTTTGTTGTACTTCCTATATTATTAGCTTGGTCAAATATATTAACTAAGTTATTAGGGTCTGATATACCTTTATCCATTTGTGCTTGTAAGTCATGCATACCTTCTAATCCTTGGTACTTAGTACCCCATCCCATTGCTAATCTAGTATAAGAATTACCCATACCATTTTTAATACCTTGGTCAATACTACTTAAGGCTTGAGCTCCTTGTGCACCTTGTAGACCTTTACTACCTGTACCCGCTACTTGAGCTTGTAGAGAAGTAAGATTAGACATTTCTCCTTTAGATAATGTTCTACCTTGTCCTGACTGCTCGGCAATAGTACTTAAAGCTCTTAATTGCTCGTCTTGTCTACCAACCATATCAGATTCACGTATACCACCTAAGAAAGCATCTTGCATAGCTTTCATATTATCTGAGTTTACGCCACCTGTATGCATAAGTTGTGACATGGATTGCTGATAAGCTTCTTGGTCTTGTATACCTAATGAACGACCACCTACAGCTAACTGTTTAGCTCCTTTATACGTATCTGCATCGCTTTTATGTCCTATAGAACTTTCATATGACGTAGCCATTTTTAGCATGTCAGTTGAATTATAACCAAGCTTATTATCTATTGACAAATCTCCATATGTATTTCTTACTGCGTCTATATCCATATTATCTGAATTTTGTCCTAATGATGTTACCATAGGTCTATTTGCCTCGGATAAGGAGGCACCTTTCATATACATACCACCTGCAAGAGCAGTTACTGCCATAGTAGCATGTGCACCAATAGATGGTAATCTATCTTGGAACAATTTACCCATTGTTCCTCGTTGCTGTTCTATCTCACGCTGAGCAAACTGTTTTTTAGCACTATTTTTATAGTAGTTGATTGACTTGTCTAATTCAGCACCTGTTTTTCTATAAACTTCAGAAAGCTTTTCACTTTCATCAATCATCATTTTAATAGAAGCTGATTGTTTTTTATAATCCTCAGAACTTATTTCACCACGAGCTCTTTTGCCTACTAAATCTTGTTGTTGTTGTCTATAACCTCTATATCTATCTTGGTTTTCTTTTATTCTTCTATTGTTAGCTTCTCGTTGCTTTTCAAAAGTGTCTACTTTACCTAATTCAGAACGTACTCTAGCACCTTGGTCATAGGACATTCTATTAGAGCCTTCAGACCTAGATATATGACCTCTAACCATATTACGATTAGCTCTTAGTTGCTTTGTGTACTCCTTAGCTGAACTGGCATCTTTTACTAATTTATTATACTCTTCTGTAACTTGGTTCAGTGTTTTCATTTCTTTTATTCTGTTTGTTATATCTGAGTCTGAACCAATCTTTTGAGATGCTACTTTCTCTAGTTCTGTTTGTGTATTATTTAGTGTCTTATTAAGTTTACTATATACTTTCTCTACTTCAGGGTCAGGAGCTATACCCTTTGTAATATTATCTGTTTGTATGTCATTTAAAGCTTTCTTTAGGTCGTTTATATTCTTAGTTACATTCTGTGTAGAACTAATAGCCTCATCCATAGCTTTTGGTGATATTAAAGACTTATCACTTTGTTTATCCATAATGTTTTGTACAGATTTTACTTCTTTTGCTATTACTTTTAATTTCTCTAAGAAGTTTGTTAATGGTGCATCTATGTTTTTAGACTCTAACGCATCCATGTACATCTCTATAGCTTTTAAACTTTGTTCTAAGCTAGAACTATCACCAGTCAAGACCAACCTATAATCGTCATTCATTGCCAAACAGTATTCACCACCTAATCAAAAAATAAGGGTATTGGTGTTATACCATTACCCTACATGTACCAATCATCTACATCTTCTATTGCTTTGTTTATATCTTCTTGTGTTGTTTCTTTGTTATCAATACCTAAACTTTCATCAAGCTCTTTTTGTTTTTGTCTTATGTGTTCCATCATAGCTAAATGTTGAGTTGTTAATCCCTCGGTTTCATCTTCTAACTCAGCTTCAACTCGTCTATCTCTTTCTATCTTTTCTTTCTCACTTAAACTTTTATCTACTTGTGTATTTAAATCATCTAAGTCTAAGAAATCAGGAACAACATCAAATTCATCTGTCGGCGCTTCGAACCATGATGTGTCTACGTCTTCCGCTTTCATATCATAGTTTTTACCGTCTCTAGCTTCCATCATTTCTTTTGTATCTAAATTCATGTTAGCTATAATAAACTCTATTTGATAGTCATCTAAATCTTTAAAACGTTGTTCGGTAGGTAGCACATTAAACTCACGCATGATAGCCCATAAGTTTCTTGATAAAGGCTCTCTAGCTATATGTGAAAGTCCACCTAACCGTTCTATATCTTCATTTAACTTCTTTACGTTACTAGTAACGAAAGGACGTCATAAAGTCTAACCAATCATCCCACATAATAGCAAGTGGAGTTAGGTTATAAATCTCTTCAGGGTCTCTAAATTCTTTAGGTACTTCTACCCCTACTTCTTGTAGAGTAGCTAACATCTGATAAGCATTAATAACTTGGTCAGATTGATAAGCATCCATTCCACCTAAGTATGCAGAACGTAAAGCCATGATATTACCTTGTTCTCTAGCATTAGGTAATCTAATTTTTACTTTGAATTTTAAATCTAATTCTTCAAAGTTGTATCCTTTCTCCCATACATCATTAACACCTTTAATTACTTTGTTAATAACACGCTCTTTATCTTTTCGTTGCTGATATTTTAACTCATCAATTTCTTCAGGTGTCATATCTTTAATATCTTTTTGTTCTTTTTCCAATTCTTTATCCATCCTTTATTATTTTCTCATAATTAATATAACAGCTAACTTATGTTTTTTATACACATACAGTATAACATAATGTGGTTATAACTCCAAATTACTTAACATATTCAGCTACTCTTTTTTCAATTTCTTGTAACCTTTGTTCAATTGTTTCACTATTTTTAAGTAAGTAAATGTAGTAATCTTGAAGTGAGTCATAATATTCAAAATCAATCGTCAAAATCTCTTGACCCTCAAAATACTTTTTAGTGATTTTACCTGCTTGTTCCGTTAAGGTTTTAAACTTGTCAAGAATTTGATTGATTGCAATAGCAGTTGTCTTACTTGTTAAATCTACATTCTGTGGGAATTTATGTAACTCAATTTTCATTTCTTCATGGATAGCTCTTAATTTATTTGTCATTTTTTATTCTCCTCTTTATTAATGTAACCTTAGTATATATTATGTATTTACTTATGTCAATACTTTATTTTTAAATTTTTATCATAATAATCATTTAAATTTAATGTTTTGTGGTTATCTGTGACTCTGTTATAGTACATAGTTACAACTTCACCTGTTTCAACTTCTATAACTAAATATTGGTAAGATAATTTATTATTTACTTTTACTACATAAGGGTGTCTAACAACTACCCTACGTTGTATTTTGTTATTGTATAATGTTTCATTATATTCTATAATATCTAAGTTCTTATTATGTATATAATGAACAAACGCTTTAAAATTTACTGGTTTCTTACATTTACCTTTGAAGTGATTTGTTAACTTAAAGTAATTATTTTTATTATAAGCCTCTTTTAGTAAGTTCCTACATATAATTATTTCTTGATTAGTCATTTGTTTATAATGCTTCTTTACTTGCCTGTTTTTACTTGTTGTTCTTCTGCCTGAATAAAAAGTTTTCACAGTTCATCATCTCCTTATATAACTATAGTATTACAGTTATTTATAATTGTCAATACCTTTATGCTTATTTTTTCTAGAATATTTTGTTTTATCTTTTTTAATTCTTGTTGTTGGTTTAATTTTCCATGTTGCCCTTGAATTACTTACTTTACCTATTGTTTTCCTGTTTGTCATTTAGTACACCTCCTTTTATTTTTAATTATAATACAGTACTTCTAATAAAACAAGTATAAAAAAAGACCTAACTTTTATTGTTAGGTCTTAATACGAAATTTAAGTTCTAGCCTTATCTGATGCTGTCCTCTATACCCTATCTTTCGATATATTTTAAAGGGAGTAGACTATACCATAATCTTAATGTGTAACTAAGACTCACTTATTATAGTCGTTGAAGCTTCCCACTCTCGTAGGCTTGCCTGCGTATCATCTATTTTACTGTACTTAGGGTTTAACCTTATACTATACTAGATATTTTTTCTGATTTCTCAACATTCAAGCTTACCCTTTCAGGTTACTTTGTAGTTATCTAGTCTTTAAGACTTTCACGCAATTTAAAGTGTTTTCTATGCTTGTCACCAAACATAGCCTCTATTAGTTAAAGGTAGCTAAACTCAATTTCTTCTGTTACAATTTCATTTGTCTGCCAAGTCTCGTTGTAGTTGTTTGCTGAACCGTTTATACCCTATCTTTCGATATATTTTAAAGGGACTAGACTATACCATAATCTTAATATGTAACTAAGACTTACCTATTATAGTCGTTGAACCTTCTCCATTTTACAGGAGCTTGGATGCTAATTACCAATTATGTAGTACTTAGGATTTAACCTTATACCATCTAACTAATTTTTTCTGATTTCTCAACATTCAAGCCTAGTCTTTCGACTTACTTTGTAGTTTAGTTAGCTTTACGGTGTTCTAGCAATTTAAGGTATTATTCAATGCACATCACTGTACAAGGGGTCTATTTAGTTAAACCATGGTAACTAATAATAACTTGTTTCGTTAAGTTATCTACTACTAAGATATCAATAATATCTTTCTTAAGAATTTCTTCACCAAGTGAAGCATATCCTAAATCTGCGAAGTTTTCTTTTTTCATACGTAAACGTTCTAGTGTAATTGTACCAGCATATTTTAAGTAAACATGCTCTTGTGGCATAATACTACCAATTTCGTATACACCAGTAGTTCCGTATTCACGTTGACCTTTAGCAGATTGTGCTCTTCCAACTGGTTTACCTTTTACCATTAGCATAACGGTATTACCAGTATGGACAGACTGCTTAGCCTCTGAAGCCATATTAATTCACTCTCCTATTAAATTTAATAGGAGTACCTAAACTAGGTACTCCTTGTCCTAGTTTAGGCTCTTAATGTTTGTTGTTGGTATACCAAGCTAACAGAAATTTTCTTGAAGCTTCTGATAGGGTATACAACCATTGAGATTCTAGCTTCATTACCCTCGACAATAACTTGTACGTCTTCAGGTGGGAAGTCTTGAATTTCGTTATCTCGTTTCTTGCGTCCTAAGAATGACTGTACAAAGTCTTTGATAATTGAAGCACTTGTATTGATAGTACGAGTACCAATAAAGTTATTTTCAAGCTCAAGTTTTAACTCAGAACATAAGAAGTCATTTGCTTCCCCAACAGCCATTTCTGACTTAACAGGGTCATTTTTATCATTAAATGTCGTAACATCGTCTGTTAATCTAAAGAATGTATTAGCTCTATTACGAACATATTGTACGGTGATAATACCGTTTTCATTTAACTCATCTAAGTCTAATGATTCATATAATTGGTCTACATTATTAATACGTAGTTGCTTAAAGGTAATAGACTCACCTATAGCTAAACCACTTACCAAACCTCCGATAGCAGAAGCTACCATATAAGCTGGTACATGTAACTTACGACCATTGTCCATTGTGAATATACCTGAGTTAGCTACTAAAGCAACTCGTGGGCTAGATAATGATGATTGACGACCAAATAATTGTTCTTTCGTTTCATTAAATCCTCCACCTAGAATAGCACGCATAGGTTCACCTGCATCAGAACGTTCTTTAACAAAAGAAGCTACTTCTGCATGAACAGATTGTTTAGAGGATAGTGGTACCATGTAGTATCCACCTTCATGTGCAAATTTTTCGATTTTATCCGCCCATGTAGCAGGAGGTTCACCATTTGTACCACCTGAAAGTTTTGTTAATTCAAAAGGTGTGATTTCTTGAATTGGGGACACAGCTGTTACAGTAGCAGATTCTTCATGTGCGTCTACTTCTACGTTTTTAGGTGCTTGTTCAGATACTAATCGTTCAAATGAAACAAGTCCGTTATAGGCTGTTTGTTTCTCTAAATCACCAAATACTGCTTTTACATACTCAGCTTTATCCTTAATGTTAACATCTGTCATAGGGTCTAATAAGTAAGACTCTAAGTTCTTATCTCCAAAAGGTGATAACTTAGCTTCAAAATCAGGTAATTGGTTAATATCGTTAATGATGGCATTAGTAGTAGCGTAAGCTCCTCCTGTTAAGTCATAAGACTTAACTTCTGTGCTATTAGCTTTTAATACTAATCTTTTTGCTTTTTGTGTCTCTTTATCGTGCTCTACAGAAAAAGTAGCTGTACTTTCACTACCTTTATATTTGATAGTGAAGATATTACCAATATTATCATATGTTTCATTAAATCTATCATCTTGGAAGATTAAATGTAAACGTAATGAATTACTGATTGTATTTTTTTCTAATCCTACTTGAATGTTGTTAGCTACGTTACCATAAATCTGTGAAGTAACTTTCAATCCGCCTACTTCAGCTGTAGCTGGTTTAGCATCCTCTACACGCATAGCAAAAATCTTACCTGCTGTGTATTGTGGATTAGAACCCCAAGCTAATTCAATTGCATCAAGTAATTCACCTGAGCGGAATAGTCTTTTAGCTTGTGCGTAGTTTCTTAATTCATATACGGTATCAGGTTTACCACCTTCAGCTTGTCCAATTAAACATAAAATCTTTTCACTGGAGCTAGCTGATTTACCGATACCTGTACTGTCTACATTAATGACTGCATGTGGACGAGTGACAGGTCTTCGTGGAAACGGTTCAACTGCCATGTATAATTCTCCTATCTATATATTAAATTTCTAATTCTCTACCTAAATACTTTTCTAAAAATGGAATAAAGTCTTTTTCATTGAACAGGTAGTGTTTACCTTCCATGTAGGCTTTAAAACCTGCTACCTGTGACTCTTTCATATTAAACAAGGTCTGTGCTGTTTTTAAAAATGTATCTATATGTACATAACCTGTAAAGGTTTTACCTTTAGGTGTTTTCTTAGCCATTATCTTTTTGCTCCTTTATTCTTGAAAGTAATCTTATTAATATCTTGTGTTATTGTATAATCTAAATCTAATGAACTTGTGTATTTAATTATAGTAGGTCTACCAAAGATAGATGACTCACCGTCTTGGAATATAGGTGCGATATCTCCAAATGCAAGATTTTGTAGCTGGAATGTTTGTTGTTCTTCTATACTGTCTCTCATAGATATCAATATCATTTTTAATACGGCATCTAAACATCTAGCAACATCTACATTATACGACATACCCACAATTGTTACTTGTTCTTCTATGGTAATACCTTTTACTAACCCTTTACTATCATTTGTTTTTTCTACATATACAATATTTGCGTTGTAGCCTTCATAAGTCTCATTGTTAGTATAATTAAAAGATACAGTGTTATCTGATACTTTAACATCATCGTAAGAATCAAACGCTATGTCTTCTACTCTTATTACATTAGAAATAGGTTTAGATACATGAAATACTAAACGATTACCTTCTCTTTTAGCTACTGATTGTTCACTATATGTGTTACCCGAAGCTTCTAGATAAGACCCTTGTATACTACCTAAAGAGTTTTTAACCTCTTGACCTTGTCCTAGTTGTATTAGGTAATGAGCTTCGTAGTTGTTTTTAAAGCTAGGGAAATTGAACCCTACTGTTACTTCGTGCTTTGCGTTCTTACCGCAAAAAGCCTCTTTGAACATTTCCCTAGTTTGATAATCAAAGTCTTTTAAAACTTCATCTATAATATAACAATTACTTAGTACTGTATGTAATCTGGGCTTTATTTGCTCTAGTAAATATGAGTCTACTGATGTTATTGCCATCCTACTTCCATAACCTTTCTACATTAAATTCTTAATCTTCCAGTTCATAAGATTTCTAACATACTTTAATGTTGTTTTAGAGAAGTTGTTTTCATTAACCTTATCTCTATTTAATATCCATGAACTTGCAGGGGATTTACTAGATACTGTTCTAAACATAAAGTAACTAGATTTTTTACCATTTCTTACTTTAGTAATTCTACTTGATTTACTAGCAGGATTTAGTGATGGATGACTAATATTACTTCGTCTACCCTCTAGATAATCAGTAAGAGTAGATACTGAATTACTTGAACTGTCTATTTTTAAAGACCTTAAGTCTTGGTATGTTTTATTATTCATCTTACTTGTTTTTATTCTTATAGGCACCGTTAGATACCAACCACCATCTTTAGTCTTTTTCTTTTTAGATGAATGAGCAAAAGCTTTCTTAAGGTCTATTACACCTTTCTTCTCTAGCTTTTTCTCAGTTATTTGTAAATAAGTAGGCATACGTTTGACACTCACATTATCTACTTGTAATGCTGTAGCTTGTAATCTATCTAAAATATCAGAACGCATAGCATCTACTGTTCTCTTACCTACATTTTTATAGCTCTTGTCTCTAAATAACTTAGGTCTAGTTGCTTTTATAGGCATTATAGCATTCCCCCAAAGAAACCACCTGAATGATTATCTTTAGATTCTTTTTTAGGGTCTTCTACCTGTATCTCTAAGTCCTCTTCTATACCATCATTAACTTTAAATGGCTCAGGTAGTACAATAACGTCTTCCCTTTTTAATAATAGCTTCTGAGGTAAATTTTCAAACTTTGTATTAGGTTGATTAAATTTAGTATATTGGTATCGACTTTCTTTTAATATATCTGATACTACATATCTAAGTACCATTAAAATATTTAAGGATATAGTTTTGTTTTCAAACTTAGCGTCCATGAATAATCTATTGTTCTCTATATTATAGTCATCTTCATAAACATTACCATCGTTAGATGTAATAAAGGTTACTTCTTTGACATCATAGTATAGAGGTATACCTTTTTGTATACGCTCTTTAGTAACATGGTATATAAGTTGTTGTGGCATCAATACTTCAGGAACAGTAAACCTGTCTCTATAAGATACTCGTTTTTCTAATTGTGTAGTTCCTATAGCTGTACCAGTATCTAAAATTCCTATATCTAAATTGTTAGTTCCTTTTTCTTGAGATTGGATAGCCATTATTGTCTCTTTAGGAGGTAAATAGGCAATACCTTTACCGTGACACCTAGGACAATCTACTCTAGGATGTCCTGTGTCAGGGTTAAGGCAAGGACAAAAGTAAGCCCTTTCCCACAGTACCTTTATACCTCTATCATTGACAAATCTTCTCATATCCTTAGTGTCAAACTCTAGTCTAGCTGTAGATAACTTTTGTTCTTGTTCATCTGCTTGTGTTGTAGATGTATACATAGTAGACTTATTAATTATATTAGAAGTATTATTATTAGTACCTATCATAAAAGGTTTTTGCATTTAATATCTCCTTCCTACTATATGCCTATCATATTGGAGCCAAAGTAAGATTTTAACCCAGCTAATAGCTCTTTTATATCTTCATTAATTTGTAGTATTTGAGCACTTGCTCCACCATACATAGCAGATTGTGTAGTACCTATTGTTTCTGTAATACCATCTACATCTAGAGTTTTGTTTGCTATTCCTGCACCGATAATGAGATTACCATATGTTAATTAAATTAACTTCCTTTGTAAAATAAAAGGCATTATACATTCGGGTTATGGAACCCTACTAAAAGCAAACATATTATTGGTTTTGTTCTTTTAACCATTGGGAATTATGGTAGTTTTTTAAATTAATACTTGCATTTATATCCCTATCTTCTTCATATCCACAAGCATTACATTTAAAGACTTTATCACCTAACTGTAATTTTAAAGCATTTCTTTTTCTTTCTCCGCAATTACTGCATATTTGTGATGATGGATAATAAGTACTAGCTACTGTAAATTTTATACCTCTATCTTCACATTTATATTGTAATTGCTGTCTAATCATATAGAAATTAGAAAACTGTATTTGTTTTCTTTTTTGTCCTGTATATCCTTTGTCTTTTATTAAATCACGAACTCTTATATCCTCTACAATAATCTCTTTAGGATACTTTTCAACAATTTCTTTTGTTATTTCATGTACATGATTTTTAAGGATATTTGACATTTTTCTATAAACTTTAGCTATCTTATTTTCTAGCTTTAAAACATTATTTGTTTTGGTGTGGTTAATATCATATTTATTACTTAATCTTTTCTGTAGGTCAGCTAATTTTTTTTCTAACCTTTTCATTTTCTTGGAATAAATAATATTACCATATATTTTTCTGTTAGAACAAATTACGTGTTTTTTACCACTACCTAAGTCTATACCTATGACTTCGTTAGTATTATCCTTTTCTTTCTTGTATTGATTATCTACTTCAATTGAAAAAGATATATACCAATATTTACCATCATAGTAACATTTAGGGTTTAAAGGTTTAATGCTTTCATTCTCTAGTACTGATTTATTATTTTTATATGTACCATTAGAAATTCTTAAGTAACCTAATTTTTCAACTTTAACATGTTTTTCTTTGTTAAAGTGCATTCGGTCATATCTAATAGGAAACCTCTTAGATTCCCTTTTCTTAGACTTAAATTTAGGTTTTCTAATTTCATGATTATGATATTTTATTAATGTTTCTCTTAAGTCATCTATTTTACCAACTAAGGTTTTTCTAGATACTTCATTTAAGAAACTATACTTATCATCATTCTTTATTTCTTTTAGTATAGAAATCATATTTTTATGGTCTATATATTTACCGTTATCGAGAGCTTTCCAATATCTTTCTAGCATATAATTATAAATAAATCTAGAATGGTTTACATGTTTCCACATTAACTCTTCTTGTTCTTGGGTAGGGTTTACTTTTAGTGTTATACCTCTATAAAATTTATTTTCCGTTTTTTTCATTTACTTTCACCACCTTATATATTATATCTATAATATAACATATACTTGGGGTAATTTCAATAGGAAGTTTTCATTTAATTAACATTGTTTCCTTACTTACGCTACTAAATAAGTCTAGGTCAATTCCTAGCACTCCTTTTCAAGACGTGTGCAGACTATTTGTTATCCCTATTAGTATAGGGTAAAGATTTTTCTTCTCCCAATCACTTGGAGCTTTACTTCTGTCGTCTATACAGAATAGTCGTTGAACGTATTCCTTATCTATTGACTTAGGACTTTCGATGCTAAACTTCCATTGCTCTTCTCCTTAGGATTTAACCTTAGAGTATCTAACTAATTTTTTCTGATTTCTCAACATTCAAGCTTAGTCTTTCGACTTACTTTGTAGTTTAGTTAGTTTTAGGATTTCTTAGCAGTTAACCTTTGAAAATGTGCAACTTACGCTACACACAGGGTAATATCATCGTAACCCCATATTTGGTAAATTTCTTTTAGTGCATATTTAATAACTAATTGCTCTAATTCTGGTGGTACTTCCCATGGTTTAGTTCTACCTGCTCTTTGTCTAGGTAACATACCACTAATATAATCTAATGTAATCATTTGAGGTGCAAAAGTTGCTCTACTTGGCGGGTACATTCCTGCTAATTGAGGATATCCACTGAATACAGCATCGTAAGACATAGATTGACCCGTCTGCATTAAAGCTGTAGGGAATAACTGTACGTGACCTGCTAAATGCTCCACTTTCCACCAGTTAGCTGGATAATCATACATAGGTCTACCATTAAATTGTAGTTGTAAATTTTCTACCTGTAATATAGGTTTTTTATATGCGTGTACAAACATATAACTATTAAATTCTGTTTCGTAGTAATCTCTCATTTCATGTTGTAAGTCAGGTAAAATAGATATATCTAAAGCTCTTTCCGCTTTACCTATAGCTCTTTCTAATATATGATTATAAAAATCATCACCCATAGGTTGTCCTGTATCGGGGTTTTGTACTGTTATACCAAACATATAGGCTTTCACAGCATCTGCTGACCAACCATAATCAGCTAGAGTAATATTATCTAATTCTCTTTTATCTATATGTTTTGGGTTTCCAGATGGGTGATAAGGATACTCATATGATAAAGAGCTTTCGTAAGGGTCTAAACTACCACCAAACATACTGTTTACCATTCTATCAACCTACTTATCTTCTTTTTTAGTTGTTTTTTTAGTTGGTTTCTTCTCTTCTTTTTCTTCCTTAGGTTTTACTTCTTTCTTTGTTATTTTCTTGTCTTCCATATGTGTAAAACCTGGTAAATTAGCAAAATCTTTTTCTTGTTTAGCAGTTAGTCCTTTAACTACGCCTTTATCATCTACTTCTACTTGACCATGTACAGTAGCCATTTTAATATTTTTTAATTTATAAGTTAACATTGATTTTTAAATTCCTTTCTTGTATACTATAAGTAGTAATAAAAAAGGAGCAACCCTTAGGTATACTCCTTATTCTATTGTATTCAATTTTTAATTGTATTTACTATTTTAATGCAAGGTAACTTACGTTTTTAATACGAGCCCATTTTTTAGGAGCACGTAACGCTAAAGCACCATACCATAATACTGCAAATGTAATACTAGCATTAATTTGAGCTAATGGTAATTTCATCATTGGTAATAACTCGAACAAGTGTAATACTTGTGGTGACATTTCACCAACGAATACGTCTGCTGTTTCAGGTAATGTTTCGTTTTTATCAACGAATACTAAAGAACCATCTTCTTGTGCATCTTTAAGTGCTACACGTTTAATTAAGTAGTACATACCTGTTTCTTTACCTTGACGGTAAATAGATACGAATTGTGGGCTTTGTTGGTACATAGAGTTAACAGTAATCTTTAATTCTACTCCATCTGTAGCATTTGTTACTGTAGCAACTTGTGCTTCTGATGGTGCTGATTCAGCTTCATCAGAGTGAACAACTACTTTATAAGATAAACCTGCACGGTCTTCTTCTTTAGTAAATTTACCTTTTTGGTTTGTTTTTACTTCAGCTTTTACTGTAGCTGGTTGTGGTGCATTTGGTTGTGGGATTAAAGTTTCATCTAAGATTAATTCATTTTCCATTACAGTAGAACCATGTAATCTAATGAATCCACGAGATGAATAGAATCCGTTAACACTGAAACCAGTATTTACATTACCACTATTGTCTTGCATTAATTGCATTTGTCGACCTAAGATATTAGTAACAAAGTCAGAATGTACACCGATAGGCATGTAAGCATCTGTAGCTGTACCAAAACCTTTACCGATTTTAACTGAAGCTAAGTTTAATAATTTCTCATCTAAGTGAGCACCTTTAGCGTCGATAACGTTATCAGCATCAATTAATTTAGCTAGTCCATCAAATTCTAGTCCTTCTCCACCAACTTCAGAAGTTAATGAAGCATCACCATAGAATGAAGCCCATTCAATTGTTTTAGCAACAACTGAGATAGCATCTTCAGTCAAGATTTGACCAGGGTCAGCAATGTTATTTACTAAACTAGATGCCAATGACATATTTTTAGTATCAGAAATGTATTTCATTGTAACGGTCTTTTGACGGATATTAGGGTCTGAAACTGACGCTACTCCGATTTCACGTACAAAACGAGAATGACCTACTTTACCGTGACGTAAGAAAACATCATATTTAATTACTGTTGATTCAGCTGGTCTACGTGCAACATCACGGTAAAATACTAAATCATTATTTCCCCATGTAAGCATAGTGATTTGGTCGTTTAAAATTTCACGACGTAAAGCACCTGCATCCACTTGTGTTTCAGGAGTGATACCATATCCAGTTTGGAAGGATTTCGATAATTTTTCTTGTAATTCATCAGCAACTGCATGTTGCTTTTTTGAAAGTTCATTTTGGTTCATTTATATATATCACCTTTCATATATGCTCTTTTTTTTTATTGTTTTATTTTACACACTATAATATAACACAACTTTGTTTCTTAATTAAAGATTAGCAAATTCTTTTACAATATTAAAGTCTTTTTCACTTGCTTGCTCTGGATTGTTGCGGATATTTAAGTAAGCTTGATAAGCATTCAATACTTCTGAACGATTCGTATGTGGGTTTTGAGATTTTTCTTTATAGGTACTCATGAATTTTTCACGGGCTTCTACAGATAAGTCTCTACTTTCTTCTTTAACTTCTACTTCTTGTTCTTCTTTATCTTCTGTAGTTTCTGCTTGTTCTTCTGTTTGTACTGATTTAGCTACATAACCAACTACATCTTGTTCATTCGAAGTGTTATTAGTCGTTACGGATTTTTCTACTGCTTCTTCTTTATCTTCTTGGTTGCTCTCAACTGATTTAGAAACTTCTTCATTAGAATTAATTTTATCAGTTAAAGCTTGAATAGATTTAGTTACTTCTTCTAAATCTGATTTAGTCACATATTGTTCATTTTCTTTTTTAATATCTTGGAATGATTTCAAGATAGTACGGAAACCATCTACAATATCTTTATCAGAAATAGATTTAGATGTTTTTTCTTCCTCTTCTTCATCTTTTTCTTCTTTTTTGTCTTTTTTATTTTTTCGTTTCTCGTTGTCTTTGTCTTCTGTTTTAGTATCTTTTTTATCTACAGGGTCTTTCGACTCCTTAGCTGACTTAGATACTTCTTCTTCTAGATTTTCTTCTTGTTCATGTGCTTCTTTAGCATCTTCTTCAGTAACCTTTGCAGGTTCTTGTGGTTCTTCTTTAGCTTCTTCTACTTGCTCTTCTGTAGCTTCTACTTCATTTTTAATTTCTTCTTTTTCTTCTGTTTTAGTGTCTTCTGTTTTAGTGTCTTCTGTTTTATCTTCTTTTACTTCTTCTTTAGACTCTTCTACAGATTTTGATACTTCTTCTTTGTCTAAGTTATCATATTCTTGTAGAATATTTTGTAATTCCGTAGGCATATAATATAATCCCCTATTCTAAATTTTTTTTATTAATACTCATAACTGCTATCTCAGCATCTTTTCTTGATAGTCCTTTGGCTAATTGTAATGTAATAACTGATTCTTCATAACCCATATTATTAGATTTAGTTAAGTCCTCTACTACATTATTCCAAATATCATTATACTCTTTAACATCTTTAATTTTTGTTACATAGGTTAAATTAGTAATAGAGCTTGCTAATGACTCTTTACGTAAGGCTCCTGCATCTACTTGTGTGTCTGGTGTTGTTTCCGTTCCAGTAAGGAATGATTTAACAAAACTCTCCCATGTAGCTTCAGGATTAGCTGGGTTTTTTACTAGTGCTACCCCTGTAATCATAAGTTCATCAACAATTCTATTGTCATTTATGTTACGTTTCTTAACAGCGCCTTCTATAGAAAACCCTAAACGTCTACCACTACCTGACTTTTCTAGTTTCTCAGCTAGGTCTAACATTTTTATAACATTTTCATCATCTTTCCATAGCTTAGCTTCTATAAATAAACCTTTTTCTAAATCAACATAACAGTTATCTGTAGGTATACCTACTACATTATCTTGTTGATGTTCGTAGTTAATATATCCATTTTTTTTAAAGTATTCTATATCAATACCTTTTGGATTTATAATGTCATTCTGCAAATCAACAGCTGGTGTGGAAGCCCAACCAGATACGATAGAATATTTATTTGTATCATCTTCCGTATCTATGGATTTCTTTAAGTCCATAGGAACAAAAGCATTAAATTTCATTTCTTCCAAAGTGATTATACACCTCACTTAATTGTTATTTTATATGTACATACATAATATAACAAAAAGTATATCATCAACATTATTCATTACTACACACATAGTATAACATAGTATAAATGTAGCTCCAAATTAAAAAATAACAACCTAAGTATTAATTAGGTTGCTAATATTATCTACATAAAGTCGGAAGATTTCTCACCTTTTCTTCCTTGTCCTTTATTTGATGTTTGTGTTCTATATACGTTATCATCACCTTTTAACTGATTATCTGTTCCTACATCTTGGTTAGTTGTTTCTTGTTTACTATCATCTGTAGGCTCATCAGTTTGTGGTTGTGTATAACTCATAAGTAATTGAAGTCTTTCTTTTTGTTTAGTATCTAGGTATTGGTCTTTTTGTATTTCTTGTGCTGTACTTTGTAAAAATGCTGAGTCAAGAATTACATCTCCACCATCTATTGGTTTCAATCCCTGTTCTTCTCTTGCTTCATTTACAGTTTTATATACTTGTACTTCTTTTTGTAAAATACTAAGCTTATCTAACTCAGACTTAGTATCTCCTCCAACGAATTGGAAAGTATACTTATCACCAAATTCAGATATAATGTGTCTGTTAATTAATTCTTCTATAAATCTTAATAGAGGTTGTAAACCTTTATTCATAGATTGTTGTTGCTTCTTAGCAGGGTCTGACTCATTCAATGTAGAACCGCCTTTTGACCCTGTGGCTCCTCCTCCTCTATTAGGGAATCCTATTTCAGAAGGGTCTATACCATACAAAGCAGAAATAATATTGATTAAAAAGTTTAACCATTTCTCAAATTGCATATCATTTGCTGTTGGTGTCATATTAACAAACTTAACATCATCAGCCATCATCACGGGGACTTCGTAATCTAAAATTTATAAAAAATTTTATTCCTTTTTCAACGTATCCCTTTTTGAGTACCTTCATCATTACTAGTTACTTTTATATACTCTACTGAGGTTTGTATGATACTCTAAAGGCGTTAATTCGGGTTTACGGAACCCTACATATCATGTTTACTGTTTTATTTAGTTAAAACATGATATGGTTTAAGTATATCATAGAAAAGATTACTTGTCAACTAGTAAAGGAATAATTTTTTTTATAAACCTTAGTTTTATTTATTTACAAACGCTACTTTGTAAACCTGTGTCATTTCACATGCTCTACCTTTCAGTACGAGACTAGACTATTTGTTATCCCTATTGTGTAGGGTAAGGATTTTTCTTCTCCCAATAGCTTGGAGCTTTACTCCCGTCTTGTAACGGGATAGTCGTTGAACGTATTCCATAGACCTTTCAGTTCTTTAGGACTTTCGATGCTAAACAACCATTGTTCTTCGTCTTAGGATTTAACCTTAACGTATCTCAATATCTTTTTTCTACTTTCGTAACATTCAAGCCTACCCTTTCGGGTTACTTTGTAGTGTATTGAGCTTTAGGTGTTCTTAGCAGTTAACCCTTCATCTATACAAATTACTTTATATAGAGGCAAATTTGCCAGCTACCGTTTATACCTGAAAAACTAGATTTCCATTCTCTTTTAAAGTTCTCTAACGCATGTTGAGATTGCTGTTGGTCAGCTCTAATCTGTAAGATACCTCTTGTTGTTCCACCGTGACTGAAGAACCTATCGTTAAAACTTTCAGTATTATTATAAGCTATAAATTCTTTCATTGCAATCTCTACTTCTGACAATCCATACCCACTAGAATTTAAGTCTGACCTAGGGTTCCTAATACCCATGACAAGTTCTCTGCTTGTAAAACTAGCTACTACTTGCTTATCTATGACCTGTACAAAGCGATTGCCACCTTTAATTATCTTACCGTTTTTATCAGTAGCATAAAAAATGGTGCTAGGGTCTACTGCAATAAACTTCTCCATCTTAGTTTTGTTTTTAGGACTAAAAACTTTTTCGAAGTTAACTTGGTCGTACGTGTAAGTATCTCTTACTATTTTTTTACAAAACTCTTGGAATGAATCCCTGTCTATATCTTTATCTGTACCTGTATTAAGAATAAATTCTTCAATACGTTTCATCTGTTCTTTTTCTTTAATACCAGGTGTAGCGTCTAAGTCTTTTAATTTAACTTCAAAACCTACGCCTTTTTCTGAATATCTGGCAGGTTTACAGTATGTAGATACTTGGTTAGCTCTTGTAATAATTATAGCATTTAGTATAGAGTTATTACCAAATTTCTTTAACACTTCATGTAAGTTATGAGCATTCCTCATATAGCTCTTCTTATCTCTATAATCAGGATTTGTATCCATCATTTCTAAAAATGGTTCTGCATAAGCTTGCTGTTTACCATACAAAGATTTAGTAATTTCTTGCATCTCTTTTGTATCTTGTTCTATTTGTCTAATGTTAGCTTGTATTCCGTCATCTATAGGAACCATAAGGTCTTCAGTGTCTTCTTTATACATACTACCTAACCTTAGACTTTTAAATAAATCAGGCAACTTTTTATTTACCTCCTCGAATAGTAGTTAGTATAACAGTGTTATTATAGGTAATGTCTTGGATATGTTTAGGAATATTTATCTTTACTTCGAATGGTTCTTCTATATAGTAAAACATTTTCTTACTTTCCATAACAATATCATAATCCTCTAACACAATATTATTATCCTTATCTACCAATATTACTTTATTATCCTTTGTAGCTTCTAGTACCATATATTTAACTTTATCAATAGCAATAAACATAGCTACATGTTTACCACCTATCTGTCTATAATAATCCACTACTTCTATCCAATTATCTGCTAATCCTTGACCTTTTATAAAGTCTTTTGCTTCATCCCATTTATCGTCTTTTGAAAATAGCAAATGCTTCAATCCTTTAATTTTTTATTTTTTAAATTCCTAGTATTTACAATCTTCATAACTAAAAACCAAAAACTGACTATTACAGCTCCAAAGAAACTTATACCAAAAACAATTAAAGGGTTATTAAACCCTACATACTGCTCTGTATTCTCAATAGAGTCTATAACATCATTTTTTATAATGATTGACGTGGCTTGAAACATTGTTAATACTACATAAGAACCTATAGAAATTATAGCATATATCAAGTATAGAACCAACTTACTACTTTTTTCAGTTTTAATATACGCAAATACCATTAGTGCTAGTAGACTTACACAAGCAAAAACTACGGATATAGCTGTAAGTACGTTTAATCCTATCAAAAAATCACCAACTATAATGTTTATTTTATTACTCTTTTAATATAGCAAAAAAAGGAGAGGTTATCCCTCTCCATTAGTATCATTACTTTCATCTACAGGTGTGCTAGGTTCCAATGGAACTAAAGGTATCGTAGTATCTGAGCTAGGTTTTTCAGGTTCTATAGGTTTTTCAGGTTCTATAGGTTTTTCAGGTTCTATAGGTTTTTCAGGTTCTATAGGTTTTTCAGGTTCTATAGGTTTTTCAGGTTCTATAGGTTTTTCAGGTTCTATAGGTTTTTCAGGTTCTATAGGTTTTTCAGGTTCTATAGGGGGTAGTGGGTTAGGGGTAGGGATGTTAGGTTTAGGTAGAATAGGATTAGGGTTAATAGGATTAGGAATAATAGGTTTAGGTATAGTAGGAGAAGATAAACTAGGTTCACTTGGTGGCTCAACAGGACTTACAACAGGAGGTACTACAACTGTACTGACACCATTATCTTCTATTATCTTAGGTCTAGTAACTTCATTACTTACAACAACCTTATTATTTACTAATACTAAATCTTTATCCTTATCATTACCATAAATACGTTCTCTTACACTCTTATCCTCTTTATCTCTTTCTTTTTCTGTTTTATCATTATAACCTTTATAATTAGTTTCTTCTTTAACCTTTTTAAGTTCTTCCTCAGCCCTATTTAACTTCTCAACATACCTTTTTTTAGTTTTACCGTCATCATCATCTGCTTTTTGATAAATTTCTACTAGCTTTTGATATCTGTCCTTATCTTCTTTAGCAATTTGGTACTTGTTAAATGCTACTGTAATTAATACTATAAATAGAGCAACTACAATAGTTATAAGTGTTATAGTAATCTCATTACTACTAAACTTACGTTTCATATTATTTATTCCTACCTATCCATAAAGGTCTCATAATATCTATTATAACTTATCTAGTTTTTCCTTTTCTTCTTCTTCAATACGTTTCTTTTCTTCATAGTCTTTGCTTAACATAAATGTAATACTAACATTAAGCTCATTACTAGATAAAACATTACTTAAAGCTGTGTCGGTTACAACAACATCACCTAACTTAATAGCTTCTCCATTTTGTACATCTTCTTTAAACTGCTTGTTAGCTTCAAAAATATCAATATTATAATCAAAAGCTAATTTAAAAAGTTTTTGGTGTTCTTCACCTGTTAATGTATCATCTAATCTACTTTGAAACACCATTAGAGAACCGTCTAATCTTTGTGTTTCATCAATAGGGTCTTGCCTTAATACATTGTAAGAACTATATAGCTTATTAATCATCTCACATAATGTTTTACTAAATTCTTTAACTTTATTTTCTTTTTCTTCTGTAGAAATAGGTGTAATTAACTCTTCCAATGTTTTTGTATTATTATCTTTAATCATTCATATCTCCCTTTTTTAAGTTGTTTATAATATCCTTTTTTACTTGTATAAGCAACTTCCTAGTATTGTACATTCTTTTCTCTCTTATTACTACATTTACAACTACTAATATAATAATACTTATATATATAATTGTATAAATGAGTACAGTGCTAAATAAGCTCACTGTACTCACCTAAAAATAACTTTATATCTTGTTTTTTTAATACATACTCATCTTTACATTTAATAAATCCTAAAGATTTTAAGAACTCTATGGCTTGAGGTAATTCTATATCATAAACAACAGCGTTCTTGTTCTTCTTTATTGCTAAAGAAATTAACTCTAGAATAGACCTAGCACCTACTCCATTAGTTTCGAGGTCTGATACATACCCGTGTAATATAATGTCGGAATCTGTTTCTTTAAAAGAAGCTAACCCTATTGGGTTATTGTTATCGTCTACAAATTCTTTGTATACTGATGCGTTGCCATCTATGTGGTCAGTGTTCACACCTTTATTCTTTAGTGTAGAAAGAGAACTGGCAATCTTTTTAGGATTAGGTTTTTCAGCATCACCATGAGTAAGAACCCTAGAACCTTTAGCAGTTTTAGGTTCTTTTGATTCTTCACTATTATTCTCTTTAGGTTTATCATCATTTTTATTATCTTCATAGACTGTCATTTCAATTTCTTTCCCATTACGTACTACAGTTCTTTTTACTTTATTCAATGAGCCTATGTCTTTAGCTCCACCTTTGTATATACGTTCTGGTTCTCTTGCTATGTATAAATAACAGTCCATGAAGTTATCAAAGCCTAGTGATTTATATATGTAATCATATTTATCATCTAAAAAGTCACTATGTTTAGAAACATAGGATAAAGTTAAAGGTTCTTCAATTAGTAAATTAAATGTCTCTTTACTTATATCATCTTCTTGTATTGTATCATAATTTAATATACTTGTCAAGTCGTCAGTCCTTTCTTAGTCATCAAAATAGAACTCATTAGACGAGTTGTTTTGTGTACTATTATAATCCGTTGGTATAAAAGTAGATGTGAAAGCTGTACCGTTGCCTTTGTCATATAATTCTTTTAGACGAGTAAGACCGATGTAACCAATACAGGCAGACTGAGAATAATGGTCGTCGCCTTTACGTTTAATAACTTGATAAAGTTCTCCTGTTTTTTCATCTTCTTCGTCCATGATTAGGACATTTTGCCAGTGCTTAAGATAAGTTTTTAATTCATCATCTACCTGTTGGTACATTCTTATACGTTTAGCTTTTAAATCTTGTATATATCGTTTATTATGCATTAATTTATCTACAGTTACTGTATTACTGTTTTCATTAAATTGTGCATATAATTGACCTGATGAACGTGGGCTAGACTTATAAGTACAACCAAATACTTTATCCTTACCAAAGAAATTAATTAATTTAAGTACGTTGTTACCCGAATCACCATTATCTGCAACAATAATATCAGGGTCATATTTAGATATCTCTAATATTATAGCTTCTAAATCTGCTTCTACCATATCTGGTCTACTGTTTTTCTTAATAGAGAATAAACGTATTAAATCTACTTTACCCTCCTCAGTCATACCATGTACAGTTACCCAGTGGAAGTTACCCCAGTCTATACCTACTGAAATAAATTTGTATTTATCTCTATTAAATAACTGTGTTTTTGCAATTTCTGACTTATTGTCAAAGATGTCTTCTGGTAAAACACGCATTTTAACATCTTCATAGGGCATCAATTACTACCGTTACTTTCGTAATACTTTAACATTCATTTAAGAATCGGTTTAGACTATATCATAACCCTTATTTTTGGTTAAGGGCTCCTTGCTTTACACTAATAACTTTTTATTTAAATAATTTTCAATGTCTTTATATTTTCTTTTACCATAATCTACTTCAAGAAGTAAATAACCGTTATCTTCTGCATAACTTCTCTTTAACTCATCTCTTAATTTTTGTTTTTTAAATGCCATCTCTCCACCAAAAGATTTTACTGGTTGATAATGTTGTATTCCTTGATACTCTATTAATGTATCATACTCAGGTAAATAAAAGTCATAAGAAAGTGACTTATTGTAAATTAAATCATCAAACTTTTTCTGTATTTCATATTTAATATTATTATTAATCAAATATTCTTCTACAATCTTTTCTCCAATAGACATTTTACATTTAGGACACATGTCTCTCTCCATAAGATGAGAAGCTCTTATTTCCCATGTTAAACCACATTTATGTCTAACTAAAACTTTAGATTTAGAATTAATATACTCTGATAGAACTTCATAATCATTACCGTATTTTTTCTTAACTTCATCTAAAAATTGTTGATGGGTTCTTCTTTGTTTTAAATTATGTTCTTTCATTCTACAATGAAAACATCTGCTTTTCCTTGATATAAAATCATTAGGTTTGACTTCCCATTCTTTTCCACATACATTATGAATTAACTTTACTTTATTAGTGACTCCTGTATACTCACCAATTAAAGAATACTCATCACCGACTAAATCATGAAGTTCTTTTTTAAATTGCTTTGTAGTTTTAGATTTCCTACCTTTTCTTTTATTATTACAGGCAGGACATCTGTTACCATCTAAAAAAGATTTAGGCTTTACTAAGTATTCATTATTCCCACAAGTCTCAGAATTATGCCTCATAAGTATTTTTGTTTTATTATTTACATATTCTCCTAAAACTTCATATTCATTCGATACTCTATCGTATACTTTTTTCTTAAATTCTTCTGTAGTTATTTTAATTGCCATTTTAACACCCCCCCTTTCTTTATACATTTTTTTTATTAAAAGTTATTAGTTTTTATCTAGTTCTCACTATATCCATTTATATAGTTACCTAGGAATTTAGTCGTTCGGCATTTACTATAATTTAATTATACCATATAATGTTATCTTGTAAATAATTAAATTATAGATTTAGCACAGGATTGCTTTATGCTTTTTATAGCACTTAAGGTTTCCCTGTTTAACAAGGTTATTCGATATATATTACTATATAAAGGGGCTATACCATTAACCCAAAGAATAGTTATAAAATGCTTGCTTAGAATCTGTATTCATTTCTTTCTCTACTAATTGGCTTGCACTTATCCATACAGCATTCATCTGTGAAATGTAGTAACCCCTAATACCTGAATTATTTTTTGTTCTTTCTGGATACCTTACTTTCCAAATGCCATTATACCAACGGTCTAGGGGTTTTCCACATTTCTGACAAACGTATTGATATGTACCTTCTTGTACTGTTTTAGCTTGTTCATCAATACCATCTGGGTTTAAAAGTAAAAGATTACCACTCTTATTTAAGTCATTAGGGTCATAATCAGCATATTTCATTTCGTTTTCATATTGACAATGTTGACACACATGAGCATAGTACCATTGGTCAGATTGTTGATATAATTTGTGTATACCTACCCCAGGTGCTGACGGAGTTGAGAATCTTCTTACTACTTTAAAAGGTGAACTTGACATAGACTCTAAAGCCGAACTTTCGGCTAGTGAGTTCACCCTCTCAAATTCGTCCATTGCGAGGAAGTCTATGTCAACACCCTCAACTGAACCTGGTTTACTACTAGTTCTAAAAAACAAACTTGAGTTTCTAATTTGTTTATAGCCTAAGGAGTCTTTATCCCAATTCACAATATCTCTAAAATAAGTTTTATCTAATACAGGATTAAGACGTGACTGTACAAATTTCTTTAACTGCTCTTGTGTCATTTTTTACCCTTGGTTTCCCGATATTTATTAGGGGATTAGACTATATCATAGCTACTAATTTTGGTTAGTAGCTCCTTGCTTTACTTTTTTAACTAAATACGAAAGTATATTGTCTATTTCATCCATGTTATAATAGTAAGGTATTCGTATCAATGATATGTTGTTATCTTTGGCATATATAACAGTATACTCGTCACCTACTAGATTATACACATCTTGAACAAACTCTTTATGTGTTTTCTTTTTAGTCATTACAATATACCTTTTCTTTCTTACATGTTTAGTTAAAATTTTCTTATACTATTTTCACTATATCCGTTTATATAGTTATTAGTAAGTTTAGTCGTTAGGCTTTTAGCTAACTTTATAAATACAGTATAACATACACTACATATAAAGTCAACAGTTAGCACGGTTGGTTCCCACTGTCTGTGTATAGTCAGATTTAGGGTTTCTTACCAGTATATTGTTTTTTCTATACATTATTTTACTATGCCCGTTTAACAAGGTTTTAATTCCCCCACACTGTTTAATCGAGGGAACGTATAGAGGCACTTTACATTTCTGTAACTATACATGTCAGCAAAGTGTACCATTTCCATTACTGACATCTCACTGAGTCCTAATTGTCTACTCTTAATTACCGCTTTATTAGGGTGACTATCGTTGACAATCTTAACTTGCCCACTACTACCCTCGGTTTCCCGATATTTATTAAGGGTTTAGACTATATTATAGCCCTTAGTTTTGGTTAAGGGTTCTCTGCTTTACTTCTCTATAAAGAGTTTTCTTATCTAGTTCTCACTATCTCCATTTAGATAACTACCTAGAAATTTAGTCGTTAGAGTTTTTCCTCTACATGTTGTAGATTCTTTACTACGGTATCAGCTCTATCCATTAGGACTTAGCTTTTCTTACCAGGATATTCTTTATTTTCCTATGACCGTTTAACAGAGTTTAAAGACCACAGCACTAGTTTATGGTCTATGAGCTTGTGCTTTACTTCTGTCCCTGTTTGGAATACTAAAAGTTATCGGGTGACCTCGTAACGTATGATATTTTAGCATATAAGTACTAGGGTTTAACATGTTGATAATATGGTCAACTTGTTCTTGCGTAACATTTTGTGTACCGAATGTTTCTTGTGTTATTTTTAATAATTCTTTACCATCCATTCATATACACCTTTCTTTAGAATGTATTTGAGTTCTCTTCGTTCATAACCTTTTCTTTATCAATAATCATAGCAGTAATATCATCAGCAGATAGTTGAGATAACTTCTCTAAATCTACTTCTTTCTCACCTTTACTATTCTCATTTGTTATTTCATCAAAGAGCTCTTGTTGTGGTCTTGATAATTGCGGTATAGCACCGCCACCATCAGAACCATCTGTAATTAAGTTTTGCATTTGTTGGAAGATAACAAACACTTTATACAAATCATTAGGGTCTTTTACTTCTATTTCCCCTCTGTCAATCTTTTTATTAAAGTCATACATAAGTTTAGTAATACCTGACATAAATCCATCAGCTATATATTTACGTTTATCTTCGTCTTCAATTTTTTTCTTAGATAACATATCTCTTAAACTTTCAGCGCTCACTCTATCAATTCACCTACTTTCTTTAAATTCTTGTAACAGTTATTAATATCTGCGCACATGTCAAAATATAAGTACTTAGAGTACTGTAAATGAAAATGATTAACTTTAGCTATAGCTTTACCTTTAGTATAATTCATCCCTGAAAGAGATTGACCACATAAACAACACACTCTACTAGGACTTGCAATACGTTTATCTCCTTTTTTTGTTAAGGAAACAGCAGTAGCATTATCTTTCAGCTCTTTACGTTGTTCTTTAATGTCCTTCTTCGTTTTCATTGACAGCATCTCTCTTTTTATCTTTTAGTATTCGACGTTGTGCTTTTGCTCTTACTCTTACTTCCTCAGCAGAAACATTAGTTTGTGACTCTACAATTTTCTTTAGTACTTGTAATTCATTGTTATTTAGCTCTACTTCTTTTAGAATATAATCAGGTAAGGGGTCTTCTTTGTGTAATAATAATTTATCAGTTATTGTTAATGCCACATTAGAAACTATCCCACCGAATATAAAGTAAGTCATAACTGTACTAGGTCGAATAGAGTATATTAATGACAGTGAGTTAATAATAGACAAAATAAACAAAATAAAAATAATAATTATTAGAGTTTTAAATATAAATACAGCTATGTTATTATTCACCCTATTAGTTCAGTCCTCCTAATTTAAAATATACCGTACACTATTAATGTAACATTGTTGATTTATAAACAGGTTTCAATGTTATATTAAAGTTGTATTATATAAGATTTTATTATCTAGCTAAAAGAAATTAGGTGTAATTAGTGGTTATACTAGCAGGCATTATAGCTATACCTCTTTTTATTTTTTATTTTTATTTTCTGTTTAGCTTATCTAAATCACTAGCATACGTAGTAGTATTAAAAGAGTGTAAAAACATTATGAAATATATAGGCTACTTGGTGGTTGTTTATATACTATCTTGTTTTTCATTATGGTTAATAAGTACAGGTGGTTGGTGGTTGCTAATTTTATTAAACATAATACTTATATCTGCTACTGCAATAACTATTATAACACAAAACTAGTGTAGCTCAAAATTAATTATAAGGGGGTAAGTTGATTTGACTAAGTATAAAGATATATTAAAATTAGAGTTTAAAGATGCCTTAGCTCACTTTAGACGAGATAGAAAATTCTTCCACGTCTATAGGATTGATAGGTTGCTTATCAACGGCTCTATTATATATTTTGATTATTATTACATACCATCTGATAATCCTAATACCGTTATTAAAGAAATAGACCTCCATGAGTTTGGTAAGCTTAGGTTTGAAATAAATACTAAAACGTCATACGGTGAGATAGTTACTGAGGATTATATGCAAATTATTAATAACTTTTTCGAAAACTATGACGTCCATTCAGAATCTGAAAAGTTAGACATTAAGAGGTGACTTTAGTTGAATGAAGAACTAAAAAACCTTGTAGGACAAGTAGATAAGATAAAAGATAAAATACAAGATGGTAGCTATATTGATAAAAATACGTATAAGGAATTAGAAAATGAAGTTGATGAACTAAGAAAAATGGTAGTTAGTTTAGACAAAGAAGTAGCTGTTAATAGTGAGAAACAATCGTCTATCTACATACAGCTAGATAGATTAGACGAAAAGATAAAAGAACTCACTAACAATACAGTTGTTAAGGACACAAGAAAGAAGGATACTACCGAGAAAGTACTATTACTAGTGTTAGGTTCTATTATAACTTTCATTTTCAATAAATTTAGTTAGGAGTTTTGATATGGTAAAACATGCTGAGGTAACAATGATTAGTGGAAAAAAATATTATTTAATCTCTGACGATAGTATTGAGTATACACAAAGAGAGATAAATGGAACAATTAGAGGACATGGACAAGCATCAGTTAGAGTTAGAGTCTCTGAGGATATTAATTCTGATACAGTATTCATTAACCCTTTATTCATAGAATCATTTAAGTTAGTATTTGAAAATTAGTGACTTTTAAGTAAGTCACTTTTTTTATTACTCTTTGTTGACTTTCCTATATATATTATTAATTATTATAACTAGTATTATTATTTTAGTATTTATAATTATTTATTATATATATAAGGAATCCTCCTTATTTTCCAAATAGGTAAAAAAATCTTTAAAACCCTTGATATAAAAGGATTTCTCAAAATAATTACATAAAATTTAACAAAAAGCATTGACATTTATTAAGTCTTACGTTAGAATAAGAGTATCAATTAAAAGAAAAGGACTGATGTAACATGGAAAACCAATTAATGTTTAATTTTGAAGGAGAATCAGTAAGAACAGTAGTTAAAGACAATCAAACTTACTTTGTAGGTAACGAAGTAGCTAAGATATTAGGATATTCAAATTATCGAAACGCTATAAATAACCATGCAGAGGATGAAGATAAGCTACGTACCCAAATTAGGTACGCAGGTCAATTAAGGACTGTGACATTAATCAACGAATCAGGTTTATACAGTTTAATCTTTTCATCAAAACTAGAATCAGCTAAACGATTCAAGCGTTGGGTAACTTCAGAAGTTCTACCTGATATTAGAAAGTATGGAATGTACATGAATGATGATTTTGCTAAAGCTATTATAGATAATCCTCAAGAAGCTAAAAAAGAAATGCTTAAGTACTTTGAGGAGTCAGAAAGATTAAATAAATTGGTGACTGATTTACAAAAAGAAAATGATAGGTTATCTTCAGTAGAGAACGAAGTTATGGAATTAGAAAATAAACTAGAGTTTTTACAAAAAAGACCTGAAAATAATGATTGGAAACAAGAAGCAAATAAAAGGGTTAGAAAATTAACACCTAAAATTAGTAGTATTATCAACCCCAACTTTGGTAAAACATGGAATGAGGTTTATAAAGAAATGCTATATTCTCAAAATCTCAATATTAAATCAAAACATACTCGAAGATTAAAGAAAATGAAAAGTAATAACGTTCCTCAAAGTACAATAGATAATACAAAAATTATTGACACTATAGGAACTGATATTGAGTACGTTGATAAATTATTCAAAGCCCTAGATAACTTAGAAGATAAATATACTACTCCAGTATCAGAAGAATACCCATCTTGTTTCTTAAAGCTTGAGTATTAAAAATTAACTAGAAACATTAAATAAAGGTGTTTACCTAATACTCAACACCTGATATAATATAAATATAAAACAAATTAAAAGAAAAGGATTGATAATCATGAAAAAAAGACAGAAAATGTTCCACAGTAATTTAGTTTGTTCAAAATGTGGTAATACTTTTACAGTACCAAGAAAAAGAGCTCAGAAAAGAGAAGAGGGACATATAAAGCATTTATACTGTATCAAATGTAAATGTACTACTGCTCACATTGAGGATAATAGAACAGAATCAGAAAAATATTGGGATAGAGTACAAGAAGAATTATCAAGATAAAAAAGTAAAAAATAACTTGACAAACTCAAAATAGTATGTTATATTATATATAAGCTCATAAAGAGCTATAATTTCATTTTGCATAATAAACATTCTTCTCCTTATTTTTATTTGTCGAAACTAGGTCTTTTATTACGTTTTTACCCTAGTATAAAAAAACTATAAAACGTAACACATTTTTTAATTGACAAATGAATGATAATATGTTATACTTTAAATGTAGTATAATTAAACATACATACATAATGGCTGATTTAAACAGGGTGGTACCTGTAAGGCGTAAGATTGTCGAACGAATTAAAACTTATCGGTATACGTCGGTAAGGTAATTCGTCAATAGTAATGTTTATTACAATCGGAATGCTTAGCAGTAATGTATTAGGTTTATAAAGTATAGTATCCGATGGGCTTAATTTTTGTAGGGGGTTTTGGTGGTATCCTTTACAAATACACCTTAACAAGTACATGCAGTTGGAGCATTGAAAAATGTTTGATAACATACGATACTAGTACGAGTAGCATAAACCTGCAAAATAATAATTGGTAAAAATATAAAGATGCCGTTAAAATTCTTCATACCATGTGAAAGTTACTAATTAATATGTTAGTATCACATTACACTATTAAACGGACTCAACCCTATGGTTGTACTGCTTTAGTAGGTTACGTGAGATGGACTTAGGTTAGCTACCTAATAGAGTCAAGCGTAGTGATTAACTTAACAATAGGTCTAGTATGTTACTTACCAGTGAGACGGTTTATGTATGTATGTTTAATTATACTATAGAAGGGTAGATACTAATATGGCATCTGCAAAACAAATTTATTATACTGAAAGTTTAATCGGTAGAGCAATTATTAATGAAAAATTCACAACTAAAAAAGATATTTGGGATAAATTAGATTTACTTCCACACACTAAGTTAGAAGACTTAGATAATAAACAAATGTCAGAAGTAATCAAAACACTTTCTCAAATTAACGAACAATAACTTAAAATTTAATAACTAAAACCATTCTTTTTGTTATATTATTATTAGCTTTACAATAACAGAAAGGATGGTATTTTTTTATGTCAAAAAAAGATAAAAAACCATTATTAATAGCAGGTAACAATATTACTGCAAAAGCAAAAAGTGCTACATTTTGGACAGGTTTTGTACCTGTTTTAGCTACGTTTATTGTTAGTGTATGTAGTTTACTAGGAATCAAAGGTGCAGAAGATATTGTAAACCAAGGCACTGCAATTGCAGGTGTAGTTATTAGTTTCTTGACTGGTTTAGGTGTTCTTGTAAGTCATGACACTAAAGGTATAGCGGATAGCCCTATTGTACAGGACTTTAACAAACCTAGAGATTATAATGACCCAGATAAAGCTTTAACATACAAGAGTGAAGCAATGAATAGTACCTCAGAGTTACCTCCTACAAAGATGCCGATGGCTCCTGAAGGAGTTAATAATGAAGACATAGATACAAGTCATGCAGAACCATTAGAACATGGTAAAGTAGAAAAAGACTTAGTGTCTGAATTAGATAAAGAAGATAACCCAAAAGAAGTAGGTGAACAGTAATGATAGAAATTTGGAAAGGTGTAAGTGTTAGATATGATTTACTACCTATTGGAACAAGACGCACAGGTCAAGCTATGGCGGTTAAAAAACCCGTTTTTATTGTAGCTCATGATACAGGGAATATTAATACTACAGCTCAAAATAATGTAGACTATTACAAAAATACATATAACATTGATTGGGCTTCCACTGCATCCGCACATATCTTTGTAGATGATAAAGAAGCTATTATATGTGTTCCTACTACAGAAAAAGCTTGGCATGTGTTGTATAACACTCCTATGGATGACCTATGGTACGGAATTAACGCTAATGATGGTGCTATTGGTGTAGAAATTTGTTACTTTAGTGATAAAGAACGTTCTAAAAAATCATTAGACAATGGAGCTCGTGTCTTAGCTTATTTAGCTGAATACTGGGGTGTTGATTACAAAACAAATATGCCAGGTCACCAAGACATCCAAAACGACAAACAAGACCCAGGTAACTTATTAGAAGCATGTGGATTAGGTAGAAACACTAGTAACTTAGATAAGGAAGTAGCTAAGTATTACAAGAAAGTTATTAAGTCAGTAGATGTAAAGAAATCAGGTAATGCTGAGCCTAGAGTAAAAACACAATCTACTAAAACTATGTGGAGCTGGAAAGGTACTTTTTATCCAGATAGAGCTATTAAAGTTAGAAAATCTCCAGGACTTAAAGGCACTATAGTAAATAGAGATTCATGGCTATACGATAAGGATGATTGGGTTGAATTTGACCAAGTTATTAAAGTAGACGGCTATTGGTGGATTCGATTTAAATATCCAAAACCAGGCTCTAGTAAAAATTATTTCTATTGTGCTGTATGTGAGATAACAGATAAACAAGAGCGTATTAAGAAAGAAAAATATTTTGGAAAAATAGATTGGAAATAAGGAGTGAAAACTTTTGAAAGCATCGATGACTAGAAGTGAATTTGTTCGATTTTTAAAAAGTCTAGAAGGCAAAGCAATAGACTTTGATGGTTGGTATGGTCAGCAATGTTACGACTTAGCTAACTATGGATTTAACAAGCTCTTCCCAGGTTATTCTTTAGGTGGAGCAAGTGCATGTAACATTCCATGGGATAATAAAGCTATGTTAAAAGATAAAGCTAGAGTAGTAGAAAATACACTATCCTACATTCCTAAACCAGGCACTATGGTTATCTTTAATAATTCATACGGGGGCGGTCATGGTCATGTCGCATGGGTACTAAGTGCAAACCAAAACCAAATTATAGTAATTGAAAATAATTGGTTAGGTGGAGGTTGGACTTGGGGAGATGCTCAAGGAGGCGGTGGCTGGGAGAAAGCTACCGTTAGAGCCCATGGTTACGACTTTCCTATGTGGTTTATAGAACCTAATTTCAAAGACGAGGTACAAACAACTTGGAATTGGGGAGGTAAATTTACTGCTGATAGAACGATTAAGGTAAGACGCACACCAGGTTTAAGGGGTTCAATAGTAGGTGCTGAATCATTTATTTATAGTGGTCAATATGTAAACTTTGACCAAGTTATTAAAGTAGACGGCTATTGGTGGATTAGATTTAAATATCCTACAAACCCGTCAGCTGGGAACTTCTATATGGCAGTATGTAAAATCACTGACAAGTGGGAACGTATGCTAAAAGAGAAGTATTGGGGTCGTATTAACTGGAAATAATGTACTAGGGAATTTTCCCTAGTATTTTTTTATTTTTAAGTTGACAATGTATTTATCATTATGCTACAATACATATATAAGTTTTAAAGGTGGTTATAATAAATGGAAAAATTAAAGAAATGGTTTAAACGTAATGTATTAAAAAGTGAGATTACGCAGTACAAAGTATATATTAAGCATACACGTTCAAATAAAAGTAATGTTTTCTATGTTAATATGAAAGCTAAAGGTAAAGTAGAGGCTAAAGAAAAAACGCTTGACGTTTTAAATAAGTATGCTTATAATAAAAATAACTATAGTATTTTAAAAATTGAAGAAAGATAGGTAGTGGTTTATTATGGAAGAGACTAAAGTATTAAATTTAAAAAAAGTAAGAGAAGAAAAAGGTCATACAGTTAGAAGTTTAGCACAAGAGATTGGAGTTCACTACTCACTTATTTCTTATTGGGAGAGTGGTAAAAGAAAACCTAAGAGTGCTAATCTTATGAAATTAGAAAAAGCTTTAAATACTAATAGTGTAGAATTATTTAAAGAGGTTGATGTTGATGAATAAATTTACAAAATCTATTATTAACTTTGTTGAGCGTCATGAGATTGAGGATATGATTAATATTTTTGAACTTCAAGATGTTAATAAAGCAATAGGAGACAAAGCATTTTATACTATTATAGATAATATCTTAACCTTAGATAATATAGAAGATAGAGCTATTATTTTAACTTCTTTAGATAAGTTATTAAACACTAATAGGAGTTCTTTAGTTGATTATGATTCTAAAAACCCTAATATTAGAATTTCATATAGTACTGAAGAAAAAGGTAATACAATGCAAAAAGTAGTAGAGCATTTAAGTAATAAATTAGATAATTGTTTATATCAATCTTACCCTAATATATCTAAATATAGTATTATTAGAAGTACGGCTGAGTTATTAGGAGACCTATCGTATATCGAGGATTATTATACTGGTGATGACTTAACAAACATTATTAAAGACACACATCTAGAATATATACACAACATCATTAATAGTAGTGAATTTGATAGTATCACATTATTAGAGCAGTTTGAACTTTTAGAAGAGTCATACAGACTTGAAGAAGTAAAAGAAAAATTAGAAGAGCTAGAACACTCAGAAAAGTACACTGAAATTGATTTAATTAAGTACCTTATTAAATTATAAAGGGGTTTTTTAAATGTTTAAGAAATTGTTCGTTATTTTAGTTGATGGTTTTGAAGTTAATGTTATTGCAGATGACTATATCGAAGCAGAAGAACATTGTTATAAGTTTTTTGATTTCTCTACTATAAAATTACAAGACTACAAAGAGATTTATACAAGTGAGATGTTCCCTTGCTTTGTAGAAGGGCATAAATATGCATAAGACTGCATTAATATATACAGATGGTAGCTCATCTTATAATAAAGGTCTTGTTGGAGCAGGGGCTATTATTTTAGATAAAAATGAGAACATTGTAAAAGAAATCAGTAAACCTATTGAAAATAGTAGTTTAATTAAGTATAATAATGTTGCAGGTGAAATACTAGCTTGTTGTTATGGTATTGAAGAGTCTATAAAACTAGGTTATAAGCAGGCTATTATTCATGTAGATTATATAGGACTTATTCAATGGTATGAAGGTTCGTAGAAAACTAAAAACAATTTAAGTAAAACATATATTAATATGCTAAGGGAATACTCAAAGTTTATAGATATAAATTTTATAAAAGTAAAGGCTCATGATAATAACAAATGGAATGAATATGTAGATGCATTAGCAAAAAAAGCAATTGGAATATAAGGAGAAATATTATGATGAAAAAATTATCAAAGAAGTTTCAAAAAGGTGGATTTTGGGAAAAGTTGTTTTTATTTACAGTAACAACATTACTTGTAGTGGCTACATGGTTTTTAGTAGATAGTGTGATGTTTTTCTTGCAAACAGTGCTAACATTCTGGGGATTAGTATTATTAGCACCTATTGTAGCTCTAGGTATTATTGCTTTTAGTATTTTAAAGTACCCAAGAGTAAAGGATATTAATGATTACTCGGAACCAGTTAGAAAGTACTTATAAGGAGACTAAAATAATGACAGAATTAAAAGTTAAGGTAGGAACAAATAAAGTTAAAACAAAAGATGTTAATAAAATTAGTGAGTACTTAAAGGATACCTACGAAAAACTAGATATGGAACAATCTATAGATTTTCAAAATAGAACACCGTATTTAATTAGTGATGACGGTACTTTTATTGCACAGTATTTAGAAAAAGCAAATGCTGTAGGTTTTTATAAGGAGTCTATTATACAAGGAAAAGTTAAACAACTTGTTCATGTAACACCTGCAGATATAGAACATACAACTTGGACTATTGAAGAAGATGATATCGTAGATGTGTATAATGATGAACTACCTGTTGGAGACATTATCATTTATTTTAGTAGAAGTATCAGTAGTGAATTGAGTGCTTATTTATTACCTCATGTATCTTTTAGAGAATATATAGATGGTTTAGGATTACAGACCCTTAGTTGTATACCTAAAATAGTTTACACAGGTATTTCAAAAGGTAGAAGAGAAAATATTAGTTTTGATGTCTTATGTACTGTGACAGGTGATTTAGAGTTTATTAATCGTGATGGTGGTTGGAATAATGACACCTTTACTACAGCGGAGAGAAAACTACAATAAAATACTATAAATTTGGGTTAACGCAAAGGAGGGCTAATTTTGAACAATTACTTATTTAAAGACTATAACCATTTGTTAGATAATACAAGATTTAAAATAAAAGTAAAAGGAAAAACATATCATGTTTATATTGCTACTTCCAATAAGTCAATAGGTGTACTAACAAGACGTAAAAGTTTTTGTGCTACGTACTTTGAGGATAAAGATTATTTTAGTAGATATACAATTAAGGAATTTATTGATTTTATTAAAACACTTATTATTGAAGAGATGTCTTTTGATATTGAAAACACTATGACAAATAAAAAAACAGAAAAACAAATTAAAAAAGAAATCATGAAAGATAATAAGTTAAAAGATGGAAATCTAGATGGTATAAACAGACATACCTCTAGCATGGATGTTCTTAAAAGTGACTTAAGAGTACTTGATAATTAAAATAAAGGAAAGGAATATTAAGAAGGAGACTTTTTATATAGTATAGGAGAGTATTTGTTTTGTCCTGCTATAGTATATAAAAGAAAAGGAAAAATGATGTATAAGCAATAACATATAAAATCACTCAAGGAGAATGAAATATGAGACAACTAATACTAATGAGAGGTGCTCCAGGCTCAGGTAAAACAACGTATATAAAAGAAAATGGATTAGAGGGATATTCTCTTAGCCCTGATGTCCTTAGAATACAATACAGCTCACCTGTATATGATATAGAAGGAAACCTTAGAATATCACAAGAAGAAGACAACAAGGTATGGGATTTATTATTTAGCATATTAGAAAAGCGTATGGAAAATGGAGAATTTACTGTAATAGATGCTACACATTCTACGGCTAAACTAATTAAAAAATATGAGAAGTTATCAAAAAAATACGGATATAGAGTATATGTGGTTAACATAGAAGCAGAGCTAGACACTCTTTTTGAACGTAATAATAATAGACAAGAACTAAAGAAAGTTCCTGTGGATGTTATTGAAAATATCTATGAGCGTTTAAAACATGAGAATATCCCAAGTTTTGCAAAAGAAGTAGATAAAAATGATTTGTTAAATACTATTAAGTGGGACAAAAATCTCATGAATACTGATTCATATGAGAAAATTCATGTAATTGGAGATGTCCATTCTTGTTTTACAGCCCTTCATTCTCTTTTCCCTACTGATTACATTATAGATAATCAAAATGAACTCTTCATATTTGTCGGAGATTATTTTGATAGAGGATTAGAATCGAAGCAAATGTTTGAGTATCTTGAGATTATTTATAAATTAAAAAACGTCATTCTATTAGAAGGAAATCATGAAAGACACCTTCGCAGATATACTCAGTTAGAAAAAGAAGACTATGATAATATTTGTTTAGCCTATAGTTGGGTAGATATTAGTGAAAAAGATTTTTATAAACAAGCTTTAAAAATATTTCATGCAAGAGGATTTATACCTACCTTGAAATCCTTCATAGAGAACGGAATAACTCAAAATAGAGTAAAGTCTATTCTTAGAAAGTTACAGCAGGTGGCTTACTTTAGTTTTAAAGGTCAAGACTACATTGTTAGTCATGGCGGAGTCCTTCCTGAAGTTCTTGATAATTTAAATAAGATTTCAACAAGTCAGCTTATTAATGGAATCGGGGGATATGATTTTAATGTTGATGACCAATGGGAACATTCTAATACAATACAAATACATGGACATAGGAATTTATATAGAGAGCCTTTAGATACTACTAAAAATTCAGTTAATTTAGAAGGTCGTGTAGAAAAAGGTGGTTGCTTAAGAGCTATAACGATAAATAAAAACAACAGTATTGAGAAGAATGAAGTAAAAAACACTATTTACGACCCTAAATTCCTTTTATCAAACAGACGGAACGATAGTATTGACAAAGACCTCACTCCTAATCAATACCTAGATATAGCCAGAAAAGAAAATAAAACCATCAAAACCAATCAACAATATAGAGATGTGTTCTCAGTTAACTTTACAAAAAGAGCTTTTTCTAAAAAGAAATGGAACCAATTAACAGTGAGTTCTAGAGGTCTTTATATTGATGAAGATAGAAACACAGTACTAGGAAGAGGATATAATAAGTTCTTTAATATCAATGAAGTAGAAGAAACCAAATTAGAGAATATGCCAGACACTATCCAATTCCCTTTAACTGGATATAAGAAAGAAAATGGATTTTTAGGACTAATGTTCTATGACCCGTTAGAAGGAATTATATATGCAAGTAAATCTAAAACCCATTTAAGTGGACATGGAAATAAATATGCACTACTATTTAAAGAGTTAGTAGAAAAAACTTTAACCAAAAGACAAATACAAATACTAGCAACATTCCTTGAAAACCATTATATTGCTGACGATAGTTTTACCCTAGTGTTCGAGGTAGTTGATATCGAAGAAGACCCTCATATCATAAAATATCGAAAAAGCGATATCTTCTTACTTGATATTATTTCAAATACGTTAAATATGAAAAAGAAAGATTATGATTATTTGAAATATGTTGCTGATGAAGTAGGATTACAACTAAAAGAAAAAGAGTTGGAGTTTGCTAGCTGGGAAGAATTTTATAAATGGTATAAGGATAATAATGGCTCTTATAATATATTGCATGAAGGGTATGTATTTGAAGATTTGAAAGGATTTATGTTTAAATATAAGTCTGACTATTACAAAGACTGGAAATATATGAGAGATATAGCTTACTCCTTATCACAAAGAAGAGATGTAAGACCTAAGCAATATATTTTAACAAGAAACCCTGAACTTAGAGATTTTTATTATTGGGCTAAAATGAAAGACTCAGAAGAACTGAATAAAGATATCATCACACTAAAAGATGAGTTTGAAAAAGAAAAGGAGAAGTAGAATGACAAATTTAATGAAAGAACTTCAGGTGTATCATGCATCGGATATGTTGATGCAAGGGTTAAAAGAATATAGAATCAAACAAAAAGAAGAGATGGAAAGTATTGTTGGTATTAAAGTTTTTGACCCTAGCTCACAATCATTTAACGATAAAAAGAATACAGACTCACATAAGTTGGCAGAACGAATTGTAGAAAACGACACGTGTGCTATTGAGGAATCTGATATTTATGTTATTGATTTGCCTATTAGCGGTAATGGAGGTTTAGGAACCATCACCGAGTTAGGTCAAATTTTTCAAATGAAAAGACAAGCACAAATTACTATTGACAGGCTAAACGACTTATATGATATTTATTACCTTGATGTAAATGGTGAATTAACAGATGTAGCAACAGTTTTAGATAAAGAGCTTGAAATTAACGAGAAAATACTAAATAAACCTGTTTTAATTTACTCTAGTGACATCAGATGGAACACAACAGATATGCATGATGATATGGATAGAGTTCCATATTCCTTTAACGCTTACGTATACGGAGTAGCTTTATCTTTAACAGACGGTAAAGGTGTTATTTCATGGGAAGAAGTTTTAGGGGAATTAGAAAAGTTAGGTGCATCTAATGTCTAATTTATCTCATATATTAAGCATCCTATATGCTATATTAGTTACTGTAGGATATATACCTGCTTTAGTAGGTTTGATAAAAGATAAGAATGTTAAAGGTGTAGATAGCTATTTTTGGTTTTATATTGTTGTTACAGTAAGTATTAGCTTAACAAGCTTATTTGTAACACATGCACCCCTATTTCAAATTATATCAGTAAGTATTAATTTATTACTAGGTATTATTTGTTTTATTATATACTTATTTAGAACAACAGAAGTTAGTCTTTTAGAAATGGTTATGTTTATAATTGTTATTTATATTGGCTATTCAGTAGCTAACTATAGTGTTGAATACGGACAAATAATGGCTACTATTAGTATTATCGTAGCTTATTTATCCCAAATAAATAAATTTTATAAAACTAAAAGTACAAATGGAACTAGCAAATATTTATTTCTTATTATAGGTATTGCATTAGCTTGTTTAATTATTAGTATGTTAATAACAAATACGACACCACATGTAATATATACAGAAGTAGCTAACTTTATTCTTATTATGATATGTTACCTACAGGCATCTTATTATGAATATAAAGGCGTAGATAACAATGAAAGACTTAATACAAAAAGGTAATAAATTTTATTATAAGGTTAGAAATGGTGATACCTTATGGACTATAAGTAAGAAATATGATGTGTCTATTAAACAACTACAAGAACTTAATGATATGACCTCGGTGTCTTTATCAGACAAAGATTGTATACTTGTTTATGTAGACTAGAAAGGACTTCTATATGGATTTAATAGATAATAAAGAAGTAACTAGTACCGATGAGATTATTTTTAAAAGTAAATCTAAAAATTTATATATTAGTGACATAGATATAATATCTAAAGTTACTATGTACACAGATGAGTTAGAGGAAGTTTTAGCAATGCCTAATACTATTAACTTTAAAAATTCTAAGAAGTACAAAGACTTAATGAGTAATCCCGATATTGTACCCGTAAGAAGAACTAAAAAAATTAAATATGAAATTTATCTAGAAGAACTGTAAAAAAGTTCTTCTTTTTTGTTGACTATTAAATTTAACTATGTTATCATACTTATATAATAATAAATGAGGTGATGACACATGTCAGTAGAATATAAAGAAACAGGATTAACGGAAGAAGAAATTCTTAAATTGTCTAAAGTAAATAGAAATAGTATATTTATAGGTGAAGAAAGAGTATATTTAAAAATAAATAATAAAAATATTGTAGATATTGGCTCTAAAGAATTATTAAGAGATATTAATAATACCTTTTGTTATTCTAGCGCTTTAAATTTACTTTTATTTATAGCATTATGTGGAAATAAAAAACTTACTACGTTTAAGGGAGACCCATATAAAAAAGTACAAGAGTTAAGTAAAACAGTTACAGATGTAAATACTGTATATAGTGAGTATATAGAAAGTGACGATAGGTCTGAATTTCCTTTATATAACAAAAGACACTATCGTAATAATATATACTGCCGTGCAAACTATGAAAATGAACTAAAACAGTTTGACAATACGCAAAATAAGA